TAGCCATTATTTTGCTATTTGAAATAGACTTATGGTGGCATAGTTTCTCTGGTCATGTACCCAAAGAACGATTGCAATCTTTCACTATGCCTTCATAAATCTACTTTTGATAACACTCACCGCTCCCCTACCACCCAGGAATGCGTCCATCGATTTGGGAATTGAACCCACTAGGGAACCGGTCAGTGTTATTGGTTCCTGAGTTTTTTAGCTTCTAAAAGAGCTATGGTTTCTTCGGAAGTAACCTTTTCATTGTTTCCTATTTGATCTTCACCTGCTGTATCGTTTATGACTTGGTTGTCACTCCCGATTGAGCTAGCTGTTATCTCACAAGACGGACCAGGAAATATCTCACCACAAGATAAAACGAACGCCTTATATAAAACTTCTTTGAAATCTTATATAGAGGTTCTGGCGCAGTAGATGGGTTACGATCCCACTACCTCTCCCGTGACAGGGGAGTGCTCTTCCGATTGAGCTACTACTGCATTTTTCTATGGTGCCGCCTCTGGGTAACGATCCCAGCGAGCCTAAACACTGGTTTTACAGACCAGCTCCCCTCCTTAGAGATATACGACGACATTTTTTGGTGACCCATGGGAGTATCGATCTCCCCTCTGCGAATTGAAAGTACGCTGACCTACCAATAGTCGAATGGGCCTTTGGTTGCGGACCTCAGAATCGAACTGAGCATAATGAAAGGGTATGAACCTTCCTCGACACCTTGTCTGGTACCCGCGATAGTTTGGTCAATAATCATCTAGGGTTATCTGCTGAAACGTATTCCAACAAAAGCTACCTATCAAAAAATTGACTTTCAATAAAGTTTATCTTATTATATCCTTTCGGTCTTGCGGGATCTACCATCACCAAGAGATAAACTTTGTTGAAAATCAACAATAAAATGTAAAATAACATATAACTCTTCTTGTTATGTACTATTATAACATAATATACCTTAGAGGAACATTAAAATTGCTACTTTTTTGAATTCTTTTTGAATTCTTTTTGTTTTGTTTTGAAGTTTTGAGGACTTCGTAGAGCCCTCTGTTTTGAGGGGACTAGGAAACGCTCGGTTTCTGGAGTTGACAATCATGTTCACTATAATCTAGATAGTCTGAGTGTTCTATATGTTCTAACATGATTGTCCTTTTTTGTTTTATTTATACTTTTGTTTTTTGTTTCTGTTTATGTACTATTATACTACTGGAACCTTAAAGTTTTCTAAAGTAAACCATCCGCTCTAAATTTATCAAACCCAGTTAGGGATTCGTATAGTTTCAATCTTTTTGGCAACAATACAAAATCTACTTCTCTGTCTGGCTTCAGTTTTAGACTTGATGACATATCAACATTTGATGTCATAGGCAACAAAAATAAAACACCAGTGGGTGATAACATTATAATGCTACTGGTATAATACCGATATTTTGCTTCTGGTGTTTGTTCTTCTTTTGGTAACTCTTCTTGTGGTCTTATTGGGTTGTTCTGTTTTATCTTATCTACATCAGTAAGATTTGATATAACAGTCAATACAGAAAATGGATGCACATCATCACCTAATTGTTTGATAGCTTTACTTGTGTAATTCCATCGCTTAGTAGAAGATTCCCAACCTGCTGTCTCTTCATCTGATGGTTGATATCCTGCATTTTTTAGAAGTTTGCCGTGGTTTGTTCTTATTACTAATTCATCTTCTGTGATTGAGGTATGTGCAACATCATAATCATCTTTAGTGAGTTTAGGATGGATGATATCCATTTGTTCAGCAAAGCTAAGTTCTTCCATGTCTTGGTTTTCTTGTTCTATTTTCAGAAGCTCTTCTAATCTTGCGTTATTTAGATAGATTTCTGTAATTTCAAAATTTGTACCATCTGAGATAAATGTGGTTCCAACGAATAAATTTCTAATTAGAACCTTCTGTGCAGCTTTGACAGAAGTTTGTGACATTGCTTCTTCTAGTGCTTCGTGTTGATTTTTAGTTCTGATCTCTGATTTTTTAGTAGAACCTGATCCGGTTGTTTCTACGTCTGTGTGGTTATCCAAGGCAGCAGAAACAATCATTATCTTCTTGTTGTTTACGCCTTCTTTCCACTTTGTTCCTTGATCTACAAGATACAAAGATTGGGTGGTGCCTTGAGTTTTTACTTCTAGTTGGTAATCAGGCGAATAATTTCTATCTCTTATCTTATACAAAAACCAAGACTTCTTCTTAGAATTTGGTAGTTGACATTTTTTACCTATGATTACGCACATAATGGACCTTTTTATGTTATTTATACTTTACACCTACTACCATCTTTTCCGTGCCACCTATACATATTCCTTGAAGCACCAGACTTACCACAAGTAGGACAAGTAAACATCTCACAAGCCTTTCTGGTTTTAGCAGAGTTACTCATTAGTTTTTTGGTAGATGTAGTGTGTGATTTTCCTATCATACCAACATTATTTCTACTCATTTTGGATCTACTTTTTTGTGAATGTTTCTTACCATACATTCCATTATTTTCACCAGAATATGCCATCTTATTTTTTTCTTTTTGTTCTTGAGTTCGTTTCTTTCCCACATTGCCATGAGTGTTATGTCGTAACCTAAAAAACTTCATGATTATTCTGCCTTTTATCATAAGTATACGTCGAGATAATTCTTTTTGGTGTAAATTTTTAGTTTGCTCCACCTCAATAATTTTAGGAAATTTCAATCCTGTCAAGTCGAACCCATATGGTGTTTGGGTCTGGCGATTTATAAAATTATGGTTACTTGATACTGAAAATTTGGTGTGTAAGTATGATTCCATAATCATTTTATCTGCTGGGTTGTCAAATACTTTTATTATTTTTACAACCCAATCACCTCTATTATTTTGAAAATCATTTCGGAACCAGTCATCACTGCTACTGGTAAAATAAGTAATTCCAACACTATTTCCATAGTCATTGTCTGTCTTGGAACCATAATAGTATAAACCAAGACGTTTATGCGTCACTCTATAAACAACATGGCTCCTACCATCTACTTCAAAATTTAGCTTTTGGGACCTTCTATCTAATAAAACGTCACTCTTGTATTTTATATAAGACATACTAAAATGGAATTTCTTCTTCTGGTAAGCCTACAAATTTAGTATCTGAGATACAGTAGTCTTGATAATCACACCAATTACATAAGGGTGTTTCATTTTTCTGGTAATTGTAGTCTTTTTCTATTGGATCGATTGTATCCCATAGACCCTTTTTATACTTTTCAATATCTTTTCGTTCTACCATTTTTGTGTTGAGTTTATTATGGTCTACGTATGCGTACACCAACATAATTTTATCAAATGGCATTTTACTGAAAAGACCAATAGCGTACCATAACAACTGAGACCAATCTTGCTGGTCTTTTGATTTGTATTTACCCGTTTTATAATCAGTTAGAAGAAGTGTATTGCTTTTTTCGTCTAGAAAACCAACATCTATATATCCCCGTAAGAATGCTTTTGTGTTGTATTCTTGGACTTCCATGTTTAGGTCAAGACCAATAGCCAATTCAGTGAAAAGTGTCTTACGTTTGAATAACACCTGACCAGCTTTTGATTCTTTGAAATTTTTAGCTATAACGAAACAATCTTTTATTTGCTCTTTAGATAAAAACCCACCTTCTATAATTTTCTTGAATTCATGGTGTGCTTTTATTTTCTTGAGATCAAAGTCCAACTCTAAAATCATATGAATCAACTTCCCCCTATCAAGAGCATAAGCTGATGTTTTGATTCTAGGAATTTTCTGGACGTATGTGTAATTGAACTTTCTAGGACATTGTTTCCAAGTTCCTATCTTAGTAAAGCTGTACGGAGTATGTCTCAACGCCGTCGCTCTTAGACTCATTGACTAAATACCGTAACGTCAGTCATAAGACGGTCATCTGCTTTGATTTCTGCTTTCATTTGTTCAACAATTTCAGCTGTCTCTGCATCTTCTTTTAGTTCAGCTATCATAGTTTTTTGAGCTTTGAGTGTAGCGGCAACATCAACACCATCTTCTTTGTACTGTTCTTTCAGTTCTTTTTGACGTTCTTGTATTGCGCGTTTTTCCATTTCAATGTCGTTATGTTCTTTTAGGAACTTTTTAGCTTCTGCACTGTATTCGTATTTAGACACCACTTCATTTACTACCATGTTTTCTTGAAGTTTTTTCAGTGATTTGATTTTATCTTTTAGTTCACCGTTTTCTACTTCTAGTTCAGCAATCGCATCTTCTAGTGCTGTAGGGTTTACTGCTAGGGCTTGTTCTTGTTCAGCTATTTCTTCCGTTGATGGTTCTGGTTCAAATACTGGCTCAAAATCTACTGGTTCTGGTGTTGTAGTCGTAACGTCTTGAGGTTCGCTTATAACAGCTTCTACCTCTTGGTGTGTACCTAGTGTCGTCTCGGGTGTTTCTACTGTCTCAGGTACCGTTACTGTAGTTTCTGCTGCTTTTGGCTCTGGTGTCTCTAGGTCTTGCAAAAGTGCATCAAATTCATCATATTCTATCATTTTATTATCCTTTATTACTCTCAGTAATTTTGTTATTTTTTTCTCATTATCTCTCACTTGTAATTCAAGTTTGTCTAATCTTGCTATAAGGTTATTACCCTTTCCCATTATATTTTACTCCTTTTGGTCTACCAGATGTTGGTGAGTGTTTATGTGGTGTTTGAAGACCCCACCGTTTTATTCTGGTATAAACAGGCCCATTTGAAATGCCTAACTCCTTTGTGATTTGAAAAGCACTTTTGGATAATAATTCCGTCTGTAACCAATCTCTTTCTATTTTTAAAGAATTGTGCGTCTCATGTTTGTGCCAATGTGTATGAACTTCCGATAAATCAAATAGTTCCATTCTACGCCTAATAGCGTTAGTAGGAATGTTCAGTTTGACGCTAATTTCAGTAACCGACATAGCTGTCAAGTAATAAGATAACACAGCTTTTGATATCATATGTTTTGTGTTCATAAACGATTGGTGGTTTACAACATCACTTCTGATGGTTGCATAAACTCTGCTATTTATTTGAGACATACTCCGCCCTGACATCATAAACACGGCCAACGACATTTTATTATGTCCATTCATATTTTTTAGAAATTTCCATAATAATAAATGCGCAAAAAAATGTTCTCTAAGTGTAAGCGTGACCAAATTCCGAGTGGTGTTTGGTCCTCCCAAAGATGTAGGCCAAATATGGTGATCTTCGGTTGGTGAGGGAGGTTTTTTACGAGCCCTAGCCTTCTTCATCAAATTTTTGTATATATTAGCGTAATCCATTAGAGCTCCGTTTCAAGTTGTCCTTTGATGTACTCAAGATTTTCTTTGTACTCTTCTGGATCTTTGAAATCAAGATAAATAAAATCACTTGTTATTCTGTCTACGTTATTGTAAAAAGAAACACTTGTGTTCAAGTTCAGTATAATTCTATTTTTTCTTGGATCAGTTGAAATAAAACCAATACAATCTGGATTTGCTATTCTAGAAACCCGCCCGTCGATAAGAGGAGCAATCCAATTATAACTATTGATAAGGTTATCTAGGGTATCAACATAAGCATCATATACCTTTTTATCTTCAGTAATGAAGTAGGTGTAATCTGGGATGTGTTTTTGGAAGTTATTTCGCAATGAGACGAAGTAGTTGAAATTGAATATGATTTTATATTCAAGATCTCCGTCTCTGTTTGTGTAGTGCTCAAATGCTATATTTGACACATTCTTCAGGTTGACAATTTTTTTGTTTCCAAATTTGTCTTCTGGACCGGTTATGAACTGGCTTATTTTCATGTTTTTCCTTCTATTCTTTTCTGTATTTATACTCACTATTCTCTCGTGTACCTTTGTACTTGTTATTATACTAGATTGTTCTTAAATAATTCTTAGATCTTGTATGCCCATGCTGGGTTTTCCATCTCTTTGGCAGTAACTTTAGTATTTTGATGTGAGCGCATATAAGCAATTATTTCTTTTGTTTCGCCTTTGATTATACCCTTTTCACCATCGTAAATAAGATCAAACTTATCTAAGTCATCAAAATCGTTTGCTTTTAGCGTTTTCTTTATTTTATACGCGTTTGGTTTACTCTCGAATAGGTCTTTGAAATTTGTCATGTTGTTCCTTTTTAGTTATTTATACTAGTGCTAGTGTGATTTCATTCTGAGTCTAGTCTCAGCCAGGATGCCCGTATAAAGATTTTCCAAGATGATTTGTTTGATTTCCTCTATGGGCTTTCCTGCTACTAATAAATCATTGAAATCTTTGAAGTCATCTAGGTAATCGGGCCATACAAATACCTGAAAATCTTTGTAATCAATTGATTTTCTTATACCGGTTTCGTCATTATCAAATGCTATTATGGTACCTTTGGGCAAATAAACCAAGATCTCGTTTGGAATATCTGCACTGATTGCCGCTCCCGGTTCATCAAAACCAGTAGACAATGCATCCAAGATACCTTCACAAATAATTTCTGGATTTGATGTAGGATCAAGTGCCCAGAACTTCAAGGTATCTGGTAACAAAAATGTACTAAATTGTTTATCTTTTATGCTTCTGCTGTACCAACCTTTGAAAACTGATTGTTTATTATAAATAGGTATAATCAAAAAATTCTCAACAAATAACGATTTGCCATTGAAATTGAAAAACTTATCAGTGCTGTAAAGCCAATCGTCTTTGGGGGTAATTTTTCTTTTTGTGAGATACTCCATGCACTCCTGGTTGTCTTTAGCTAGATGGAATTTATCCAAAAGAATTTGCGGTACTGTAGGTTCATTTGTTCTTGGTGCTTTGGGTACTTGAACTTCGGGTACTTCGGGTACTTCTTTTTGTACCTTCTTGACTAATTCGTTCAGGCTAAAGTTAGATTTTATGTCTTCTACTTTCCCTTTGAATGCTTCTCTTTTGTACCCATCAATGTCTTGGGAAGCCAAATGGTACAGAAATGATAACACAGAGGTCGGCTCTTCTACTTGACAACCACTGTTGAAACATTTTACATAGTCATAATCGCCTTGTGCAACATGAACTAGGTGTAATCTATTTTTTTGGTCTCCACAAAGAGGACAACAACAAGAAATCTCATATTTGGAGTCTTTCTTGATTTTACCTACATTTCTGCGAAAGTATTTTTCGTTTATTGGTAACATTATAGACCTAAGTTTTTATCTGAGTCTGATAGTTTGATATTGTGGTATCCGTGAATGGTTTTGTTCAGAGCGGATGGACGCCTAAGTTTTTTCATTGCTTGAATTTCAATCGTTTTCACTTCCCCTACACTTATCCCAAGAACAACAGCAATTTCTTCGTATGACATACCATCTTCAATATCTAAATTGTCAACAGATTTTTTTTGTTGTGATCTTTTGTAAGGACCTCTTTTGGTTCCTTTTTGTACTCCGATTACGCCTTTTTCTCTTTTCATGTTATTCCTTATAAAAATAATTCTGGATGTGTTTGTTGTGATACCACAATAGCTGTCTTATCGTCTAGGTCATGTTGGTTTATGAACCAACTCCTTTTTGAGTCATTGATATCTGTGTACGCTAGATGATTCTCTTTGTGGTGCCTCACCTTGCCTACTCTCCGTTCTCCCTTGAATAAATGGAGGATATATTCACCTTTTTTGATGTCTTGGATTCTCATAGAAAATACTCTGGATGTGTTTTTTGGGATAGTTCAGTAGAAGAAATAATCACTGAGCCTTTATCGATATCTGTTTGTGTTATGAAATACGAATGTCCAGGTTTTTCATTGGTTCCAAGTTCTTCGTTGTAGAATGCTATGGCACCTTCTACTCTTGACACCTTACCTATTCTAGTTTCTCGGTAATACGCATGGAGGATGTATTCACCTTTTTTGATGTCTTGTATTCTCATAAGTACCTTTCTGGGTGTGTTTCTTGGGTAATAAGTTCACCTTGTTGCATTGCTATCCACTGGTGTATTTTGCCATTCACGTAAACATTCCAGCTATCTCCATTTGGATTCACTGGGTGTTGTTCATTTAGCTTGTACATGGTGCCGGTTTCCAGCACGGGGTGTTGTCCTACAAGCAAGATAAATCTTTCCATTATAGGAAATACTCTGGAAACTGCCCTTGTAATGTTTTTACAAGTCTATTTTCAAGGTGGATTCTACCTAATACAGAGTTTTTAGGACGACCATTTAGTTTTAGACCATCTTTTGTGTAATTATATTCACCCGTTAGGTAACTTCTAATACTCAAATTGATATATCTAGCTAAACTAATGTTCTGGTCAAGTAAAATATCTGTGTAATTCACAACCTCAGTAACACCTTTATTTTGGTCTTTTCCATTACCAAATACGAAAATTGCTTTTGTGATTGCTTTTGCTATTTCTGGTGTTGCTACTGTGTTTACCATGTGATCTTTGAACGTTCTAGCTACTACTACCGCATCTAAGATGTCTTGTTTTGCTTCAGCAAACTCATCTTGGAACGATTTAGCTTTAGCTCCAATATGAACTAAACGGTCAACACCAAGTGGAATAGCAATTCCATCTGAAACCATATCTACTCTAAGAGCCATTGTACGGTCAAATGAATTGTAAATTCTAATTTTATCACCAGTGTCATTTTCGAGATTTATAAAGTGTGCTGTTGATGTACCTTTAATTCTAGTTCCATCAATAAATTGAAACTCAGGTTCTAAAAGTTTTATAAGCTCAGATGTAAAAATTGGAACATATTTATCAGATACTTTAGCGTCTACATGCTCAAGTAATGTAATACCTTCTTTTGTAAGTTTTGTCATTGTCATGTGTTCTCCTTTTGTTATGTACTATTATAACATAAAAGAACTTACACGAACATTAAACCAATTTATTCACCTAATTCTTCAGCCATTTGGTCTTTGAGTTCTTGGATTTGTTCTAAACGAAACGCTACTGTGCTGTACATTCTATGAATAAGATATTCTGTATCTAGTTTGTGTCTTCTAGGGTCTCTGAAATCAAGCATCATTTTTTCTGTTGATTTAGCAGAATAAAAAACACCCAAAAGAGTCTCAACCTTTAGTAGCGTTTCGTCTTTGGTGTCGTCGAAGCTAAATGTTTTGAGAACCGGTCTAGCTTCATCTACCTTTTCTTGGATTTGGTTTATTTTAGTTTTTAGTTTAGAATCTTTTACATCTTCTCGGAATATATCTCCAAGATTTTGCATATTCTCTTCTGTTGTTGTGATGTCTCTAGCTGGTCTTGCGTCCCTACCTTGGTAATCATGCATTTTCATTTTATTTCCTATAATAATGGTATTTGTGTATTCAATTCAAACAATTGGTTCTCAGTAAAGAATTTTTGTAACTCTGGTATGTTCTTTTTATTGGAACTAACGTCATATGCTATGTTGATTTTGTCACTTAGATCATCTGGTACAAACATTGGAAGACAAAGTTTCTTGTTTCTCTCATAATTCATACGGTGAATAGGATGTTCTTTGAGAATATCTTCTAGTGTTTTCTTGCCCTTTTTGAAACTTGCGTATCCAAATCTTGGGTGCTTGTACGCTTTTTTTGTCCAGTCATATTTGAGGTTGAACATAGCTTCTATTTGGTGATGTTTGTCGTAAAGCTCAAGCTCGCGACCCTTGAATTTAGGGTAATCAATAAGGAAGTCATCACTGAACTTAGTCCATGATTTTATATGTAAAAACCCATCTCCTGGATCTCCAGCTATGCAGTGCTCAGCTATTTTGTCTTCTCTTTCTTCTGGTGTTTTTTGAACCCATAGTCCGGGTTTACGTTGAGTTTTTCTAGTTCTGAATACTTCTACATTTGAATAGTTCAAAGCATGTTCCCAGTCACGGTCAATCGTATGTAAAATGACATGATCGCCTTGCTCGGAGAATCGTTTACTTAGAACAAAAGCAATATCATCTGCTTCTGTTGTTTCCACAGAAACACATCTAAAACTAGAGTTATCGATAAGCTGTTCATTGATTTTGTTGAAAGAAGTAAAACCGGCGTTCCAATCAATTTCTGATTTGTCGCGGCCTTCTTTTCTTCCATATTTGTATCGGTCATAATAGTTTTTACGCCAATAACCGCCCTTAGAGTTATCAAACGCTAGTATCACTTCATCTACTTTGAATTGAGTCTTCAGCATAGCTATCTCAGTAATTACTTTATATATCAAAACACTTTCGTTGAATTCAATAATACCATCTTCATTTTTCTTTGCGCCTTCTCTTTTTGCTTCACCAACAGATGAAATAAGATTTGCGTAAAGTATAGGACTCATGTCCACTATCAGTTTTTTCATGTTCTTTCCTTTTACTATTATAACGATTTATTCTTTATCTTTTCTTACAAACGGCCGAAGCCGTTTTCTAAAGGTCGAATTCGTCTAGTAAGTCGTCTAGTTCATCAACTTCTGATGTTGCTGGAGCTGCTGTTGGAGCTGGAGTTTCAACTACTGGAGCTACTACTGCCTCAACTACTGGAGCGGCTACTGGTGCTGCTGCTTCAACAACTGGAGCTGCTGGTGATGCTTCAACAACTGGAGCTACTGGTGCTGTTGGAGCTTCTTCATTTGTGTACCAAGCTAGTTTTTGTTTTAGTTCATCATATGATAAGAAAAACTCAGGTTTCAAGAAGTCATTTAGTTTATGACCGTTTTCTTTGATATCTTTGTTGTACTCTGCTTCTGAAGCATAAATACCAGATGTTTTTTCGTCAAACTTAGAGTCTTCGTATGAAATAAATCCATTTGATGCTCTTTTTACTTTCATAAGAAAGCTATTTCCATCTAGTGGGTTGAATATTTGTTTAGGTTCTGCGCCAAGTGCTACTTCATCTGGTGATGGTTGTGCTGCGTTTGTAACTTTTTCGAAGATAGTTTGAGACATATCAAGTAAGAAAATCTTACCTTCATTTTCTGGGTTAGCTGGATCTTTTACTACTTTCACGTTACTAACATATCTGATACTTCTACCAAATCTTTTAGATTCTTCTTTATTACCTTTGTTCCATTCTTCTGCCCATCTCTCGTTGAAAGGATCTGGTAGTCCAATAGTTTGTGGAGACCATTCAGTACAGAAACGTTTTTGGTAACCTTTGTTCGCTGAAATTTTTGTGAGTTTTACGAACATAACACCTTCTGGATCTGGCATAAAGCGTAGTAAAGCGCCACCTTGATCTGCGTCATTTCTTGCTAATTTGTAAAATCTCTCGTCTACAGCATATTTTTTCTTGCCGTCTGATAGTGCGTCTTCTTGTAGGTTCTTTGCTAGGTTGTTCCAATCGAAATTCATTTTGTTCCTTTGTGCATCTTGTGCTTTTGTAATATTTTTAAAATTTTGTAAATTTGTGCTTGTGTAAATCTTGTTTATATCTTGTGCTTTTGTCAATTATCTCATTTATTTCCTTTGTGTTAGATTAGGGTGACCCTAATCTTTTTGTAAACTCAATACAAATGTCAGTAACGCATTGTCCAAGACAACTCTATAAGCGTCTCTTTCTTCGTTGTACTTGACTCTTAGGGTATAATCCATATCTGGAAGCACCATAAGTGATTCAAGTGGTAAACTAATACTGAACTCTTTTGTATTTATATCATCTGTAAGTTTGATGCTAAAAGCGTTGTTTGATTTACTGAAACTATTTTTAGTTCCAAGCTTCATCTCAGCTCCATTGGTATTATCTATCCATAAAGTATCAAAGTTTTTGAATACACCTTGAGCTTTTTTGACTTGCTTCAAGTGATCTTCTGTGATTTGGCACTCAAATACTGAGTCTGCTGCGACTGTAGAAGATATCAATTTTGGGTTTATTTGAACATTATCTAAACTGTCTGGTGTTGAAGTTAGAAATTGTAATGTTGAGTTGCCATCTTTAGCTGTAATTACTTTAGTTTCTGGGTTGAATGTTACTTCTGGGTCCTCTAAAAGCTCAAGTGCTGAAACGAAGTTAGTCATATCAAATATTCCAAACTCTTCTGGGATATCATCCACTAAGCCAAGGTTTGCTTTGAATAAAATTGACTTGAATTCGTTGCACCCATAGGTATCATTTGCTAGTATCATTTGGTTATTTACTGTCTTTAGTTGTTTGAGTAAATTCCTTGTATCTGCGTTTATCATTTTCTGTCCTTGTGTTTTGTTATGTAGTATTATACAACATTGGTCTTAAACTTTTCTTAGATGCCAATTGCTAGATATTGAATTCTTTTTCGTGTACTTCAAACCCTTGGAATTCATAATATCCAAGTCTAGCCCAAAAATGCTTCAAGGCATGATTCTCTGTTTTTCTATTATCTGAGAAGTTATCAACAAGGTCCCATATCACCGCTTTTGATTTGGCGTCATGTAATCTCAGAACTCGACCAATTGATTGAATAATTTGGGTATAAGACTTCCCAGCGGATAAGAAAATTAGATGTTTCAGGGCTTTGATATTTATACCCGTAGATAATATTTTAGATTGTCCAATGAGAATAATGTTTTCTGTACCGTTGACAGTTTTTAGATATTCCAAGATCATTTTTCTAGTCTTGGCTGGTGTACCTCCAGACATAAAGAAAACCCCCAGTGATTTCTGCAACTCAAAGTCCGCCATCCGTTTGTTATTGAGTTCAAGTCCAGTGATACTAGTCCAGGTATCTTTACCATGTTGGGTGTGTTGGTAAAGCATAATCTTTAGTCCCTTGAGTTTCTGTGTAAAGTTTGCTATCCATTTCTGTCTGGGTTTTGATTCTTTGATAAATTTTACTTCATCTTGGTACTTCATTATTTTTTGTTTTTGGTTTAGGAACATTGCCACTACAGAAAGATCTGTAGCTAGTCCAAGGTCAATGAGTCCTTTAGCAGTAATATATGTTTTTGGATAACCAAAGTTCTGTTCTAGGAGTAAAGCATCCATTTGGTTGATGGGTGGTGTGCCGGTGAGACCAAGCTTCACCGAAAACGAATTGCTTAGAATTTTTAGCAAGACGTCAGCCTTACTTAGATGCACCTCATCATTCAGAACCACATCAAAACCACTAAGATCCGCTTTATGTGCAGATTGCCATGTGGAAATCACTAGGGGTTCTTTGATATTTTTATCGTTGAATTCTCCACCTATTTGTTGAATCTCATTCATGAAAGACCCAGGAGCGTTGTAATCCTGAAAGTCGTCTTTTAATTGGTTGACAAGATCAACAGTAGGGACCAAACAAAGGACCTTCAGTCCTTGACTTCGGTAAAATCTACTTAGAGCGTAAATCACCATAGACTTACCAGCACCAACAGAAGCGACTCCAAGTTGGTTCAATGATGAACCCATCCCTAAGATCATTTTTATTTGATGAGGGTAAGGTTTAAATGGTAATTCAGGTATCAATTTATGTAGGTAAGTTTTGATTTGTGTGTAATCTATGTCTTCAGGAAACTTTTCATTGGTAAATTTTTCTACTCTTCCTTTGAACCCAAGTTTGACTTTGAATACCCATCCACCATCGACGGTATGAATTTTGTAGAAATTCTTTTTACCGTTCCACTGACCCATTCTATATCTGGTATTCATTTTATAGCCATCAGCAAAAGCCGAGAATTCTTCTTGGAACTCTTTAGCCTTTTCTTTATTATCAATGAAAACTTCGATAGTTTTATTTTGTATTCGTTGTTGCATGGTGTTCCTAGTAGTTGGTAGTATCACAAAGGTGATGTTTTGAAACAATAGTATCTTTTTGATTGAATAACCAAGCATCCACTTCTTGGGTTGTGCATTTATTTTGTTTGGCAATGTTATCACACGCTAAAATAGTAGCTGATCTAATAGCTAATTCTTCTTTTGAGCCTTCTTGTAAAAAAACATCACTTTCTATTTTATATAATAAACTAGGTTCATATGTAATTACGCCCAGCTGGTGTAAAACCTTTGGTATTTGGTAATCTGCTGGAACGACAAAATCTAGTAACTCACCTTGTAACTCAGCACTAAATTGAAGAGCAAACGCACCCTTTTTGAAGAATGGATCTTTTTGAAAACTTGGTAAAGTTTCAATCATTCTTATGGACGCATCTACATTTGTGTTGTAATGTTGGTAAACCTCAAGATCTAAACTAAAGACCTCATTTATACTTTCTATTCTTTTGTCGAGGTGTTTTACCCCTGATTTCATAAGTGCATCAATAATACCAGGTTTCATATCGTTATATGATTCGTAACTCATTTTGCTGTCCATTTCCTTTTGAACCAGTTCTTTTATGACTTGACTATTTACATTGTTCAGTCTATGGAGTGATGTCTGGTACCAAAAATTATACTGTAAAGATGCACAAATCAATGCCGTTACGTGATCTTTTTGTGATGGTTTAAAGGTGGGTTTTTTGGATACTAGGAAATCGGGGATGACCCCGATAGTTACAATCTCTGGATCGTAATATTCTCTAGCAGTCTGTAGTATCTGCTCTTTCTTCATTTTCTTTTCTTTCCTTGATTCTAAGTTGAATTCTTTCTTCGTCTGACATATCACTGAACGCTTTCATGTTAGTGTTACGCATAGACTCAGACTCTTTTTTGAGTTTTTTGGATTTAGCTAATGCTTCTTTACGACCTGCTGTAACTTCTCCTGCATCTCTTGTAGGTTTTTTCTCAATCTTTGGGCTGTAATCTTTAAATGGGTTTCTATTTGGTTTTGCCATGTATTTTTTCCTTTATTAGTATGAAGTCTGTCTAGTTACCTAGTTCTTCTTGTTATGTACTATTATAACATAATATACCTTACACGAACATTAAAGCCCTAGAGATTTTCGCTTTTTTTGAATTTCTTCGTATTCTTCTATACGTTTTCTAGTAAATCTTGAGTAATCATTATTAGCTTTAGCTATAGGAATCTCTCTTTGAAGTTCCAAGGCGTACTCTGATTCTAGTGGGTTAGTTTCATAACCTGGCTCAATGATATCATTTAGCAAGAAACTTGTGTATCTTTTATAACACGTCAAGCATTTTCCACATTTAGATTCTTTGCTGTCATAACACGAAGTAGTCTCAAATAGGTCTTCTTTTTTGATGTTATTTGCTAATGCCCACCCAATTGTCTCTGCTTTAGTCATGTGTAGAAAAGGACTGGTGATGTTTGTTTGGTCTTGGAAGTTCTCATTTGTGAAGCTCAACAAAGAACTGGTGTCTCTAAAAAACTTAGGTGATTTGTCATGTTCTTTGCCGTTTTGCTCACCATCTAGAACACCAAGCCAGACTGTTGAATTGAACATTGAACCAATAGTAGCCAACATTACATTTCTAGAAGGTATAATTTGATTAGATAACCTAGAAGATAAAAGTGGGATAAGCTCTTGCATGTTTATCACATTTAGCTCTGGCTTCAAAGAAGAAGGAAGTTTAGATATAGCTTCCTTTTCTTTTTCTGCATTTGATTGTCCCATATCAACATAAATAGCGGTTGGATTGTAACCACCTTTTAGTGCGTATTGGTAAGCTATAACTGAATCAAGCCCACCCGAAAAAAGCAAGCTTAGGTTGGTTTCGTTTTCTTTCATTTATTTTCCTTTTTTTTTTGCAATTATCAAAATGCCATCTGTTCATGTTGGGTTTATACCCTTCTAGCGAACAATATGGACATTTTATTTTTGGTTTCTTGACACCCTTGTTTGGGCCTTCTCTAACCCAATCTGGGTTTGCGTCTTTTGGTAGACAAGTAACCATTTCACCGTTAGGTTTTTTGTAAAAACGATGACCCAAAGTGTTGCCCTCTTCAACCCAACCAGGTTTCGCCTCACTTGGCTTTCTGAGAAATCGTTCGCCGTCTGTAGTTTTATACCATTTAGATCCGGTAGTTACGTTCCCTTCTCTAACCCAATCTGGGTTTGCGTCTTTTGGTAGACACAACCGATAACACCCATCTGGAGTTTTATATGTCAATTTCCCTTTATGGGGGCTTTCTTGAACCCAACTAGGATCTGCCGATTCTAAAGTCGCCCGCACATAGTCACCAGATGGTGTTTTGAAGAAGGATGTTCCAGTGTTATTTTGGTACCAATCATCGTATCCATTTGACATATTCCAAAATAATGGGTTATTTCTTGCGTCAAAAGCTAGTAGAAGTTTGTGTTCGATCATAAATGCCAGTTCTCTACTTTTGCATTTTTGAATAATGGCTATTTTATATTGGTTGGGTTGTTTGTTCATTTCACATTCAACAATCGCCTTCCATTTTTTGGAGCTTGTTGAACTTTTATATCCATTATAGAACGTGTCCAAATAAACAGACCCAATATAATAAGCTGGGTGTTTATCTCCAGAATATGTAATCAAATAAATACAAGAATCATATTGATTCTCATATATTTTGTGCACTAGTTTTCACCAAACCCATCGTATTGTTTGATCGCAAACGCAAATAATTCAGGGGCACCTTTACGGAACTCTCTTTCTTCTACAACCACGTTATATCCAAATCTTTGTAGAGTAGTTTCAAGGTAACCTTTTGTTACTACTGAGAAGTGTGTCGTACTTGATGTAATCGCGTATCCAAACTCTGAGTTACCTTCTGGAACAGCAATAAACAAAGCATCGCCTTTGTCTTGTAACTTCGATGTTTGTTCCATCAAAGCGTAGATGTTTGCTGCATGTTCTAGGCTGTGATTGATATAAACAGCATTTTGTCTACCAAGGACACTTGTTCCCATTTCATACCAGTCCATTTTTACAAGCTCAGAATCATAATCTTCTTCATCTAGATAAATATCAATCCCTCTAACTTTTCTGTACTCTGGATTTAGCTCTTTGAACAATTCCATGTCTACTTTATCACCTGCACCTACATCTAGAAAAGTTTCAAATTTATCTGATCCAGGTACATTAGTCAAAAACTCAGTAAATTCTTTTACTGAGCGTGCTCTGTACTCATTGATCTTCACCGCTACTTCTGGAGTCTCATAATCATGTCTAAAGATGCACGGTAATCCGAACATCACTTTCTCATATCTTTTTGCCATTTTTATTCCTTTTTGTGTTTTGTTACTTTATTATAACAGTTTATTCTTTATTTTTTCTTAGTCTGGATCTCGGTGTGTATTCGTCTAGGTGTTTCCGACAAAAACCTAGGAAGTGTTGGTAACAGTATGGATAACCTTGTGATTGTACTGCTTCAAACCCATCAACCACATATATTTGATAAAATCGATTATGAGCATCAAATGGGTCCTCAGATAATTTTGAATATCGACCAAATCGCCAACCTGGAAGTAGCTCAGAACTTTTTGGGAGCATTTTTGTCTGTTGAGTACTGGGATTATGAATCCATCTAGAACCTTTTGCTATATTGTTGAGGCGGACTTTAGCTAACTCATAAAGTCCAGCGTTGATGTAACGCTCCCCATTTTGGTTTTGATTTATTCTTGTCATCATTCCAAAAGCATACGCTAGTCTGTATTCTTCTTCTGAACCCTTTGGGTACATTTTTGATAGAAGGTAATGACAAAGGAAGTGTTCCCTTGCGGTAAGACGAACTATATTGCTAGGTTCATTTGAACCACCAACGGACTTAGGGATAATATGGTGGTTTTCACCATATCCATTGAACGGGCTTGCTATACGATTATCAATAATAGCTTTGTATATTCTTGCGTAATTCATTTATTATGGCCTTTGTCATTCTTTGTTTATGTACTATTATAACATAGTAGTCTTTATTTTTTCTTAGTCATACGTCATCTGTTTTCCTTAGTGTTTTATTGAATTCGCCTTTGTGCATTTTTATAAATGCCAAAAACCCCAAGACACCACCGATTGCTATCATTGTTGCGCCTATGTAGTCTCCAGCTAAAATAGCTAAAGTAACCCAAATAAAATCAGCTACTGTATAGAACATAACCGACTTGAATATATCACCTTTGAAGACGAACCAAGCGCCTGTCATTAGCAAAATACCACCAATCATTGCTGGTGTCATTTTTTGTCCTTGAATTCTTTTTCTATAATATCTCTAATCACTTCCCATTCATCTTTACTCATGAGATGGGGAAGCTTTGCCTCTACAATTTTTCCTTTTGGTTCGCCCGTTTGGTAATATACGTTTTTTATAAATTTCATGTTATTTCCTTTATTTTATATCCTTTGAACTCAGGGTTCAAGTAGAAGTTCCAGTTGTAAATCATATACAAGCTGAAAATAGTATTATAAACTACAAATACACCAATAGCTACCGGTATTCCAAAGTGACCTAATAACATCGAAACGCTAAGTCCAATAAGACCAGCAGTTGCCCACATTGAGTTTCTAGTTATTTGAAATTTTTTCATTGATTTAGGGTAATGATCTGCTATGTATTCATTTAGAACAATAGCATAAGCAGAAAAAATAGTAGCTTCTAATATCCCCACGAAACTTTCCAAGAGCACCATACCTAATGGGCTCCAGAAGTACAACGCAGCTGCTAGAACCAGAACGACATGAACTCCTATCCCTAGCTTGTAAAGAGTATCTAATCTAAATTTACTAAAGTAAGCATTGGTATAAATTGCCAATGTGGTAATAATACCTAAGAATGCAATTATTTGTACCGTCAATAGAGTTCCTTTTAGGGCTACTAAAACCGGTGCCAATAACGATAATCCAATTCCAACAGCAAATGCATTTTGAAGTCTAAATCTGGTTATTGGGTCGAAGTCTTTGAGTGTGTAAAATCTAAACAATCAATACCCCAGCTAATAAAACACCCATTACGAGAAAGAGTATCACAAAATCTAGGGGTTTCATTTTTGTACACATTGGTATTCTATTCTGTGGTTTTTTGTGATTTTACCGTTTAGTGTTTTCTTATCTATCAAAAAATTGGTGCTCATAAATCCAGAAACAGTATCCAACTTTATGCTTTTTCGAGCTTCTGGTGCGTATTTGAATCTAATAACACCATATTTTATTGTTGGTTCATCTGTTGGATCGTCTTGTGGTGGTGTCATATATCTTTCCACATCAGTTATCTCTTGGGTGGGTGTGTAATATCTAATAACTTCCAGCAAAGGAAAGTCAAGAGTCAATTGAACTTGATAATTAGAATCTGTGATGGGCCAACCTTGTACAACTTTGTTATTGACAAGATCTCCCGCACCAATCTCCACGCAGGTATAAACTGTTTGAGCTTGTAGTGTAATTGATGCTAGCAATACTAGTGCTAATGTTGTTTTTTTCATATTTTATCCTTTTAGTGTTTCTCACATTGGTATTCGTCTTTGGTTATGTCGATTCTATCCCCAAGTAATGTTTTTTTTGTCCACAAATTATTGATAGACATAAACCCAGTGATGGTATTCAACTTAATCACTTCTACGTGGTTTGTCATAGGTTCGTTCACGCCCATAATAATATTGGGTTCCTCATAAGGGTTATTTTCTGGTACCTCAGTATTGACCTCATATGAAATCGTTTGGTTGGAAATGCGATATCTAATAGCACGCACGTGGGGCAATTCGATGGTTAGTTGAACTTGGAATTTTACATCCTCGGAGTTTGGTGGAAAATTATATACGAGTTCTTCTCCCTCGAACCTATAACTATGTCCAACCACGCAGGTATAAACTGTTTGAGCTTGTAGTGTAATTGATGCTAGCAATACTAGTGCTAATGTTGTTTTTTTCATATTTTATCCTTTTACTATTATAACATAATCAACCTTACACGAAGGTTAAATTAGGTCCATAAATTCTAAATCAAAGTTGGCATTTTTATCATCAATGTAATAAGATGCTTTGAGTTTATCCATCTTTAGAGTATCGTATTGAATACCTAATTCTTGGAGTTCTTTGATTGTTACGTTACGCATAATCTCAGGTCTTGCTGTGTGTAGAATAATACTTGTGTTTTTCTTATAGAATAACCGATTGACCCTTTCTGGATGTTCTAGTGCGCATCCATCAATATCAATGGCAATAACAAGCATCTTGTTATGTCCTTCTTGTACAGTTTCTGCAGGTTCCAAAGGACGGTTTTTCACGTCCTCAGCCATGGCATCTTCTCTTCTCATACGCTTTCCCAAGGAAACGATATCCACAAACCATTGCTTCGGTTCAACGATATCACTTCAAAAGCATAATTATCGTGTAAATGACTCATATGGTTATTATTATATAATGTATAAATCTTGAGTTTATTATTTGGGTAAAGTTCTCGTAATAAATGAACTGATTTAGCTATCGTTAGCCCTTTATCAAATATATCATCTACTAGCACTAATGTATTCTCAGCAGAAATACCTGCATTTTTTATAATCTTAGCTTCAGTTACCTCACCATGATAACTTTGAAAGTCAATGATACTCAATGGAATATCAAGTATATTGCTCAGGTGTGTACCCATTGGAAGACCACCTCTGTAAAGAGTCACCAGGTGAGGTTTATCTTGAGTTTCTATTTGTTGTTTGAGGTTATAAATATCATCGTTGTATTCTTGCCAGGTGACGTGTTGCATATCTGTATCCATATTACGCCTCTACTCTACAGTGACTTTTTGGTGTTTCCCAATATTCTACTGCTTGTACCTTTACTCCAGGGAGATCTTTCATTTTTTCTTGTGCTACGCTAAGTAACCAAGCTGATAAGTTTTCTGATGTAGGGACAAAATCAACTAAAATAATACCTTCGTATTTCTCAAGAATTGCTTTGCTTTTCGGAGAATCTACTGACGGGCCACCATATCCATCTTGTAAAGTTTTTATCCCTTGTGTTATTTGTGTCATATCTGGAACCCAAAAACCCTCTGGCATTTTGTGTAGGAGACTAAAATCAAGGTGCGCTTCATGATTTAGCAACCAACCTAATTCTTCTGATACAAGTGGGTCTTTGATATCCAGAATCATTTTATGGTCTAGGGTATCATCAAGGAAGTTTTTGAACCACCCGAGGTGTTTGAAATCCGTTACCATTCCGGTGTCTTTGAGGTTTGTTGAACCTGGTTCTTCTTCAAGAAATACTTTGATTAGTCCCTCATGTCCATGTAGATGTCTACAAGCTAAACAAGCATCACCTGATTCTGTAAAATTTGTATCTAATCTTTGGTTATGAACTCTGTGGCCATAACAGAAGCTGAAGCTTTTATCAATTATTGTTTTCATTTTATTCCTTTTGTTTTGTTATTATAACATTATATTCTTAAAGTCACCTAAGGCCTACCAAATTTCTTCTAGTTCTGGTGTTTCCCAAAAACTGTAATCATACGTCAATGCGTCACCTTGTACCAGGTTTCTTTCTTGATGGAACTCTATGTCTTCTATCGACACCCCGTTCGCAAGATGAATGTCCAAGAGACGTGATTTGGTAGTGTCAATATTATCTTGCATTAGGTCAACGCCATAAATATTTTCTGGGTGGATACCTCGCTTGGCTATTTCAACAAGAAAGTTTCCCGAGCCACAAGTAGGGTCAAGAAACGTTCTTTGGGGTTTATTTTCCCAATCATAATCTAGTTCATTTAGCATCTTGTTGACAAGTTCAGGAGGTGTGAATACCTCACCGGTTTCTTTGACCCTCGAGTCTCGGTCTTTAGAGTAATGCATGTCCGTCATGTTTGTCCTTATTTGTTTTTTAGAGACTCTATAGTATTTGCTGTAGGTTTATACTTTTCAATTAGAGCTTCTTCAATCGAAGATGAAGGATTAATAGCTAAGCCTTTATACGAAGTATTTTTTGGAATATGTACATACACATCACAATTATGAAGATATTTTCTGAAATCTGTGTATTTTTTCGTTGTGTTTGCTTTGTTGTTTGTGGATTTGTGATGGGCGTCTAATCTACTTTTGACACCCCTTTCTGATAGAGATTTTCCAATATATCTAATAGTAGCCTTTGAAGTTTCGATAAAAGTATAAACTCCTTTTTTCTGAACAAGGTTTGCTTGTCCAATATCGAGTTCCAAACAAATACGTTCTGATTTACCAGACCCTTTATTTCTTGATGTTTTCTTTTTATAAGAACCTACCTTGACAAATTCTAGTCCACCTAGTGTTACCGTATCTGTAATAATTACTTCTTCTTTTTTTCCAAATTTCATATTCTATCCTTTTTTGTATGTCCATTTGCTAAGATCAAATGCGTTATGTTCTTCGTTGAAGTTGATGTTACCAACCCATCCATCGTTTTTTAATTCTCGGTCAATGACGAAACCTCTAGCTCCAGGCGAACCTTGTGCCCACGGCTTATAAACTTTTTCTTTGCAGACCATAGATTTATTTAGGTCATGTAGGTCCAAGGTTTTGATAAGTTTTACCTTTCCTATTTTTTTATTGAAATAACCAGTATGCACAACAAGGTAATAGTCTGCTTGAGTGACAGAAAGCCCACTTGGGGTTCCATCAAATCTTGAGGTTTCAATAAAAATTGTATTGGAGTTTGTGAATTTTACTTCTATCTTAAGGCCCATAGCTTGGACGTCATAACCTGGTGAGTTACCCTTAGTGACATGATCAATAGTTCCAAAAACCATTTCGGTTATTTTTCTCTCAGCTTTTTCGGTGAGGTCAAATCCTTCTTGGCCCCAGACGTTTAGCTTTTTGGTGTTTACTAACATTATGTTCCTTTTATGTATTATTATAACATAATATACCTTACACGAAGATTAAAGCTGTGCTCTAACCTTTGCTTTTTTGTACTTCCCGCCGTAGTATTCTGAGGTAAACGCGCCATCTTTTGATTTTGCCCCTCTTAGAGATTCACAAGTATGAACCACGTTATAAAGCTTGACGTAAACAGAATCAGTTTCTGCTACTTCTGCTATCTCTTGATAAATTTTCTGGCTGAGTTCTTCTTGCAACCATCCACGTTGTGAAATCCAATCAGTAAGTCTTTGTAGTTTAGATATACCCAACACAAAATCAGCTGGGATATATGAAATGACAGCATAAGCATCTTCTCTGAATGTAGTAGAAAACGGTGCCATGTGATGTGAACAAACGGCAGTTAGATCTACCCTTTTGGTGATTGGAATATGAGTATCATGTGTATTTGGAAACTTAGCTAATCTTGGCTTTTTAGACCATCTACCTGAAAGTAATTCGCGGTCGTCATGTAATCCAGCACCTGTCCACATTTTGATGATTCTACCTGGTGTTCCAATGTTACCAAAAGATTCATCTTCTGTGACGTTATCATCTGTTAGGTCTATTTTCATAATTTCAAAAACTTCTTTGAGTTTTTCTTGGGCTATAGTGCGCATAATAAAATGAGCTTCTTCACTGATGCCGCCTACTTCTTCTACGTTTTGGTTGATCTTGAATGCTGGGCATTTGAGATATTCGTCATAGTATTCTTCGAAGTCTTTAGGGTTGTAACCCTCTTTGACATATTTCATTTGAGCTTGTGCTCTGTCCGTAAATTTTTTACCACTCATCTAATTCTACCTTTGTTATTTTTTCTGTTTTTTGAACATCTAAGACTAGCCCTTGTAATAAAACAAGTATTTTGCTTCTGGTGTCTTTTGGGAACATCTCGTCTTTTCCTGCTGTAAGTGACTCTAATTCACGTCCAAGAAGTTGTCCTTGGTATAAATCCGTTTGATACTTGGTGCCTTTGTACTCTAATATCCCGTCAATGACGTCGTTCTGAGACTCTATAGGGAGTATTGTCGTATAAGGATGCCCACTTCCAGCTAAATTCTCTGATTGGATATACTGATTATGTGATCTTAGTGCCATAAGTTTCTCTGCTGGCTTGTATAATTTTTGAGGTAAACTTCGCTTTAGAGATCTTAGTATTTTTACCTGCTCTGCATGGTTACCTGCTCTATATTTATCTGAACGGTCTTTGATAGATTCTATAAAATCTAAGAAACTATGCATCATTGTCATCGCCCAAAAGAACCTCGACATTCTAGAACGCTTACTGTATTCATAATCACACTCATCTGACTTGCCCATTAGATCAACAAAATCAACTTTTTTTCTTAGTCCATTATCCGCATATTCTGTGTAATGATTTCTAAAGTCATCAACATCAGTTGGGATAAGACTGTACTCATTTTTGTGCTTATCAAAATACGGTTTAGCATATTTCCATTGAGCTTCACACATTTTTAGACTCTCAGGATTGATTCCTCTGCTTGGACTAATGCTTTCCATAGATTCTGTTTCTGGGTGGTAAAGTAAAAAGTTTCCAAAAACTGGTCCTCTTGTCTGTGTAGTGGAGTCACACGTAATTGTAGTTCCAGGTAGGAAATATTCATCTGAGACACATAAAGCACCAAGTAATCTACTGACACTACCAGCACCCAAGATGTGAACTTTCTTTCTCCAGCTTAGTGGTAAAAAGTCTAATTCGTTTTGGAATCTAAGTGTAAAGTCAATAACATTTCTTAGTCCACCAGCTCCGGTGTTTCCAAGTGCTAACCCACCTATATATTTCTCATAATCAGGTTCTTTTTTGATTTCTTGGAACATAAACCAAGACCACTCTCTTGCTGTTTTAAAATTCCTTGACTGTATAATAAATAAGATTTTTGCTTTTGAAGTTGGATCTTTTTTGAATACTTTGATTTGCTCTACAATATTTTTACCTGATTCTATAGCTTTTGTTTTGAACCACTCATCAATAAAGAATCTTGTGTCCATTTGTCTTAGACCTTCACCCTCTTGTGTTGAACCAACTGGTATTTCATCAAATGACATTGCGTAATCGCAGTTATCCATTTGAGTATGAAATATCTCTTTTTTGATTTCTGGAGTAATTTCTGCACCTATTGACATAACCTGGAGTCCACCTGAATCAGCATATTGTTTTATGCCCAAAGGACGACAAATAGCATTGAACTCTGGTGCGTCTGATTTCTCTGAGAACGCATTGTATAGAACACCAATATCAATATCTTTGTGTTGATTAGCCAACCCAAGTAGCATATCTTCTGCTAGTTTTGGGTAATATTTGTGAACAGTAAGAAAAGACCCAGCCGATTGGAATGCACTAGGGATATATCTTAGAGTCATGTTCTTTGTCATACGCCAGCCTCGTTATCAAATAAAGTAATGTGAACTCTATGAGCATAGTTGAAACCTAACTCTGTACATTTCTGTAATGTGAACATTTGATTATATGCCATTGTTTCTCTTGTATCGCCTAAAGGCATAAGCCAAATTTGAACATAAGCCGGAATATCTTCTAGAATTTCTTTGATTTCTTTGAAATCTACGTCCCATGTATCTTTAGCTATAACAAATTTCAAATAAGAAGAAGGAGCATTTTCTGCTATTTTTGTGAGTGTTTCAATATTGATTCTTTTGTGTTTAGCTTCCCCTGAATTACTGAGCTTCACTGATTGCGAAAACTGAATCTTCTTTTGGTACTCTCTTGTAAATTCAATATCCATTGCTGCGTTTGTTTCAATAGTGACATGGTGTCCTCTACTGATGAAATAAGCTAAGGTTCTTTGATATACCTCATCATTCCAGTGTATCATTGGCTCACCACCGGTAAAGACGATATCAGCTTTTGTCATACTAAAATCACCATAATCTGGGACCTCTTTGAGTATATCTTTCACTAAATCTTTATAATCTACATAAGAAGACCAATCTTTTTTGAAACCAGGGTTGACTGAGTAATACGAATCACACCCAAATTTCCTTTCGCCCGTTTTGGGGTCTTTATATTCTACACCGAAGCCTTCGCACGTGAAGTTACACAATCCACTTCTTACAAAGATACTAGGGTATCCGGTTCTCTCACCTTCGCCCTGAATCGAGCCAAATATTTCCATTATGTTTACCATTTTGTTCCTTTATGTATTATTATACTATTTTATTCTTAAATGTTTCTTGACTACAGAAATAGTTCAGGGAACTTCTCCTGACCTTCTTCTAGAGTGTATTCTTTCTTTACCATGTACGCCGGAAGGAATGTGCCATTCTTTCTATAAATGAAATGTCTCCTATTGACAATTTCAGGGAAATCATGTCTGTACTCATCCCACCCATATCTCTTCATTTCGTCATTACTAATAAAAGTTACAACGATTTCAGTGGTTTTGGGTTGGTTTGTTTTGTGCAGTGCCATCTATAACTCTTCGATACTTTTTCTCATAATTTGAACCGTTTTGAGTTTAGCTAAAAGCGGAGTCAAGTCTAGGCTGTGTTCAGTTGGGTTTTCTATTTCTTTCCAACCCTCAGCCGATAACCCAAGAATGTGCTTAGTCAACGCATCTTCCAGAAGTTCAAGTCTTTCCATTGGTGGTGTTATGATCCAGGTGAAACTTGTATCTTGTAGATAATCGGCATCTACTAAAACATTATTCGCGATGTCATAAAATAACGCACCAAAGTCATGTACTTCTACTATTTGGTATGTACCTCTTGGTAAGTTCACTTCATCCATTTCGTCTATATCATATCTTTGGTCTTCTGGAACCAGGATTATTTCTCCGATATGTTTCCATAAGTCTGTTGTTTTTATTTTCATTTGGTTTCCTTATTATATAAATGAATATATTTGTTTTGTAAGTTATTTATCATTTCTGTTTTTGAGACTTTATACAAATCAAAAGTTTCGGTAATGATATGGTAACTCAGCTTCCCCTCCGAGAAAATTCTAAAGGTAAATTGTAAATCGTTTTTATTGTATTGGTAAGTTTTGTTTATTTGTATCATAATATGTACTCCGGGTATTTTTTTATATCGATTGATCTATAATAGTGTGTATCAAGATTCTCATAGAAACCTCTAGCTCCAATTTTACTGTAGCTTTTTTTACCTTGTAGAACTCTTAGGTCTTTTGTTCTTATTCCAGTTGTGGATGATACCATCACTTCTGCGATTATTTCTTGGTTTCCATCATTCCACATTATGGATAACACATCACCTTCCTTTATCGTCGGTAAGCCATCTTGTAGTGATTTCATGTCTGTCACGTCTATCATGCTCATAACCAGTACTCCGGGAATCTGTCTTTGTTTTCTTGTAGTTCTTTTTTATACGATGAGGTGGTTCTTGCATCATTGGTGTATTCTTTTGAAGCTTCCATTTTTTGGAAGTGTTCACCTAAACTGGTGCTCCACTTATTTTTGGTACTGAATAACTTATAACCCCAATCAGTAAGCTCACAAGCAAACTGAACAGTATAAAGCGTTTTCTTTCGGTTACCGTTTTTTGATACAACAAGAGTAACAACAGAACCATAACCATTTTCAGGTAAGCCGCGTATATCTTCTATGGTGAATTTAGCATAAGTAGGTGACTTCCGTCTGTATGCGAAAAGTTCAGTATCGAAAAGATGCTGTTGGTTTTCTGGTGCTTCGTGTTTTTTCATAGGTGGTACTCCGGGTAATCTTTTTTAGGTAGGATTTCAAACTTGATATTTACGTCATCCGTTGAGAAGACAAATCTATCGGTAGGTCTTCGTTCGGTTATTTGGTGTAATGTTCGACAACTAATTGCAGTGCCAGAGGCTCTAATGACGATACCAACACCCTCAAAAGTTGGGCTTGATAGTTTGATAATATCGTGTTTTTTCATAGGTAATACTCCGGGTATTTAGATTTTGGGAGCTTTTTCTTTACTGCCCATTCGTAATACTGCTTTTGCTCATTGGTAATATCAACAATACCATACCAGTCGTCCAAAAGGGTATTGTCTAAGCAAAAGTAGGTAGATAATTTATGTAACTTTTCTGAATCATGGGAGTCTTTATTTAGTTCTTTTTTATATGCTTTATACTGTTTTTCTGATCCCCAATAATCTCCGTCTTCGTCTTCGTATGCATTTTTCTCGAACCATTCCTTTGGCTGTATTAGGACAAATTTCATAGGAAATACTCCGGATGGGTTTCTTTTGATACTTCTTTTACAATTTCAAATGCGTTATTGGTATCATAATAAATATCATATTCATCCATTGGTGTATCACCCTTTAGAATTATTATGTCTTTGCAAGTAATATAAACGTCATGTTTTTCAATGGGTGCAAAAATCCAAAGATCTTTTCTGTTATCTTTCCATTTAGCTAGATAACATTTACCAATTTGATAGTCTCTTGGGCTCAATGATTCTGGAATCATAGTGTTACCTCTGGGTGGTGTTCTTTTAGGTATCTAAGAACACCCACTTGAGGTTTATCAGCTGGAACAATTATACACTCATCTAGTTTTTGTATAAAATAAAGGTTTTCAGCTGAATTATATCGTACATTCAACCCTAAAATTTCTGATAACCTAAGTGCTGTATTGACTTTTGCGTGTATCATAACATAACCTCTGGGTATTTTTCTTGTAATTTTTCTAGCTTTGTGTTGATATCTTTAGGTATTTTGGTATCGAAGTATTTCTTATCTTCTATTTGTTTTTTGTAAAAGTACTCTTTGATATGAGCCAATAAGACTACCTTTTGAATAAATGCTTCTTCTTTACTGTTGAACAACCAAGTAGTCCGAACGATATTATCTGTGATGTTTTCAACTGGGTGTTGAATCTCTTTGAATTCTGTTGTCAAAAGAGGGTTGAATTCAATATCTAAAGTCGACATTGGTTTTGAAAAACCGTCAAGGTCAAACTTTTCTGCTCCTATAACTGAATTTTCTTGCACAGCAAAAACCACCAAGTCCCGGTAGTAAACTTGACTACCTGCGAACCTCGGTGGGTTTATACCCCACTTCATTACTGTGTTACTTTAGAAGTAATTTTACGAATCAACCATTTGTTAGGCTGTCCTTTTATGAATCCACCGTAGTAAAACTCAGTTTCTTCTTTGTCCCCATCTTTCCAACCTTTTAGGATTGCTGCTGCAGTCTCAAGGTTTATAGAAGCCAAGTAAACAATCATTGTCTCGTTTGTGAAACCTTCTTTGTTTTCTTTGATATTAGCGATAATTTTCTGTGCTAACTCTTGTGCTGAGATAACCTCGATACCTTTAGTCAACTTAGAAAGTTTTTTAGCCGCTTTCTCTTGGTCTTTCTCAGTTGCGATAGACGCTTTACCGATATTCTCAAGTACATCTTCAGGTTTTACAATATCAATGTAGTTGTTGAAAAAGTGATTGAAACTTGAACCTACTGTTTTACCAACTTTTGATACGATAAGTGTTCTCATGAACCCTTTATCTGTACATTTTTGCATACCGTCTGAGAGTTTCTTCCACGCTCTTGGGCTTGAACCCTTTTCACCATCTGACTCATCAACAAAGTGTAAGTTTTCTGGGTATTCTGCTAAGAAGTCAGTTACTACTGCTTCAACACCAACTTCTCTGGCATACTTCAACCAGTCTTTGATATCTGCTGTGATATCTGGGTAAGTTTGGAATCTATCTTCAAGTGCTGCATCAAAGTCAGCTGTATCATAAGTATCACTTGGGTTATCGGCAACGACACATAATGTCTGGATACCATCTAACTCTGGAAGTGCATGTTCTGAAACTTTTTTCTCAAGTACAATTTGAAGAGACGCTTGTCTAATTTCCATACTCGAACGACCAAGTTCATCCATAAATACTACACAGTGCTTACCAGCTTTGTTTGCTTGGTCCATACGAACTAACCATTCAGGCTTTGCGAACACAGTAACTTTTCCAAATTCTGTTTCAGTAATATCAGGCATACCAATAAGATCTGATGTCTCAAGAATTGGAAGTTGTAATACCTCAAGGTGATAACCTTTTTCTTTTGCCCACGCTTTCACGTATTCAGTTTTACCAATACCATGTGGTCCAATCATGTGTACGTTATCATTTGCTGCTTGTGCTATATCCATAGCTACTTTGATTTTTGAAATTTTCATTTTTATCCTTTATTAGTATGAAGTCTGTCTAGTAACTCTTACTAGTTCTTCTTGTTATGTACTATTATAACATAAAGTACCTTACACGAACATTAAACCTAGCCTTTTATTGAAATTCTTTTTATAATAATAATTCAGGGTATGTTCTTTTTACCCTACCTAGATTTGCTAGATAATATTTTTTGCTTGATAGTTTTGCTCCAAGTGCCACAACCAGATCATTCCCTTTAGCAGTATGACATTCCTCTTGGGCCCAGTAATCAAACAAGAAAATAGAAACACTAGATAAACTTAGCATATCATGTGATCGCTCCATAATTCTTTGGAGATGCATATAACCAGCTTTTCCCATTTGGGTTTCTTTATCTATTTTCTTGCTGATTTGATTTCTTGTTTTGAGAACCTCTTTGATCATTTCTAATAATACATTATCCAGGTGGTATTTTGTTTGATCTTTTGGGTTGTATTCTGTTGGACCCATATTGTATCTTTCTTTATTGGTGCTCTTTATTAGACCAAGTAACTGAGGATACTGGTCAAAATCCAGTTGGAGTTTCTTCTCGTTTTGGTATTTCAACATTCTTTCTAAGAAGTGATAATTCCATTTTACTTTTTTATTTGGAGTGACAACATGAAGTCTAGTGTTTGCTTGTTTTGTGTAAATTTTGTTCCATGGTGCATAAGTCCAGTATTTGCTATTATCCAAGTCAAAGTCTTCTATTAGCTCATCATAGCTAGAAACATCCCTAAATGGTTTTATGAGTTGAACACTTTGGCGCATTTGGCCTATCTCTTGTACAGTAAAAGAAGCAGCTAATATGGTATCATAATCTAAAACACCAAGCTTAGAAAGAACTTTATGAACTTCATTGTAGCTTTCTTGCGTTAGAACAAAAACATCAATATCATTATATTCAGAAGCAAGGTTTCCGTATAATCGTTGAACTTTAGATAAGCAGTATCCACCTGCTACGATACAATCTAATGAGTCTAAGTTCCTAAAAATTTTCATTGAAACCGAATCAGGTCTTAGGTCATGCTCTCTGTAGTGTTCTGGTTTCATAGTAATTCCTCTGGGTATTGTCTTGTTACAACTTTTGCTATTTGGCTAAAATATACACGCTTTTGCCAATGGTTTGTTTTGATAAGAACCCATCCACCCCATACCGAAGCAACTTTAGCTTTGGATAATTGAATAAAATCAGCTCTATAAAGGATAATGTCTCCAGGTTTGATTCTTCTGTATTCTTCTGGTTCCATAAACTTAGCGTATCTTTCATATCTTAGTTTTTTCTTTTTCATTTTTGTCCTTATAGGTAAAACTCTGGGTAATCTTCTTTTTTGCCTATTATAACCATCGTATGGTCACCTGCCTTTAGAGTTTCTTGGAATTGTTCTGTGTTGATTGTTCCGTTTTGACCTCGACTCCAAGGGGTTGTTGAATCGTCATTGACTACCACAAAAGCAATTCCATCTTTGGATATTTTTGTTATCTCGGCGATCATTTTATTTTCTAAAAGCAAAACACCAACATAAAGTTGGGATATGCTTGTTATGGTCTGACTATTTGCTCTTATGATGTCAGTTTGGATGGGTGGATTCATAGTGTCTCCTCTGGGTATCTTGCCGCAAAGATCTCGTATAGGTCATTGACGTTTTCGTATTGAATGTAACCAATATGATTACCATCTGGGTATTCACCTTTTGATGTAGCCTTTTTTCTAAAAAAATTAGCTACTGTTCCTTTGGTGTTCAGGTTTGAATAAACATCAATACCAATAATAGAAAACTTTAGCAAAATAGGTGCTGGTATTTTGCTGTGATTTGATGTAGCGATAAATTCTTCTGTCATAAACTTGTCTCCGGGTATTTTATTGGGTCAGGTGGTCTAAGTTCAGATCCACCTACTCTAAATTCTCTTTTGTCTGAGATTATTCTAATAAGATATTCATCGGTTTCGAAATAATCTATATCAATAACTTCACATAACTCATTTTTGAATTCTAGTATCCATCCAATATTAGCAATCATAATTGGTACTCCGGGAATTCTTCCAGGTTGATTGTGCCAACAATACCATAATCAAACCCAAGGTTTGGGTTTCGGTAATTTTCCATCTTATTTTCACCGTAACTACTAAAAATCACAATCTTTCCATCTATCAATAGGTCTACCGAATAAGAAAATACATTTACAACGGTAGCAATCTTGTTATTCTTTAGTAGATATACTTCATCTGGTTTGAACATTCTCATAACACCAACTCCGGGTAATCATCTAAGTTGAGAACTTCAAGAATAGCAGACGCAGGTATTACACTGGTGTCTTGAAACTCCAGGAATCTAACTGCATACGCATAAACGGGATTTGCTCCGTTGGCGGTATGAACCTCATAAACTTTAGCTATGCCATTTAGTGTTTTGATGTAGTCTCCTTTTTTTGGTTTTTGTCTCATAAGTAATACTCCGGGTAATTGTCTTCTGGATATATTTTTGTGATCTCAATGAATAAATTGCTTGATTCATTTTTCCATGTACCATCATCTTTTAGTATAAACCCAGAACCTGAATTGATATCTTTGACCCGTAATGGGTGATTCTCACCATTGTCAATATTGAACTCAACTATCTCAGCCGTTATAGAGTGATTCAATTCGTCGTTGTCGTAAACTTCTACTTGAACTACTAAATTGATATCATCTTTTGTAAATTTTTCTGGTCTTTCTTTTCTCATAAGTAATACTCCGGATATTTTTCTTTTGGGTAGATTTTTGTGATTTCAAATTCACCCCATCTTCCATTTATGTTGAACGATAACCAATCTTCACCATTTACTGACAAGTTCATTGGTAACTCGCTATCATCAAAGCCTTCAATTATTGGATAGTATGTTTCATGCTGGAGATTATCATAGACCTTTACCAATGTACCAATATCATCTTTTGTGAATCTCATAAGTAATACTCCGGGTAATTTTCTATTGGTCCAATATATGTTGCTTGGGCCTCCATGTTTCTTGATAACGACCAGTTATTGTAATATTCTTCATTTAGCTTACCGGCTACTTGTTTCAGTGTTTTTAGTCTTTTTCTGTTTGATATCAAACGACACTCAACAATATGCTCGAAGTGTTCAACAGTTCCGTCCCACTCTATCTTCCAAAGTCCAGGTTTTAGCTGACTATTTAGCGCATTTTCAATCATAAGTAATACTCCGGGTATTCTTCTTGTTTTAGGTGTTCTACTAAATTATGGTTATGGGGATAAGCTTCTTGGGTACTGCTGGGAGAGTTTATCTGAGCACTTGCACATCCCATAATGCTCCAGGTAATGAATACATCATTGATGGTACCACTAAACGGCCATAAAGAGTCCCCTGGTTTGTCCGATTTGGTGACCTTTACCATATTGCCACCAATCGTTTTGTATACCTGGTTATCTTGGATTCTCATTACGCATCACTAATGTTATAAATTTTGTGGTTTTTTAGACCATCCCATTCAACATCGGCGCCACTTGTGTTCAACCATAGTGTTGGTTTTTTGAGACCTTTCCAGTTCTCATCTGTTGATACATCTTCAATGTACATATCTGAGATCATTACTAGCACATCATACTTTATCTTTTCATCTTTCAAGAATTTAGCCATTGCGCCCATGTAAGTACCACCACAACCACGTCTTTTGAAGTTTTTCTTTTTAGGGTCATACTCTTCTAGACCTTTTATGGTAGTGTCAATTTGAACCAATTTCAAGTTACTGTTTGAAATTTTACATACTTCGTTGATCTCAACTAAAGCTTCTGCAATTTCTTCGTTGCTCATTGAACCACTGGTATCAAGACCAACAACTACTTCTGGAGTATCATACGCTGTTTTTGAACCTTTGACTCCAAGGGTTCTAATACGTCTGTTTCTCTTCTTGATTGTTGCTACACGTTGACCCTTTTTACTTGAAAGGTACTTTTTCAAAATACGTTTCCAACTAAGTTTAGCTTTCTTTCTCCATAATTCCATAATCATTTCAATGTTACTTGGAGCGTTACCTCTTGACTTTTCCATAGCTTGTTCTAATGTTTTTGACATCATCTCTTTAGCCATTTCTTGGTCTTCGTCTGACATTTTATCCCACATATCATGTGAATCAATAGTGATTTCTTCTTGTCCAGTAAGGTTAGGGTTACCATTTGATGGTTGGAATCCAGTTCCAGGTTTAGCACCTGTACCTTGACATTCTTTACAAGGTTCTTTACCTTCTTTTTCTTCACCTTCGCCTTGGCCTTCACCTTCGCCTTCTTCGCCTTCTTGGTCACCGTCTTGTGGCTCTTCTCCAGAACCACCACAGTTATCACATTTTTCTTCTGTGTCTTGGTCGTCTTTTTCTTTCTCTTGCTTATCTTTCTCGTCTTTAGCTAATTGGTAATACTGTTCAGCTGTTAGATCTTTTGGCCAAAAATTACCATCTGGTAATTTGAAAGTCTCTGGATATAAAGCACCATCTGGTAACCAATCTTTTGGTATCATTTGGTTCAATGCAATATCACAAGCCACGTTGAATAATTTATGATCTCTTTCACCTTTTCTTCCAAGGTGTTGTAAAATAATATGATCTACTTCGTGGATTAGAATACCCATTCTTTGCTCAAGTGGCAGTGGGTTGAAAAAGTCTGGATTTATAACTAATTGATAGTTATTATCATAAAACCCAGCACCTGCTGTTGGAACACTTCTGTTTATCGATACTTGCATTTTAGCAATTACGAACGCATAAAAGTGTTGTTGTACATATTTAGGTGAACTCATCATATTGACAAAAGTTTCCTCGTACGGTCCTCTATCAATTGGTAAATTTTTAGTTTCTTGTGTTTTCATTTGTATCCTTTTTATTTGTTATGTACTATTATAACATAATATACCTTACACGAACATTAAACCTAGAGGAATAACTCCGGAAATCTTGTTTTTACCACCGATAAAATAGAAGGTGCTTGCATGAGTACCCTTTCTAGAATAAAATGATCTTCATTCACAGCGTTTACAAACACCTCTGGTTCTGGCTCTAGATATTCAGAAAACGAATGAATATCATAAAACTCTACCTTTTCTTCTGTTTTTTCAGTGATGCAAGCAATAAACAAAACATCTGAATCCTTTGGGTCGTATCGGTAAAGAACGACGTCCCCTACTTTTAGGTCTTGCCATTTTTTGAAGTTATCTATCATAAGTAATACTCCGGATGATCTTCTTTTGATAAGATAATCAATATTACATCCTCTTGTTTTTGGTGGCGCTCAATGATGTCGTTTGGGTGATTATATCTTCCATATGATCTCGACCCAGATTTTGACCAAAAATTATACCTTTTTGGTCCAGGTTGATTGGGGTTCTTGAATTTTATAACTTCAAGATGCGCAAGATCGTTATCTACTGCCATAATTTGGACGATGTCTCCTCTTCTGTTTCTGTACACTTCGCCTGGTCTCATAGGAAAAACTCCGGGTAATCTTCTTGGATGGTTTCTAGTAAAGGTTTGTGGTTATACAATACCTTTACCAAAATAAATATATCTACATTTGTTTCGTTTATTAGAATTTGTTCTTCTATATTTTCGTCTTTATTTTCTATACAATAAAGATCATCAATGTACACACCCTCTTGGGAGATATTTTTTATCAATCCGATGTAGTTTGTGTTGTCTTCTTCTGGGTCATAATTGTACACAACCACATCGTTGACTTTAGCTTGGGTCCACCTTTTGAATTCTTTCTTTTTGTATTCGTCCATTTTAGTCCTTATAAGTAATATTCTGGATAATCTTCTTTTGTTAGTACTTGGTCTATTAGCACATCATCATCCGATTGTTTGTGTAGTGGTATTTCTAATAAGCTTGAATCACACCTTGAACCAGAAGCCATCCAAAAATTATATGGCTCCATGTCTAAATTTTTACTACTTTTTATTACATCCACGTCTGCTAACTCATCACTCGTTTTGGTTATTTTCACTACTTGACCGCAGCGGTTTTTATAGATGTTTCCTACTTTTACTTGTCTCATAGAAAATACTCTGGGTAATCTGTTGGATTGAAAACTTCAATCACATCATGAATTTCATTGAAGTTTTTTCTTGTGTACCAAATTTTCTTTACAGTTTCCCAACCACAATTTGTTTTGAGTATGTCAAAATAATACTTTGTTTTGACTGTTTTTGTACACAACATCCAGCTTTCCTCTGGTTCATTTTCTCTTAGTTTGACTCTGTAAATGTTTCCTTGAATAGCTTCTATCATAGGAAATACTCTGGATGGGTTTCTTTATTTAGATGTTCTTCTATATCGTTGCGATCTACTCTTAGGTTTTGGGTGTCACCTTTTGTGTAAAGAAAATCACATCGTATCTCGTCTTTGTACACATGATTGACAATACCAACCTTATCTTCAACATAGTAAACACCATCTTTTATTTTGATTCTGTCATTTACTTTTATTTTCACTGGTGCTCCTTTTTTTTACTTATTATAACACACCTAACCTTACACGAAGGTTATAGGAAATACTCCGGGTACTCCACTTGGATTATTTCTTGGGCTTCTGGGTTTTTTAGATTCACATAAACTAGAATAAATTCCCTAGTTACATCAAGATTTTGCTCACAAGCTACTCTGAACTCTTGGATTATCTCTTCAGTCGACATCGAACCAATTGCTTTACCTGTTGTATTGGTTGGCGTAGATGATAATACATCAACAATTTGAGTTTCTAGGGCTTTTAGGTTCATAGGAACATCTCCGGGTATTCTTCCTTGACGAATTCATTGAACCCTTCTTTTATTTCTTTTAGGGTTTCTTTATTTTGAGCAACCAAAGCGCGTATTTTGATGTTTCTTTCTTTGTACTCCTGGAGCTTCTCACTTTTCCAAACTTCGAGAAGACCAGTTTTTGATTCTGTTGGAATGTCCTGGGCGATGTTTTCTGTCCTAATGAAAAAATCACTCATTTCTGGATTTTCACGGTCTATAAAATTTATTCTCATAATAACTCCTCTGGGTATTTTTTTCTGAATTTATTTATTTTATATACTAAAAAGATAATCATTAGTTTCAGAAAGATAAAAAGAAAAAAAGTTAGTATCTTTTTATCTTTTGGGTTTCTTAGGGCATTATACAATCCATTTTCTTGTACATCTGAGTCTCCTTCGAGTTCTTTGACAAAATTCTTAGCTTCTTCGTAAGTTTTTATAGTATACCCACCAAAAACTATTTCTCTGAACTTTTGGTGGTCAGTAGAGTGAATGTCAATTTTCATAGTAATTCCTCTGGGTATTTTTTCTCAAATCTCCAAGCTTTGTACCCATAAAACCACATCATTAGCTGCATAACTCCAGTAGCTAAATTTTCACCAAACCAACCGAAGTTGTAACTTTCTCTTATTTGTTCTCTAGGTGATTGGTCTTGTGTTATTACAAAAGCTTCTTTGACCTCTAGGTATTCTTCTTTTGACAAGTCCTTTATGCACTCTTTTGTGAATGCACCGATGGTGTCTTTTAGGAACTTAGGTGTTCTTTTTATTATGCCAAATATTTTCATAGGAACCTTTCTGGGTATTTTTGTCTTACATTTTTTAGACGATATTTCAACACTAAGATTTCTATAATTCCAAGTGGAACAGCTAAAGGGAACATCACTGGAGACACCTCATTTAGATAATCTTTGAAAAGCTCCATAAATGGACTTGTTAGATATCCACCACTTTGGATGTGATCTGCTAATGTTTTTATTGATATTTGATTTACCAATAAAAGTCTAGTTTTTTCTTGGGTGTAATTGTTCATTATTTATCCATTTTGAATGTAGTTTCGAACCCGAGGTTTTGGGAATACCATGTACTGTACTTTCTTCTTTCTAGGGTGAACTTACCATCTGTGATGTCTTTTATTCTTTCTAGGTTGTCTTTGCTTACTGTTATAGATTTTACTATTTTATGTTTAGTAGCTAGTCTTATGGTAATGTTATCTGAGTTTATGTCATACGTGACATTATAATCTGTTCCTTTTTGAACAGATACTATTTTGTTATATTCTACGAATGTATCAATTTTGTAATAAGACCAACCGCCAATTACCGACAGTGAAACGAGAAGCATAAAATGACCATAATTTACGTCATTTAAGTGAAGGCCTTCTATTGCTCCACCCCAAACAAGGAAGGTCATTATGACCAAAACTAAAACGATACCCAGTTGAAAAGTAAAGAACCACATCAAGATTGATACTACAACCATCCAAGTGATTGAGCCTGGTACATTTCTTAGTAAATTTGTTAGCATTTTGTCTCCATTTTGGTAATTTTGTGGGCTTTAGCTTTTGCGTTGGCTTTTTCACATTCTGTTAGCATATCTCGCATTCCTTGTAAAGCTATGTCATAGTTTTTGAAGTACCACCCACCATCAAAAGTTGGCATTGACGGTCTTGGTAGATCTGGGAACACTAACTTTTTATCGCTATTTGGTCTTGGCTCGATTGTAAACGATGGTCCTTGAACATGCGACCAAAAGAAGAATCCATAGTTTTCCTCAATGTAGTATGAGTCTAGTATTTTGTTGTATTTTAGTCTTAGTTTCATAATTTTCCTTTATAGATATAATTCTGGATTTTCGTAAATGAAATCCTTATTGGTGTCATAAGCAAAAATTGCTTTCGCCGCTTCAAGTGGAAAGTAACTCCCATGTGCAAGTATCTTATTGATATCTTGATCTTCTGTGTAATCGTCATTACGGTCACCACCTAATTTGTGGGTGTAGCATTTGTATTCTCTGGTAATAGCATCTTGGGCTAACACAAAACCTACCGTATTATACCAAGCTGACTCAATAAATACTAAATTCTGTTGATTTATTATTCCTTGTTTCATATGTTCTCCTTCTGTTTCTTGTTATACTATTATAACATAATATACCTTACACGAACATTAAACCTAGAGGTAATGTTCTGGGTGAGTTTCTTTATTCTCTTCAAACGCGGTATCCCCACTAGCAGTAATTCCATTTTTGCTAACCCTAAGCACTATTGGGTAAACGGTATGCATTTTGAATAACCGACCTGGATAGCTCAAACTTCCTACCACTGTGCTTGGGTCATCTGAAAATGTTTCTAAAATATAAAGCTCATCATTGACGGAGTAATAAGTTCCTACATTTCTTTCTAGTATAAGATTTCTTGACATAATTTTCCTTTATAGATAATATTCTGGGTAATCATCTGGTGAGAGATGTTTTACTATTCTGCTTATATGAACACTTTTTTTAGGTCCAATAAACCAAGCAGTATTAGGTGGCCCGTATGCTTTGGCGTGTTGTAGTGGTACTACCTCAGGTCCTATACCCAACCTGACGTGATACCAATGTTTGTGTATTAGGTCTGCTTTTATCATAGGTAATACTCCGGATAATCTTCTTGGGTGATTTCTTCTGCTATCATCCACTCATCTATTTTCCAAGCTTTGATGCTACCAATAGTAAATAAGCTATTGGTATCAATAACAGTTCCACATAGATGTTCCATTTCTGGCACAAAAACTAATGAACTCTGGTCTATAGTTGATTGTCTAACCTGGGTGTCATGTAACAATCCTTTGGAGTCCATTATGATTTGCTTCAGTGATTTGATTCTTACTTTTCTTATTTCTATTCTTTCTCTTCCTATTATCATAAGTAATACTCCGGATGAGATTCTTTAGTGTACCAGTCAAGTATTCTATAAGCTAACAGAATTATTGAACTGTTGACATAATCAACAGTGACAGTACCAAGCTTCAAATTGACTTCAATAACCTGAGATTTCCATATCGTTCCACCTAAGTCTTTCCATTTGACGGTATCACCAGCATTGATTTTGTTGATATCAAATTCTGGTTTGGCAATCATAATTTACCACAATCATCGGCTGCTAGGAATACTCTAAGATCCGCTTTTGTCTCTGTTGACAGTTTATCGTATTGTCTTTTGTAACGGTTGTATTTGCCAATTTGATTACGTTCTTTTGCTTTTTGCATTGCTCTAATGTGGTAGTGATATCTTACCATTTCGCAGGTTTTGTCACTAGCGAAGTTTTTTATCAGGCGGTAACTGATCTCCTCATGGTTGGTAAAGCTATAATCACCTGAAGCTTTGTCTTCGTCTTTTTGGTAAGCTACAAATGGCTTACCAATATCATGTAAAAAACCAGCAGGTACCAAATCATATCTATTTACCGTCATTAGGTAGTAAACTACTTTCAAAGAATGCGCAAAAACGCCATGCTTGTGATGTTTATTTTGGTGCCATAGTAATGATCTAAAAAATTTGTAATTCAAACGAGTCGGTCTTATCATCTTGTTCCTTTATAGATATAATTCTGGATAATTTTTTTGAGATACTTCCAATCCACCTGGGCCTATAAGATCTTCTAGTTTGAAATAGGCGTGTTCTGAACTATTTTTATTGGGATTTGCTAACGCAGCAATGTGCTTATCCCCATCCCAATCAGGTTCTGTTATGTGCATATCATACTGAACACCTGGTTTCAAATTATACCTGGTGTCTCCAGGTGGCCAATCTCCACATATCAATGGTTTTAGTTGAACTTTCATTTTGTTCCTTTATATATATAATTCTGGATAATTTTTTTGGTTTATTTCGCCGTCTTCACCAATGAGATCTGATAACTCAAACCATGCTTCATCTGGTGTTTCTGGGTTTTGGATAATAACATCTACTCCAGGGTTATCTAAAGCATCCAAACCTGGTAAATCTTTTGGTACAGTTTTCATATCGTACCAAATACCTGAGGTCATACCACATCTTGAGTCATATTCGTCCCATGCGCTACAAATTTCTGGTTTTAGTTGAACTTTCATTATTATCCTTTTATGTACTATTATAACATAATATACCTTTGAAACACATTAAAGGAAGTATAAATAAGTAAAAAGATAAGGAATACAATGAGCGAAAAAATACTCTTTGAACACCAGATACAAGAATCAGAAGGTTTTGACCAAATAGCACAACCATCTCTGAACCCAAGAACTGGTCAACCTCAAAATGTTACACCTACAACAACATCATCACAACAAGCAACAGTAACCACTGATATTGCGAAAACTGCACCTAAAACTATCATGACTAAGAATGCTATTTCTGTAAGCTTACCGTATATGATTTCATATGTTCAGCCTATGGTTTCTAGTGTTGGGTACGTTTTTGGTCTTCAACAGAAAGACAGAACACAAATACCCACTGATGTTGATGACGTTGTGGTAATAAGAAAATTAGCAGAAACTCAAGTCCGAGAAGTAATTTTAGACATAACAAACGAAACAGCCCAGGACATCCAAAACTTATTTGGTAGTGATTTTCCAGAAAACTATGACAACTTTATCCAAACGGGTGGGGAAGTATGGAATGGACCTAATGGCGAACTAGCAAGATTCTTCTTGAGTATGGCTAGACAAAGAATTGTATCTAAAATCAATAAAGATTTTACTGATTGGATTGCTGATGTGGCAACTAAAAAAGGTAAAGCTACTATAGCTAATTGGTCGGCTATGGAAGAAATTATTGGTGTAATAGCTGAACTAAGAGAAAGCTTGTTCAAAGCGACTGGTAAATCAGGTCAATATTGGATCTTAGTTTCTCCAAAAATTGGATCTTACCTTAGCACATATTACGGTGCTCAACACTCAGATGCCGATATATTCACAAGTGGTAAAATAAACCCAAAAGGTGTCGAAAATGGTTATGTCACTACAATAGGGGACATAAAAGTTTTTCAACATGATTTTTACGGCAATGTAACTGGCGGAACAGCATCTGATTCTGAAGATAAAGGTGTAATTTATATGGGATACAGAGGAAACGCTGGCACATCATCTGTTTATTATATGCCATATAATGAAACAATAGTACAAGGTGGTGAAGACTACTTCGATGGTCAAAGTAAAATATTTTATAAAGTGCGAGACACATGGGAAACAAACCCACTTGACACATACGATTCTAGTATCACTGAGGTGGAATTAGGAACAAACACACAAGCAATTCCAGGAAACAATAAAAGTTCATTCATTATGCAAGCTGATATTATATTCTCAGACAAACTAATCAAACCATAAAAAAAGGAACATAAATGGAAAGAATTTTATCAGAAAACATCGTAGATCTACAAGAAGCGGAAGCAGGATTTGATGGAATCGGAGGTGGAACAACACCACCAGGTTCAGAGGGTGACACAAACACCACAGATATCGCACAAACAGCTCCACTCATAAAGATAGCAAGAACAGCAATTAGTCTAAGTTTACCAGCAATGATTGGGTATAACCAACCACTTCAAGGCCCTTCTGGGTTTGTTTTTGGGCTTGTTCAAAGAGATGAAACACAAATTTCGTCTTTAGATGCAAACTCAGAACAAGATGAAGTAATAACTAGAAAACTTGTAGACACTAAAATTAGATCAGTTGAGCTAAAAATGACTACGGAAGCAGCTACAGATATTCAACAACTTTTTGGAACTGAATTCAAAGAAAACTTTAGTGCCTTTCAAAAGTCAGGTGGGGAAGTATGGAATGGACCTAACAAATCACTGGCTTCTTTCTTCTTGAATACTGGTATGAGAAGAGTAGCAGATAAAATAAACTTCGATTTCGTTGAATGGTTACTTCAAATTTCCACTCGGAAGGGAACAGTTGATATTACCACATACGCAGAATCTACTAATATATTTGGTGCTATTGGCGAACTGAGAGAAGGCTTGTTCAAAGCAACTGGTAAATCAGGTCAACCATGGATTTTAGTTTCTCCTAGAATAGCGGCTTTTATAAGTTCAACTATTGGTTCTACTATGAGTTCAGGTGCTGAAGCATTTGATGATGGAAGAAGAATACCATCAGATAAACAAAACGGATATGTTTTGACTATGGGCGATATTGATGTTTTCCAATACGATTTTAGTAAGTTACCACAACCAAATACTATTCCACCAAAAGTAACTGGTGGTATGACTCCAGAAACTTACTCAGAATCAAGAGGACAAATTATTATGGGATACCAAGGATCTGAAGCTGATTCAGCATCTATATATTATTGTCCTTACAAAGAATATCTTGTTCAAACAGAAGATTATCAAACTGGCGAACCTACTGTTTGGTATAAAGTACGTGATGCATTTGTAACAAATCCACTTGACACATACGATGATTCACAAGTAGAGCCAGAAATTATTTCAACTGTTGACAATACGAGTAGTTTTGTAATGAGTTGTGAAGTTGAATTCGCGGAATCAATTATAAAACCATAAGGAATAAAAATGTTGGGCATAAAAACGGGAAATATTGAGTTTGCGTTACCATCAGCTGAAGGACAATCTTTGGCTAATAATACTATTTTTGGTATAGGCGCGTTACCCACAAACAAATCTAAATGTAGAAACTCAGTGGGTGGAACATCCGGAACAAAATATAAAGAAAACAGTCCATGGAAAGCGGACTGTAAAATGTTTAGAGATAACTAAAAAGGAAAACTATGTCAAAACCACTAAAGTTGTTGATGCCAGATAGCGAAACTGGACAATCAGCAAGAAAAAAAATAAATATAGCAATCGAAGAGCTAAACCATAGCTCCAAACGAGGAAGACCAGTAGCTAACATAACAGAACTAGAAGGTATACTCAACCCAGAAGATTTTGAAATTAGACTAGTAAAGGATACTAAAGAGCAGTATGTTTTTGAAAAGGGTGCTAATTCAGGTGACCAAGCTGATACTAATCAAACTGGTTTTTGGGTTATCTATAAGGGAGAAAAGGGAGATAAAGGTCCTAAGGGAGCAAAAGGAGCCAAAGGCCCAAAAGGAGAAGATCTTGTAGCTGGTAATTCATTTGTGTATGTGGATAAAGGAAACAAATCTTTCAACAATAAAGCGGCACGTCAGCTAATGATAAGCAACACCTATACAATAAATCACAAGAAAAAAATAGAACTAGGGCTAAATATTCCTACTAGACATGATGGACAAGACTGGGGTGGGTTGTATGTCAACACAAACATCGAAGTAAACGGAACTTGGTATAACCTAGGAAACGAAGGTTATGGTGGAGCATCAATGTCTTATAAAGCGTCTACAATAGCAACTTATGTTTCTAGTAAAGTTTTAGATATCACAAAACATCTAAATCTGACGGCAGATTACACACTTCGAGTAGAGCTAACCGCTAGAACCTATAGTGGATGGACTCTCGTGAACAAAAGTCATGATATAAACACCACCAGCAATGGATTAGGAAGTAGAGGCGCATTACAGACTTGGGCAAGTGACCAAAATTACGCAACCATATACATAAAGGAAATAAACTAATGACAGAACTAGACAGAATGCTAAGAGACACTATACTAGTGAAAGGAAGAGTTACAAGCGACAATAGGTTTTGGTTCAATGAAGAAATAGCGACAATGTTTTGTATCAAAATGAACACAAAAATAAATATTGGAGCGACAAGTTTTAGATGGGTTGATACAACCTATACAGTGGTTGATGTAACTATAGACGAAGCAAAGGCATACGCCGCTGAAATTATGGACACATTAGATGCTGCATATTCTGTATCTCTAACCGAAGATCAACCAGAACCAGAAGACCAACCAGAACCAGAAGAACCAGCACAGTAGAACAGTAATGTTTGGTTATAATATAAATAAGTAAATCACTAAAATTAGTGGTGGATCTTAAAAAAAAAGGAAAAACATGCCAGAAATATTAAAAAAACCAGACGGAAATATTGATTGGAATAAATTCTTCATGGGCTTTGCAGTTTCAGTAGTTTTTGTATTACAAAGCTATAGTCAAATGCAACACAATGAAGTAAAGCAAGAGGTGGACGAAGTAAAAGAGAAAGCGGTAACAAAATGTGAAGTTCGTAGAGAACTTAGACTAAGCCGTGAAGATCTTGATATAGTCTTAGAACACGCAATGGCCAAAATTGACGAACGCCTTGACAATTTAGAGGTAAAAGAAAGTGACTCAAAATGAAAGTAACATTAGCTTTTAAGCATTCAACTAAAAATTGGATGTCACAAATAATCGCTAAGTTGACCAAATCTAATTATGACCATGTAGAAATCATAATTGGTACTGTTTGGGTAGGGGCAACCCCTACCAAAGGAGTAAGCACAAGAAGGGTAGAATACCCTTTGCATGACACTTGGGATTACTTAGATGTAGATATCAACCCTAAATTTAACCAAACGGCAGTAGATTTTATTGACGAAATTAGAGGAAATGCTTATGATTATGTTGGAGCTATGAGTGTTGGATTAGACATTCCAGACTTTGATGTGAAAAATAAATACTTTTGTTCTGAATTAGTAACAGCAATAATGCAACATTTTGAATGTCCAAATGTCAAAGGGCTAAAACCAGCTGATGTTGACCCACAAGAATTATATGATTATTATGTAAAAACCGCAACAAAAAGACTAGCATGAAATGGCTTATTTTATTAGTTATGGCATTTTTAGTGAATAAGTATTATATAGAACCAATGGGTGAACTACAAGACACTAAAAAAATTATCAAGGATACTAAAAAACGTGTCCTCGATTCTAAAGAACATTCTGAGAATTTTACTAAAGAACAAAACCAGAATAAAATAAAGGTGAAAAAAGAAAATGAAAAATTACACATCAACATTGACACTAATTTTAGTAATGGCGCTCACACTATCACTATCTAATTGTACAAGATATGTAGAAACTCAAGCTCCAGAATTAGTAACTTTTAGAGTAGATAAATCACCATACCAAAAACCACTTGATATTGAATATAAGGTGGTAGAAAGATGAAAGTAGTAGAACTAACTCCAGCTAATTTTCAAAAACTTATTATTACTATAAAAGAACTAAAGTTACAAATTAAAAAACTTGAAAACGCAAATGAATTCCTGAATAAAGAAATAGAAGAATACCAAGAATTCAATAAATTCATAAGAGGACAAACAGATGCTAACGTATGATAAAATTCAACATATTTTCAAACACTCAAGTGTAGATGAAGTAGAGATATTTGTAGATACATTCAATAAACACTCTAAAAAATTCAATTTTACTTCTAAATTTCAAGTAAATGCTTTTTTAGCTCAACTCAAAGAAGAAGTTGGTGTATCTTTGACACCAAAACGTGAAAACCTAAATTATAGTTGTAAAGCTCTAAGAGCTATTTTTGGATACTACAAAAGAAATCCAAAATCTTCAAGAAGAGACGGTAGATGTAGAGGTCACAGAGCCAACCAAAGAAAAATAGCCAATAAAGCATATGGTGGTAGATTAGGAAATAAAAAACCTAATGATGGGTGGACATTTAGAGGAGCAGGGTATATTCAACTTACCGGCAGAGCTAATTATAAACACACAGCCAAGGTTATGTCAACGGTTTTAAAAAAAAATATTACTCCAACTGATTTATCAAACGATATGAATACAGTAGAAGGCGCATTACTTTCTGCTATGGCATTTTATTATAGCCATAAAATGTACGCAGCTAAAAACGTAGACGAAATGACTAAAATAGTAAATAAACGAACACATTCTTACAAAGCTAGAAAGAGACATTATTTTTATATAGCATCTTTGTAGGTTATAAATACTACAAAAGGAACGAAAATGCTTATAATCAAAAATGCTTCTGGTGGTAGTACAAAACTAGTCAACAGTGGTAAGAACAACGCCAATGGCACATCAAATGATCACAATAATGACGTTGATCTTTATAAACTTATCAACAACGATGATTTCCCCATTGGAACGATTATGTTATTCAATGGTAACATAAACACCTTAGTAGAGGGTTGGTTTCTATGTGATGGTCACAATGGAACGCCTAATCTAAATAGAAAGTTTATTAGATGTATATCCACTCCTAATGATGCCAACGCAGGTAAAACTGGAGGGTATACAGATTTATCAATACCAAATCATACACATACACCTACAATAACAAAAGCAGCTGGCCATACACACAAACTAATTCCAAAAACAGTATACACGGCATATCAGCTTGATCACTCACACCCACAACCTCATGTTGGTAAATATGACGATAATAGACAAACGTGTGATATTTGTGGACCATGTGATTGCGGGAGAATCACATTAAACCAAGGATTCACCCCTGGAAAAACTACTGGAGGTGGGAACCATGGTCACGTATTTAAAATTCCAGAGAAAAAAACATCTGAAAAAAGTACACACACACATGCAGACCAAACAGTTGGTGGTGGGGTTATTGGAATAAACAAAAATATTCCTAAACACACAAAAATATTTTTTATAATGAGGGTATCATAATGTCACAAAATGGCTTATCTGTTCAAAACGACAACCACCAAAATGGAAGCATAAGATTAGTAGATCTTTCCGACAGCACAGCTCAAATAGAAGTGCCCATAAATGAAGCAAAACCAGCTGAAGAAATTCCAGTTGGTGCTATTGTTATGTTCAAGGGTGACTTGAACTCTGTTCCAAATGATTGGAAATTTTGTGATGGGAGTCCAGGAACTCCAGATCTTAGAGGAAAGTTTGTGCTTGGTGCTACATTTTCTACGGACAAGCAAACTGGTGGGCATTCAGATAGCCAAATACCAACCCACAATCATGTTGTTGCAAATACAACGGAATCAACCAATCATGCTCATACAGTTAGTTTTGGAACAATCACCTCAGAACCAGAGGGGAAACACACGCATGTAACCTACAAATGTCCACCTGATGGTGTAAAGCTGCGAAGCGTAAATGTGGGACCAAATAACTATAACTACGGCGAAGGTTCTCCTGCACCACTAGGCGAATCCGGCAAACATAACCATTCATTGACACTAGGCGCAAAAGTCTCTTCTAAGTCAGATGCTCATGGTCACACAGTTACGGTTAGCAAAACATCAGCACAACCAACAAATGGAAATTTTCCTCCTTACTATGAATTAGCTTATATTATAAAGGTCAACTAATGAATTTTTCAAAACACCCAAATGCCAAGGGAAATATTATCCTTGGCTCAGAACAAACAACAAGCTTCGCTAAAAATCACAGCTATTGTAGTTTGCATAACCTAAATCCAATTGCGGAACACGTAGAACTTGATGTTTCTAAAGTTATTGGTAATACTATAGCCACAAAAGGATCGATAATGATGTTTTATGGTAATAGTGTACCGCCAGGTTGGGTCTTGTGTAATGGAAGCCACGGAACACCCAATCTAGTAGATATGTTTATAGAAGCAACTACCGTATCATCTAAACAAAAAACAACTGGTGGTAATCATAGCATTTCTGGTGTTACAAATCATGGCCACGTTGTAAGTTTTGAGGCTGGTGGAAAACACACACACACAGTAAATCCAGATGATGTGACGTCGGGTATAATTGCGGATCATACTCATGCAGATATCCGTGAGAAGAAAGCGGTAAAACTAGCGGCAAAATCAACTTGCCAATATTGGACTGATCTAGTATACCCACACGACCCACCACCAGCCCCAACTTGTAATCAGTGTTTGTCATATGATGGATGGAATGACTTTATGAACTTTCATTGTGAACACAAAAAGGGCTACAAAGACCCTGACGCATTAGACACACGCGCTAAAACAGAAGAAGTAAATGAAGCTCCAGACCACACACACACGGTGAACACTGGATCGCATAGTGTAAAACCCGAAGATATGGGAACCCATACAGTAACTCTTTCGTCATCTGGTGGAACTGGTAAGCTAAATATGCCAACTTATTACTCGTTGGTTTACATACAAAAAACATAAGGAAATAAAATGACAAACGAATACATTATACAACTAACCGATATCTGGGCTAAAACTCCAGCAACACCTCAAGACAGAAAAAAACCAAAAAATGCTAAAATTGCACATGGTTTTGATTATGGTGAGAAACCAAGTCACGCAACTTTCAACTGGATGCTTAATAAAGTGATGATGTCGTCAGTGGCTCTTCAACAAAACGGTATTCTTCCGTGGGATGATACAACTAGTTATTATGATGGAGCAATAGTTAGACATGGTGCTAGCAATTTTGTATGGCAATCACTAAAAGGTGATCCAACCGATCCAGCTAATCAAAACATAGGACGTGATCCTGAAACAGCTACGACATATTGGAAAAAGGGAATTGAGGATAGTACCGGTTACCTAAAGAAACTAGGAAATAATCACCCAAGTGACGTAACTGGTGGTGAAATGAATGGTGTATTTATTGTAAAATCAGGCGCTAAGTTAGTTATTGAAGCTTAGAGTAAATACTCGGGATATTGTTCTTTCATTAGATTGTTAGTTGTTATCCTGAGGTTTTTTATATCTTTATCTTTGAATGTGAACAAAGGGTCTTGGATTTTTAGTTTATCAATTTCTATCTGATTAAATTCTATAGTTTCACCTGAAACAGAAAACGTATAAACACCTTCTATCATATCCGCTCCTACAAGTTGAAAACAATCCCGAAACATGCCAGACATATCTGTTTGTGACATTTTATTCCTTTAAATACTTTACAAGGCCCACCAAGTGGGCCCTAAAAATACTTGGTATTTTTAGAATTTGTATGTTACACCAACATTTATAGAGTATAAATCTTCATCAACATCAACACCACCTACGACAGTACCAATTGTTTTTTCTTCAGAATAAACATTTGTGTAGTCCGCAAATACGTCAACATCAGTAAATAGTGCATATTTAGCACCTAATCCATAAGCGAATCCAGTAAATTCAATTCCTGCTACGTAATCACCATCTGCGATTGACCATGCGTATCCAAGTAATCCATAAACTGTTAGGTCTGCTGAGATTGGGTATTGTGGTTTTACATATACCGCAAAAGTATCATCTGCTTGAGTATCAATTCCAGTTTCTAAACCGAAAGAATATCTACCTTCTACTGCTACGTATGGATTGAAATTGTATCCAACTTGTGTGAATGTGCTGGCTGAATCTGTTGTTCCCGTTAGGTACTGTGAACCAGTAATAATTGAATCAAACGTATAACCAAAACCAAAGTACATATCAGATGGAGCTTGTGCCTCTGTCTCTACAACTGCTGGTTCGATGATTTGTGCTTCAACTACTGGGCCTGCGATAGCTACTGTCATTGCTGCGATAGCTACTAACATAATTTTTTTCATTTTGTTCCTTTTGCCACGTGGGTCTTTTTGAAGTATAAGCGCTCTTAGAGCTTTCAAACTATTTCATTTATGCTTATCTGTTTACTTTCTGTTTACTATTTATTATAACAAATAAACCTTAAATTTTTCTTATTCTCTAGTAGATGCTAGTACTTCTATTGTCATTTGTGCGCAGGTGTCCAAGTATTCTTCTTGGTCTTCGTTGATAGCTGCAGTGATTTCTTCTAGTGGGTTTTCATTGGAACGTCCAAAGATATAGTCCATTACCGCATCTTGATTTTCGTCTAGTAACGCTAGTTTTCGCACCATTAGTTCTGCTCTACGCTCAATCATGTTTCCACCTAGTGTATCACATCTTACTACTGAGCTCTCTAATTTTGCTTGGTTATGAATTTTTGCCATTTTGTTCCTTTTTTTATGTAATGAAGTCTGTCTAGTTACCTAGTTCTTCTAATAATACACTATTATAACATAATATACCTTAGAGGAACATTAAACAACCAAAAGATTACCAAATATCAATTTCTTCTGTATTTTTATTTAGGTCAATTCCAATAGCATCTAGCATACCTTGTAAAGGAGATACAAAAAACTTCTGGAACGTGGTGTCATAGTCTATATCTTTCTTGAACATCTCAGCAAATCTAACATCATTGTACGCGAATGCTTCAGATGATAATGCATTAGGTTGTCTTAGGAATAACACCTTTATCTTGTCGCCGCCTTCTATTTTTGAGTAGTTCTCTGTTAGTTCCTGGGCTTCTAGATATTTATTTGTAGTTACACAAATCCTAGAACCGAAAGGGATAGATACCTTACGTCCATTGATAACTTTACCCCAATCTGGATTGTACACTTTAGATACTCCAGCTGTATTTGATATCTCATCTAATGGAACCTGGAGAAATTTAGATCTTACATTATTGAACCATTCTCTAATTCCATCTTCATCTGAATCTAGAATAACTGGAACAGCTTCTTTGAGATACTTCTTTGAGAATGGGGCAGTTCCACCTTTGATGATTTCTAGTCCTTGTATTTTCATATAAGGGTCATTTTCTGGATAAATCTTACCTTCTAGGTCTCTCACTCTTGCTGCATATTTTTTCTTAGCTACAAACATACCAGCATCTGCTATAATCTCACGCTCTGCCCCGATGTAACTAGGGTCAAAAGCGTTTAGATTCTCAGCTAGTGTTTGGATGCTTTTTTGAACTACTGGTTCTATTACCTTTTTGTAGAACGCATCTGCCCACTTTGTCTTTTCGGTAATTGTCTTACCTTGTGTATATTTGTCAATAAATGGAGCAATTTGAAAGTAAATTGAATCCGTGTCACCCGCTACGATATATGGTTCTTTACTTTTTATCATTGATTGTAATTTATCTTCTACGTCATTTGCTAACATTTTGATAAAGTATCTACCTGAACCAGTAATAGATTGTGCTATTTGTTCGTTGTACATACTGAAATGCTTAGCCGCTAGGGCGCCATACAAACTGTTTATTTGGATCTTAGCTGTCATTTGTTCTGTATTTTTCAACGTGGCAAAATGATCTTCTTGGCTGTGGTCTTTACCTTGTTCTTTGAGGTCAATTGACTTTTGTTCCCATTGAAATTGTTCTTTTTTGGCTTGTTTACGTCCACCGTAAATCTTTGTTACCAACTGAGGAATTACTCCCTGGGTGTCTTTTCTGTACACTGCACCACCAACTCCAAGGGCTACATTATGTTCTTGTGCAATTGCTTTGATTTTAGCCCATTGTTCTGTGGTAATTTCAAGTATTTTATCTTCATCTTGAGTTTTTAGTATATCTGATATCATTTGTACATCAGGATGTCTTTCTGCATATGGTATCCATGTCTCAGGTGACATATTGAAACTAGCCATACCTAAAAGTGGATACATAGAGTTGACATCCGAACTAAGAATCCATCTATGTTTACCTATCTCTGAGGCTCTAACGAACCCACCTACTACATTAGGTTGTTCATCACTTGACTCTTTTGGTGGAGCAATTAGATTGTCTTTACTTATGTAATTAGTGATATAAGAATCCCATGCTTTGAGTGTACCAAGTACATCACCCAACAAACAACCCATCTGGTCTGCCATGTTGGTCATAAGCATTGTGAAGTTCTGAGCATCATGTATGCCCTTTAGTAGCACAAAGTCTCTTACACCATAATCAACGAAGTCACTGTAACTTTTTTGTTGAATATATGTCTGTAGCTTTGTTCTTCTTGGGTCTTCTTTATCTAGTGTTTCAAGAGCTACGGCCGCTTTATGAAGTTTCTTGTTCTTTTGTTCTTGGGATTCGTTCCCAAGGATTTTGTATTTACCAATACGGAAATCATCAAACTTCAAATAGTTATCATGGTTGATTTTTTTATCGCCAGTTTCTATTTCACCTATAGTATCCAGGGAATAATTTGGTACATTAGAGTAAACAAATTTCTTATAAACAACCATCATATCCATAAACTGGTGTCCTTGACTTTGAACACTATGAACCAACTGACCATTATCTAGTTTTTTAGTTTTCAATGTAGCTGAACCGTAGTTGCTTAGTCTATTTGTATTGATCTTAAGATTCTTTAGTCTGTTGAAAATGTAAGGGTAATCAAATCCATCACCGTTCCATGCGTAGATCATAAATGGATCTAGCTCTTTGAACATCTCAAGAAACTTTTCGATAAGGTCTCGTTCATCTGTACATTTGATATATTCCAAATCGAAGTCGTAGGTGTAATCTTTTCTGTTATACCATTCTTCTAAACCAATGACATAACCCTTTTTTGTGTTAGTATCCCATAATTGTATTAGACATATCTCTTCTGCCGCATCCTCTGCGTTTGGGAATCCGGTACTGTTATATCCCACTTTAGTTTCAATATCTAGATACCAAGTGTTAGGTGCTTTATTATATCGCTCTTTACCGAAATATTCATCTCGGATTGCTACATATTTAGCTGACTTTTCACCATATGCTCCATTGATGTTATACGCTGAACCTTCTACTTTACGAAGGGACTTACCATCAAGGAAACCTTTATAGGTTCCTAATGTATCCTGAACATAGTATTCTGATTTGTGGGGAGTTTCACGCTTGATTGATTTCTTTAGGTCTTCAGAATATTCTCTGATGTAGGTTTTGCCTTTGACAGTCCAGCTGTCCTCAAATAATCTCATTTGTTTCCTTTTTATATTATAACATAATAGTCTTTATGTTTTCTTACAAAAACAATTCAGGGAACTTTTTCAAGAATTCAGTTTCTACGTAATCCTGGAGGTCTTGGTATTGCTGGAATGTTTCTATTTTGATTTCATATTTTTTACCGTTTACGCTAAGAGTGTAATACCCAGACTCCAGGCCGAAGCCCATGTAGTCATCTTTGAAGTATTTTTCTCTTAGGTAATTACTGAGGTCTTCTTGAGAGTAGGTCATTATTTTACCTTTGCTGCTGCTTCTGCTGCTTTTCTCGCTTTTGCTATTGCTTTTTCTAATGCTTTGGCTTCTTTAGCTTTTTCTTTTTCTGACTTTGGATTCAAGAACTCATCTGCTGGGACAATTTTCCCTTTTAGCATTATGTGAGTAGCAATTCCACGCTCAAGCATTTGTGTACTGTTCAACCAGTAATCTTTACCTTTATTCATTTTCTTAATTTCTTTCTTTGTGAAGTAAGGTTCAAGTGTTCCAAGAAGGAAAGTGTTGATTCTTTTATCACTGTGCTCAAGATGGTTTATCATATCGTCACGTTTACCGTAAGCACCACCTGAGTAACTGTGGAACATCAAGTCACTGTGTTCATATACTACTCTCTCTTTACCAATTAGGAATGCCCAACCACCTGCTGAGTAACCAAAGTTTACGAAAGTGACTACTTTACCGTGGAACATAGTGTCACAAAGGTTATAAAGCTCAAGGAGTTCTTCTACAAATCCACCATGGCTTGAAATATGAAACTCAAGTACATCTTCTGGTTTTGCTGATTGTAGTTTGTTGATGATACGCTGCATTCCGTTTCCATTTTCTCCAAAGTCGCCAAGGAATAGTTTGAAAATCGTAAATGGTTTTTGTTCTTCAAAAAAGCCTGGTGCTTCTTCACCTAGTGGTAACATCTCATGGGGTTTATTTTCCCAAAATAATGAGTGATGCTCTGCATGTATTGAGTTGTCTTCTGGGAATAGTGTTGGTGTTGGTACTGATAATTTCATTTGTTGCCTTTTTATTTTTGTTTACTATTATAACATAACATACCTTAGAGGAACATTAAATTTTTACATCATTTGTGAAAATAAACTTATGATCTTCTGGTATAGTCCTATACACTTTATGCGCTAAATTTCTTATTTCCCATAAAGCCGATTTATCTGTTCTTAGGCTTAGAAAGTTTTTCAGTGATCTTGCGTTGACCGTCCAAATAAGTTCTGTTTTATATGCCTCTGGTAATGCGTATTTAGCTACGTCATTACTTATACCAGCTTTGATAAGTACTTGGAGTTCTGCTAACGCATAGAAAATAGCTTCGTCTACGGCCTGGTTTTCTGTGTACACCACATATTCCCTAGAGCGTTTATACTGGAAGTCATTACTGAAGTCATTGAAAGTGAGTTCTTTTTTGAGTTCTTTGAGAGTATATCTAGTAGACTTCACCGAGTAAGAAGCAATTCTATGTCTTGCTAATTCTTGTAGTAACGCTCTACTCACCCCTTTGATCTCGAAGTTGTAAGACAAGTGCTCAACTGTTGATTGGTGCTTGAATTTATTTACAACTCTATTGATTTTTTCTTCGTTTGGGTTGTTTATGTCACATTCTTTGTCCCAGCACTTAGATATTGCTTGGTCTGTAATGGTAAGTGGAGTATGATGTAATAGAGTCACATTCACAGAATGATCTTTTTATCTGGCGTTACTAGATTCATTTTATCTTCTAGATAGATTGTTTTGATTTTTTGTGGTGCTTCTGTAGTGTAAATAGTGTTATCAATTGGTACTTTGATTTCTTCTAATTTCTTACCCAGGATAGCTTCATCATATGGGAAAATTTGAAGTTCACTCACTGATGGTATAATCATGTATGGATCAGTTATGGTGATGTGAGTCTCTGTTTCTATTGTCTTGCCCAAGATGATTTGGTTTGTGATTAGCTTAGTAATTTTGATTTCTGTTGGCTTAGATTGCATTTGTTTCCTCTCTTATTTGTGTTTCTTTGGTTATGTCTTCCATTTCTTCTTTTAGGTACTTCCATTTATCTGTTAGATCTGCCAGTTCCATTTCCAATTCGATAATATAGTCTGCTTGTTGGCGATTGATTTCTGTAAGATCAACCACTTGTTCATTTATTTTTTGTTCTTGGATTTTCATTATAGTCCTTTAGTTTTTACAACACTCGTCTGAATCACAATCTTCTTTGGCTTGTAGTTTTTTTAGTTCTGTAAGTTCTTCTTCAGATAGGTTTTCCATAAGATTTCTGATAAGGTCACCTACATAATCACCCAATACTCTTGATGACTCATCACCAAATGCCGCAAGTATTGTAGCTTCGAAATCGCTATCCATATCCACAGCCATTTGTTCATCGTCTTTCATTTGGAAGTCTTTGAATGGAGACTCTTGGTGTTTTGCGTAGTATTCTGATACTAAATTTTCAACAATTTCTGTGTCTGATACTTCCGGAGCTGTTATTTGTTCTTTATGTGTTTCTGTTTTCATTTGATACCTTTATGTTTTATAAATACATTATAACATATAAACCTTAAAGGAATCACAATGTTCAAAGCATATTTATTAGAAGAAATAGATCAAGAAATACTAGATCAAGAAGTTGAAGATATAACAAAAGAAGACCTCATTGGCCTCATTGAAGATATTGAACCAGATCTATATGACGACCTAATGGAAAGCATCCTAGAATTTATTGAAGATAAGTACGATACCGAAGATGACCTAGACGAAGCATCACCTAAAAAAATGAAGATGACTAAATCAAAAATGAATCGTAATAAAAAAGTAAATAAATCAGCTAAGCGTAAACTAGCTAAGAAAGCTAAACAAAATTACAAGAAAAATAAAGCTAAACATAAACGCTATAGAAAAAAAGCGGCTAAGAAGCGTAAATCAGGTAAAACTGTTGGTGGTAAGCGTATTAGAACTCACCGTTAGGTTGCGATATGGTTACAGTATTCAATAATTGAGTAACATTGATCTCGCTTCTTTTGGTTTTGTTCCCATGGAATAATTTGAAGATTTTTGATATCACCTATGATATGTGGAAGAATACTTCTTTTGAACCCCTCCTTTTTAGAAATTATGTGGTCTAGTTGATATGCTCCTTCAACGCCACATTTCCCTCGATTTTCGACATTTGGTAGGTTATATATTTTTTGTTTTGAAGTAAAGAATTCTATAAGAGACGTGTAAACACTATAATCACTTATTTCATCTTCTGATCTCCACCCACCATTAGCTCGTCGAGATGCTGTCATTTTTGATTTTGTAATTTTTGATGAATTTGAACACTCGTACGAACAGAATTTTTTTGAATAACCACTACTGCCATGATATCTCAATGGTGAACCACACGAACATGACGGTTGTGATAATACGTTATTATTCATACAGTAAACCCACTCCGAAAATGTTTTTGCCCAATGATTGTTTGGTAAATGAAACGCCAATGTTTTGCTTTGGTCTATTTTATTGTCTGATTTATATAATGTTGGTATGTCTTCTTTTGTAATTTCTTGGGTTTTGGTTGATTGCTTTTTATGCTCATAATCACATTTCCAGCTACAAGTATTCGAATACCCAGTTTTTATTGAGCGAGTCCACGTTCTAATTTCATTACATACTTTATTTTTGCATTTCGGAAATGACGTTATATTGTTTCTTACGCAATATACATACTCAGAAATAGTGTCACACCAATACCAGTCATCATGAGGCTTATAAAGCTTCGCCTTATTTGAGTTTATTTTTCCACTTTTGAGAATAATGTCGTGAACTTTTTCTGGATGAAGAATCTCTTTCATTACATCAAACCAGCTAGTTGAGAAGCAAAGTCATTCTCACCTGCGGTGACATTATCACCATTTACACTGAAAGTGTCCACAAATCGAAATTTACGGTAATCGAAGGAGATATCGAAGCTCCAAGTCTTTCCGGCCATTCTGTTTTTAACGAAATTGATCTTCATTTTGCCCTCTTCTTTCATTTGAGGTGTTTGAGCAATAATAAATGCACTATCCAGGATCATAAGTATGCGCATACTCTCCGCTAGAGCACTTTGATCTGCTTCTAAGTTGTTGATAGCCCCTCTGTTCAGTTGTAACGCAGTGAACATAACAATATCTCTTTTTTGTGCTATCGCTCTTAGTTCTTCTGCGATTGAACCAAAGTAAGCATAACTATTATCTAAACTCTTCATTCTGTCACTGGCCATAATACCTAAATAATCCACCATTACTATCGGCTTTTCCATGTCTTTCTCTGTCTTGAGTTTATCCAAGAAACTATCCAACCCTAGGGGTGTCAATCCACCCGTTGGAAATTCTTTTACCACTAGTCTACCAATTTTACCTTTGATGGCTTCAAATTTTACTTTGATTACTTGTTGGTCTATAGTTCCCAATGTGGCAATGTCAATATCATAAAGATTTGCGTATATTCTTTTATACATTTCGGCTTCTGACATTTCAAGTGATGCTATAACCACATCTCTACCTTGAAGTAACCATTGTACAGCAAATGCTACCATTGCTGCTGATTTACCTACACCTGATGCAGCCATTACCGCGTGGAGTGTTTTGGGTGTAAATCCAGATCCTATCATTTGGTCAAAGCTTGGAATATCCAACTTGATACCAGGTTTGTCTTTGAACTCCAGGAATACTTTTTCAATTTCATCTAACCCTACTCCCAGGTCTTCACTTAGTGATACTTTGATGGCTTCTTCTGCTAGGGCGTATGATTCTGTCATTAGTTCTTCATCGTGTGAACCTAAAGCATCTGCCCCTTTGATAATAGCCTTAGCAAATTTACTCATTTTGATAAATTTTTCTGTAAGGTCCACTAACAAATCAGAATTGATATTAGAGCCACCTTGGGCTTGAACAATAATAGGTTTGACTTGTTGCTTTATTTCCTTTGTGGCGTCTTTGAACGTCAAAAGAAGCTCTTTTAGATTTGGTACACTGGTATATTCTAGGTAATACTCTTTGATGTGTTCAAAAGTTGTTCTACAACCTGGATCCGTGAATGTATCAGGTTCTAATTGGTGTATTACTGTAGTGAAATACTTTTTGTCTTTTAGAAGATTAGTTATTACTTCCGTTTCTAGGATATGTTTTATATCTTGTTCTGGTTGTTCTTGTTCCATTTTTATCCCTTTTGAATTCCATGTTCATAGAAGTTATACATCTTGTTTCTTTCATCATCTGACATCAAGTTGAAATATTCCATAGCAGTTTGGTTGTTGATATTATAAATTTTACTAATATTATCTATAATCTTTATCATTTCTTCTGGTAGTTTTTTCTTGCTGAAGCTAATGAACTTTATCTTCTTTGCCATACCTACCATATCACTATAATCTTTAGCAAATCTATACTGCACCGGAACTGGAATGTTATACCAAAGGTTCAATGCTGATGCTATAGGCATAGAGTGTCTGTTGTTACTCAAATAAGAACACAAAAAGAAACTATTGATTCCAGCTATTTCTTCTTTGTTAGGTTTTATCTCAGGTTTGAATAAACTAGACATTACCTGCCAAGAAGTCAAGCCTTTTGGGGCCGTGGATACTTTTTCCTCTTGGGGTGTAGCCTCGTCCTCAGGCCAATCTACCCAACTCATATGATGCTCATAACTTCAGTAGCACACGCAACTGAATTGATATTACGGTCCCTTACCATGCTGTCGTAGCTTTGGTATTTAGCAATACATACTATGATTTGTGGTCTTACCGCAAGTGGAAACGTTTCTATTTGGTCATATAACATTCTGAAGATACTTGAACTATCAGCAGTTTTTTCTATAGTTGCTTTTAGACCTTTGAAGTCTTTTTTCATGATGTTTTCAATTACCAAGCTTGCTAGGGAGTCCTGGTCTGCTTCATCTTTGTTTATCAAAAGAGCACCAGTGTTACTGTATTCTTGTAATGAGTTGATGATCTTTCTGTTACTTGGATAGAAGTGTTGCAACAACCACTTTAGATCAGCCATTTCGTATTTGATTTCCTCGTTTTTCAGAATCTCTATGGTTCTTTTTGCCGTTTGTTTTAGCATATCTGCTTTGTTATTTTGGTACATCTCGTCATAATCAATTTCAATAAGTCTATTTCTTAGAGGTTCAATTAGTTTATTTTTATAATTACAAGTCAATATAAATCTAGCGTTTTTACTGAACTTTTCAATAAATCCACGTAAGGCAGGTTGGGTAGAATTTGGGTTCAAGAAATCTGCTTCATCTAGAACTACAATTTTAGGTCTATCATCAAAGCTGGCGGTGGATACAAACCCAAGTATTCTATTTCTTAGTAGGTCAATATTACTCTCAAGACTGGCATTGACGAATAAAGCATCTGCTCCGAGTTCTTCAATAATTGTATGACATAAAGAAGTCTTACCTGTCCCAGGAATCTTACCTGATAACAAAAGGTTAGGAATCTCACCTTGTTTTATCCATGCTTTCACATCATTCTTTACTGCTTCTGGAAGGACTATATCGTCGATATTTTTTGGTCTGTATTTTTCAATCCAAATAAATTCTTTTTCGTTTACTGATAACATTTTTATTCCTTTGTTTTCTTATTACTAATTATACACTTTTATTCTTAAAGTTTTCATATCTGACGTTGGTTTCGTTCGTAAATTGTAGCTATATGGTTTTCAATTTTGGGTAGAAATTTGAAAAATAGCTGGACTTGTTTTAGTTTCCTTTCTTGAATTCTTGATAGTTTTTTTGCTACTTTGAAATGCCACATATAATAATAAAACCCCAATATAGAAATTTCTTTATTAGTGAATAATTTCGACACCAAAGCTGGAGTTATTACTTTTGTTTTGAGTAGATCCATATCTTCTTGAAGTGTTTTTGTATATAAAATGATTTTTTGTTTTTCTAGTTTCAGTTCTTGTAGTTCTTCTGGTGTTATTTCATTTAGAAGCTTGAATAAATCAAATTTATTAGCATGGTATTTGTAAGTCAATTGTAAAAGTAAAAATTTGAAATCCATGGATGGCATGGTTTCCCACCTCTTATATTTGAAAAGGTATTGGTCTCTCTCTATACTGTTATCTTTGATGTGAGTTAGTTCATTGTGACTAAATGAGAATGCTACATTTACGATGGACATATGCATCTGTGAAAATACCATCATAGGTAATACTCCGGATAATATAATTCGTGGTGTTTTACTTCGTTCTTTAGTTCTGCTATTCGTTCTTTATCTTCTTTTGATAATGGGTTATGTTTTTTGATTGTTTGAATCTCAGCGTAAAGCCCAGCTCTATGTACAGCCATTGCTATTGCTGCGCTTGTAGGTATCGTATCCCTATAGCTTCCATAGCTTCCATACATTGAGTTTATATTCATTTTTTTATGTAACTTTTCTATTTCATCTGTTTCATTCATAATAAATACTCCGGATATTTTTTGTAAAATTGGTCTATCTCGCTGGTATCAAAGCCCCAGTCTGCGAGTTGTTCATATGAGTGCATTTTACCCTTTGTTGATAGTTGTTGGTGTCCAAGAAACCTACCATCTTCAATTTGGAAAAGTGAAGGGAACTGGTAAGTTCCCTTTTCGTAGTGTTCAACAACAGCTTCTGGTACCAATAGCTTCCGTAGTTCCTGAAGGTTTTTTACTATACGAGTCATAGGTAATACTCCGGGTATTCTTCTATTGTTAGCTTCTCCCCTAGTGAGTGCATATCCCATGAAAAGCCACCATCATTAGCTACTATATGATCATTCCTGACAGTGGTTATTTTGATGGGTTCTTGGTTTTTTATTGTTCCCACCATTTCTAAAGTCAAGCCTTGTTTGAATTTTTTGCCCTTACAGAAGTCTTCTGTTCGACCTTCTGCTTGTAAAGACCAATGCTCTATTGGGTATGGTCTCCATAACTCTCCTACTTTGAACTTTGGTTCTTGTTCTTGTTCTTGTTTGGTCATTTTTATTCCTTTTACTATTATAACATAATATACCTTACAAACACATTAAAGATAATACTCTGGATGGGTTTCTTTATTCCCAATATAGAAAAATTCACCATCTGTAGCAGAAACATTCCACTCCATGTGATAACCTGGTTCTCCTGCTAGTGTTTCACATAGTACGTTTTTATCTTGAGTTTTGATGTCTGTGGATAATTTGGTAATTCTTATTAGTTCTTGGAACCGTCCACCGTCAGTCCAAATACGGTAAATATGGTCTATTTTAGCATCACTGATATCAACTTTGGTGCCTAGTGTTCTCCAGCTCATAGATGGTACTCCGGGTATTCTTCTTTTGATAGAATCTTATCAATTTCTGTTATTTTGAAAGGTACGCCTTTGATTTTGAAGTCTACCACTACTTGGTAAGATTTATTGGGTTGTAGTTTTGCTATGATGCCGATTGGATGTTCAGTGAATAAACCATCTTTAGCTGAAACTGATACCATCATACCAACCTCTAATTTATCTAGGTCTTCGTATCTCATAGGAACCTTTCTGGGTCTTTTTCTTGGGTAATTTCTGTGTAAATTCCATGCTCACCAATGACGGAATCTATACTGATAACAGTTGGGCCTAGTTCTACTAGTCCATGTGAAGTGGATATAACGTCCAACTGAACAGACTTCCGATTTTGTTCTGAAGCTTTGGTGATTTTTACAACAGCATTGTTCCATTGGGTCAATTCACTAGTAATTAGATAAAATTTATTTATTTTTGTTTGATTTAGTTTCATAGGTAATACTCCGGATGGGTTTCTTGTGATATGTATTCTACCAAATCAACATCTCGGTGGTGTTCTTCTGCTGGTTTATCATCTTGTGAATTATAATTTGAAGAAGCCCCACCATATCTGGTATATGAAAAACCACCTTTGTCAATAATAGGCCAAATACCAAGATGTTCGTCACGAATATCGACAATTTCTGTTATATCTCCTGATCTAGTTTTGTATAACCCAATTTTAGTTATTTTCATAGGTTTTATTCTCATAAGTAATACTCCGGGTATTTAGATTTAGGTAATCTAGTTACATCATACCATCTTTGTGTTAGTTCACCAAACAAAGCTCGTTTCGGCCATGCCACTATATCACCTACTTTATAGTTATTGTGGTTCATTTTGAGTATTTTTAGTGCCTTGCCATGGACGTGTCCTCTTGGTAATTTAGTTACCTGAAAATATATATGAAATGGACCAGTTGGTGCATCACCTTCTACCTCAAAAACATCTCCGATTTTAGGTCTCATAAGTAATACTCCGGGTATTTAGATTTAGGTAATCTGATAGTGTTGTACCACCTTTCAGATAACTCACCAAACACAGCGTACTTCGGAAATACTACTTCTTTACCTACATCATCTTTGCTGTGGTTCATTTTTAGGACTTTTATTACCTTACCATGCACGGCACCTCTTGGTAATTTAGTTACCTGAAAATATATATGGTATGTGATTGGGTCTTTATTGTCTATCGCAAAAACATCTCCGATTTTAGGTCTCATAGGAACAACTCTGGTCTGTTCTCTATAACCATATCTTTCATGTAACTAACAGAACATTTATAATTCCGTCCGTTCTTAGTATATTCAATTGGATACGCTCTAGCTCTTGTGTTGTATCCTTTGATAACTATTGTATCGCCTTTGAACGTAAACGGTTCATTTAGAACATCTGCTTTTAGACCCATTACTGGTAATCTATCTTTGAGTGTTTTAGCTGCTTTTGTAAGTGTAAATTCGCCGTACTGATCTTCAGTCTTTTTTGAAATTGTTACCTTACTGGTCACTTCAAGACCATATCGAATACCTCCGAAAGAAGCTACTGCTCCATATTTTTTAGCTACTTTGTTCATAGCTTCGGTCATTTCGATTCTCATTTGTTCGACTTCTGTTTTTGTAAAGTTCATGTGTTCTCCTTTTGTTATGTACTATTATAACATAAAAGAACTTACACGAACATTAAACCTACCACTCGTCTATTTGTATTGTAGGTTCTTTGGACATTGGAAATACATGATTTAGTTCAAGTTCTGTATGCAACATCATCTTGAATTGTTCAGAGTCACCTAACGCATCACCTATATCTTGTGGGTCCAAGTCAAACTTTTCGCAGTAAGTTACTATTTTATCCAAAAGACTTTTTTCTGGTATTTTGGATATCTCATTTAGTAGTTCTACTATCTCTAACTCGTTATTTGCTATAAAATTCTGGGTATATGGCGAATTTTTCATAAAGTTCCTTTAGTTTTTTAGTAAGTCTTTTTGACTTAGGATAATCTGGCATCTTTATGGGCTTAGCCGCTAGTCTGTTCCAGTTGGTTATTTCTCTTTTTAGCTTGTTATAGCTTTGCTTCATTAGCTTTCTTGGTCTTGGTTTATGACTTGGATGAAGATATAATTCTCTTGAGTCCATTAGATAAGTATAAAGATTGAAAAGAAAATCTTCAAAACTGATATACTTAGCAACACCAGATCGTCTAAATTTAGAACGCATTTGGCCTTCTAAACTGTTAGCAAACTTATGAATCGTTCCACGTATTTGACCTTCTGCAGTTTCACTACATTCTGAAGATTCGTGGGCGTGGTCTAAAGCAGCGTCTGTTGGGTGGAGTGGAATGTCCAAAATTGGACACTTCCCTTTATTTCTTTTTAGCAATAACTCTCTGAGGTCTTTTATTTCCTTTTGAGACATTTGATGCATCTTAGTCCTTTAGTCGTCTGATACTAAGATTATATGCGTACTTCAATACGAAGTCTGTTTCTTTCTCAGTAATTTTATAGTCCGCGGGAATCCAAAATTCTGTAGCTTCTGTAATGGTGTGGCTTTTGATTTCTTTTAGAAGGTCATCTTGTATAAGATTAGGTAGGTCGTATTTCATTTTAGCATTTTCGAAGTCTGCTCCAAACGTGGAACAATTCGGATCTCTGTGTATCAACTTTTGATGTTCCAAAAAGCTTTCTTTACTCTTGGCTTGCTCTTTCTTCTGTTTATTGATAGTAGCAATACAAGCATTAAAAATGATCGTCGAGATATATGCGAATGCTGAGATAGGTTGGTTTGTTATTTTAGAAACTCTGTACGGGTCAAAGTTCCAGCAATAACTTAGAATGTGTTGTAAAGCTAGTGATTTCATTTCGTCTTTGTATGTGTAGTTGCTGAACTGAGGTCTGGATAAAATTTTGTCTGCCATATTTGTAATCATCATCCCAAACAGATTGTTATTTCTTGCTGTGAATGTTTCAGAGCTGAGATCTGTAATTTCGTCTCTAACTTGTCTTTTTTGTTTTTGTAGACCCTTTTGGCCCCCAACTGAAAGTAAGTCTAACTGATAAAATTCTTCACGGAGTTCTTCAATACGATCTAGGTTTGATTCATGTAATAAACTTGGATCTTCTTTGAGTTTTTTGGCGTTTCGAACTAATATCAATTCACTTGAAAGTACTGGTTCTAATAAGTATTTTTGCACTGTTTTTCCTTTGTATATTATTATACAAAAAACACCTTAAAGTTTCCTTATTTCGTCATTAGGTGAATGTTTGGTGTTATAAATACAGAAAGGATAAAAGGACCTACATGCAACAATCAAGTAATAATAGTTATAGTACCAGCACCAATATAAGATTTGGATCACTAAATTTGCCAGACTTATGGTGGAATGTACACGCTATAGAAATACCATCAATTAGTATGGACGTTCCAAGAAATGGCTCAAGATCTGGCGCAGCAACTACAATGGCACCTGACACTTGTAATTATACAGATCTTACGGTTGAACTAAGCATTGACAAAGACTGGAAGGTCTACAAAGACGTGTATCATTATTTCCTAGAAGGGCTAAATGTGGAAAACGGTAAGTTCTCTCACTTCAAAAAGTTTGAATTATGGGTAGAATTTCTAGATGGAAAGGGTAAATCACAACAAAAGTTTTGGTTCCACTCATGTAGATTACAAGACTTTGGTGGGATTATAGTAGCCCCAAATGATCCAGAAGATACTCTGCAGACACTAACCCTTACGTTTTCCGTAATGTATTACGACCACGACCAAAGATCTCTAGATGCTATTGAAGATGAACATAGATACGCCAAAGACGTACCAATGCTTAGAGGTTGAAATGAGTAAATATCGAAGAATATATAACCAAATAATAAATCGAGCTGTCCATGATAACCGAGTAAAAGGTGATGGTGTTTATTATGAGAATCACCACATCATTCCAAAATCAATAGCACCAAATTTAGATAAAGACCCAAGCAATTTAGTGCTACTAACCGCCAAAGAACACTTTATATGTCATTACTTATTGACAAAAATTTGTAGTGGTAATAATAAAACAAAAATGTTGAGAGCATTTCATATAATGAGTTTTTCACCAACTGGAAATAGAAGATGTTTTAGTTCTATTTTGTATGAAGAGAATAAAATAAAGTTGGCGAGAGCCCTACGAAAACCGCCGATTATGGTAGACTATAGACAAAAGTTACCACTAGAAAGACAAGTAGATTTCAAAAATGGTATAATTGAATCTCATGGACCAATAAATGCATTCATCACCAAAAATAAAATTTCAAATAATAAACCCTGTCAAGTTGGTCATAACAATCCAATGTATGGAAAGAAACATAAAGAAAGCACAAAACTTATTATAAAGAATAAGGCTATTATGCGATTGGAGAAGAACCCTCCCAAAGGAACCAAAAACGCCCATGCTAAAACTGTGATTATTTATGACTCGTTGGGAAACCTAAAATACTTATCCACTGGAAATTTCAACCAATTATGCACCAAATTTGGGCTGCCACGTCCACAACTTATGGTAAGTTACAAAAACGGTGGGTCACGTATTTATCAAAACAAAAACTATCATAACTTATTAGTAAAAAACAAAAAAGATGTTTTTATTGGCTGGTACGCTAAATTATTATAATCGAAAATCTAGTTTCCACTCTAATTCTAGAACACAAGCACTAGTCTTATGCACTGGTCTAAAAGTTTTCATACTAAAAATAGTACCGAGGTTATATTCACCTTCGGGTGTCAAAGTTAGAGCAGTGTTGTGGTTAGAGAACCCAGGGTCTTGTTTATGTCTAACAAATAAAGCCGCTTCACTCCAGTCTATATGATTCCCACTTTTTTCTAGTAACTCAAATAAGAATGTTATAACTCCATCTTTTACTGTGGTATTGACATCCATTCCTGACTCAGAGTGGTATGATGATGTACTATTTTTTCCCTTGCTATTGAAAGCTTCAGGTGGAACTGCATCACTCTTCATAATACCTTCCGTTAGAATTTTACACCCAGGATATGGTTGACCAACAACACCAGTTGGTTTCATGCTCTCATTTTCTGTTAGTTTTTCCCAAGTAGCTTGATATGCCTGTCCAGCAAAGTGGGTGTCTACTCGTTTCATAGCATTTAGTTTGGTATCAAGTGGGTTTATTGGTTTTGCGACATATACTCTATCGTTGTTTTCGTCTTTTACTATTTCACCATCTTCATCTAGTAATAATTCAGCACCTCTATTACCCAAAGCAATAGAACAAAGCCTAAAGTCTTCTGGTTGTAACGGGGTGATAGTGTCAACAGTTTTGCCAGAGAATGTGTCAAGTCCAGATACTAATTCAAAGTACATTTTAGGAACCTCTGACATAATTTGGTTTGGTGCTTCATACGTCTCAATAATTTCTCTTGTTTTTGCGTCTCTAAGGGTATATTTGAAATACCCTTTTACTTTATTTACTCTATCTAACATTATTTTTCCTTATTTTTTTATATTGAGTCATCTAAAATTGACCAACCTACTATTTTACCACCGTACGGTCTTCTATGACCAGCTAGTATATGGTTTGTCATAAACCCTCTGTATTTGATAACATCGTTTCCATCAACATCTTGTCCAATAACATCACCTGAGTGTATTGGTGCTAACACGTCTGGTCCGTTTGCGTTTGCTGCGTCTGGTCCCGTTGGATTTGGATCCATAATAAAGTCACCATTTTTAGAAGCTACACATTTTATTGAAAATTTTTCTGTAATTTGAGACTCTCTTGTTGCCTCTAAGTTATCAGCAATATTACAATGAATATCGTTTTCAAAAGTAACAATTTTTGTCCATCCTGAAAGTGTATCGTAATCCACTCTATAGTATTCAATAATTACTTTTGGTGCTTCATCTTGAACTTTAGATTGTATAACCCAAGCAATCAAATAGTTATTATTTTCAAATATGTATTTTGTGTACTCGTGTATTCCCTTTCTAAACTCTCCAATAGATTTTTTTATGTCTTTTAGAATATTGAATTGTATAACACCATTAGAATCTTCGGTACCCCAAGCATCCTCAGCAATACCGTCCCATAGACCTTGCATATATTTTACAGATATTGTCGCACCTGGAATATTTGGGTCTGGAATTGGTGTTAGAACTAAATCAGATTCAGAAAGCGCAAAAACTTTTGGCACTGGTTGGTGTTGCCCACCACACTCTATTTTATATTTAGATTCAGTTTCTTCATCCGGAGTATCATGTTCTTCTTTAGTATTATCCTCCACTCCAGAAGCTTCAATAAGTTCTCTTTGACATAAACAATTTACCTCTATGCGTTTTGATACAAACGCATGTGATACCATTGGATGATCAATATCCTCAGCGCCCAAAACCATACAAACTGATTTATAATCATATACAAATCCTATTGGATGAGCTAGAGGTTTTACAAATTTCTCAAAAATATCTTCTAATACATTACTATTTATAGCATATTCTAGTGGAGCAGGTGTTGTCAATTTCATATAAAATCTAGACATTGGTCCTTGAAGCTCAGCATCATAAGCAGATTTTTGAGCATACTTTAGACCTAAGTCTGTACCCTTTTTCATAATAAATGTTTTATTCGCTACAGTTTTTTCTTCTGTAAAAAGGTTGTTAGGTTTATTGAAAAACATTTTAGGGTCTAAAGCTTTGACTTCTTTTGATATTGTCAATAATCTATGTCTTAGTGTTGGATCTTGTCTAGCATCAAAATATACAGAATAGAAGTTATTTAGATAAGTCATTGCTAACTTATCTTGAACACCAATAATAGGATTGATAAAAAATCTTTGGTTTTCATCTAAACACGTTCCATCTTCTCTTTCATTGGAGCCTCTAATGTAAGATCTACGACCTTCTCCAAAAAGTCTACCATCACCAGTAGCAACTGGAAATCCATCTGGTAACATAGTACCATCAGGTGCCATACCTGGTGGGTTTTGCGCCAAACTTATATTTTTTAGACCATGGTTTTCACTCTCTCTCCAACCAAATGCTGGGTCATTGATGTCTATATTCTCAGATCCATCAATTGGAACCCAAACGTAGGTATCATGAGTTCTCATTGATTTGTTCCAATAATCTATAATGTTCATTGAAATCGGAGAGAAGTTAGCGACTGTATCAGCAAACGCATCAAACATTTCAATATTATCTGCGTACACTTTGTAAGGACTTATATTACTAATATGATGTTTGAAAACTGGGGCTCTAAGAATCCTAGTTTTTTCTATCTCACAGTAATTTTGTCTATGCGTTAAAATCATTTTGTGCCTTTAGTAATTGAACTTGACTTTTTTGAGTCTAGGGATAACATTCTTTGTGAATGGAGCATTTATTGTGTGTGCATCATTTGGTGCTTTAGCATAAACAATTTTGAATCTATTATAATCTCTAGCTGGTATCTCGTCTGGCCCTATTGTTTTTGTAGGGTCATTTGGGAACTGTGGATCTTGGCGAAGCCCATGTGTAGGATGATCAGTTGGGTAAAATTGATGATGCCCAAAAAACTTTATCTTCATTTGGTTATTTTTGTTAGTTCCAGGTAAACCAAAGTCTAGGTCTAATTCTATAATATTTTTCTTTACATCTAATCGATAAACACCTACTTGGTTTGCATTGACTTTAGCACCAAGGTATATAGGAATTTCTCTAACTGTTCTGTTGACAATATCTTCCATTTTTATGTAATCAACTTGGAGTTTATTACTAGCTGTTGCGGTAGTAGAACCATATGTAAACATATCAGTATCAATCCGTGGAAGTAGTGTCGAATCTACTTTCTCATCGATACCATCTGGGAGTATATCCTCATATGGCCATGCTAAGTTTATAATAATTCTTTCTTTCTTTATAGGTGATGAACCAACAACCGCCCCAGGATAAACTTGAGGGTGTTCAACATAATAAGGATCTATCATTTCTTCACATAATACACCATATAGTTTCGTTTCAAAATTCACACCAGTATCAAAACCAAGCCCTTGGTCAATTACTCTTTGTAGATTACTGTTTAGGTAATCACCTTCAAATTGCTCTAAAGTATTCACAAAATAATTATTTATTGTATCAAATACTTGTTTATTAGTAACTTCAGGGTTTGTGTGAATATCATATTTTACTACTTCTATATTATACTCAAAATCAATATATAATGGATGTCTATAATTTAGACCCATAGAAATTATCTTGAATGTATCTAAGTAATCTCTAAGACCATCATTATGTATTCTTGTATGTTTATCAGTAAAACCACTCCAGTCTTGTTCAGTTAGATACCAGTTCTGGAAGTTCTTTTCTGGTTGGTTTTCGTTTGGAATATATAGCAGGGCGTCTTTGTTGTTATCTACATTTTTATCCAATGTTCCAACTTGAAGTGTATAAGTTTGAGTAGTTATATTGAACTCTTCTTTATATTCTCTGTATTGCTTTCTTGGAGTTGCGGATACCCAAATCTCACCCTTTTGTCTTGGAGTTTCTTCTTCACCGCCCCACGCATCGGCTTCTTTTACAGCTTCATGCTTTTTAGAAATACTTGTATAATCCGATCTAGTGACAGCACGGTTACCAGTGTTATGAAATACAATAGCATTTTCTTTGATACTTTTATCAGATTCAGCTAGTCTACCTTCTTGAATCATAGAGTATTCCATAACTTCAAAAATTTCTGAACCTCTACTGTCCACTACTTCAAAGTTTTCTGTGGCTCTACCAAGTGATCCTGAACTTTGTAAGATGTCAAATTCAATTTGAGTTTTAGATCTTATACCATTACCTAATCCAGCAAATTCAAAAAATACAGCGGGGTAACCTAGGATAATGTTTTCCATTCTTGCGAATTTTCTTTGGTTATAAGTCAAGGTTTCGTCAACTAGTAAACTTTTTGAAACTGTCCAATGTTCTCTAGTTCTTGTCATTCCATTTTTATCGATATATGTCAAGTAAGCTTGGATACCTTCATTTTGTTCAACGTTCACATAAGGAACTAGGTAATCTTGCTTTGTTTTAGTTGTCTTTTCATCTATATAATCAATAGCTTGTACTTGTAATTCAGTATCTTGATGTGATCTAGTGAGTTGACCTTCAATTACTTCTATAGTTGCTATAATATCAGTTCGCCCGTCTTTTTGTCTTGATTCTAAAACATCTAGGTTAGTAAACCCTTTTGGTTGACCAGGACCATTGTCTGGGTTGATTGTAATAGCTGGACCAGTGTACCAGTAGCTTCTTTCACCATTTCTAAATTCTGTGTATGGTTCTATCTTATACCCAAAGTGAAATACATCATCTTGGACGTCTACTATAAGTTGTGCACTAGGATCTTCAGAGAGTGGTACCTCGTAAACAAGAACCTCATGACCAGTATAAAACATAGGTTTGATTTCTAGTTGATATTTGTAAGAAGTAACCGCTCTTGGCTCGTACCCAAGTTGTCTTGCTCCCATAAGAATGTTCATTCTTTTTGTTGCTAAGGGCAATATGGTTTCTTGTAAATTGATTGCGGTATTCACATTCAACGAAGCGATGGCATAACTTATTACTGAAGCTAGTTGAGAAACATTTGAGCCTTCATACATAACATCTGTCATTCCATTTTGGAACATTAGTTGTTTCATTAGGGTTTCTATCTCATTTTGGTCATATGGTATCAACGACGCTTCTATATTCTTAAATTCTTTTCTCATTTTTATTCCTTAGTTTGGCATTCTATATTCTTCTATCTTACGTCCGTTGAGATAAGTGAAGTTGTTATGGCTAAATGGTATTAGCAGGTTCTCAGTGATGGTAGCATCAGCCATAATAGCCTCATATCTAATATCAATAATAATTCTATTATATTCTGGCGCAAATGTGATTTTGAGGTCTTTGAGTGTTACTCTTGGTTCGTACTTTTCGATAGCATTTTCAATAGCAGTATATAAAGTAGCTTCAGTTAGATTATCAAATAAATCAAATATATCACGCTGAATTGGGTTACCAAAATTTGGTTTTCCAGGTACTTCATTTTGTTGAATAACAAAAATATTTCGGAGGCTATTTTTTATAGCTTCCAAATCGTAGTCATCTTTGTATCTTGCTAGTTTTCCATGGTTGAAAACTGAACTTATGTCTTTATATGTGTACACCTCTATCCTTTTGTGTTATTTATAAGAATAGAGTTTTTGTTATCCGTGTGCTGGACCTACGTTACCACCTGAACCCGATACTGGGTGTAAGTGTCCAAATAATGAGACGCTTTGGCCATATATTGGAGTTTCTTTAGATGGATCGTTTGGAAATGCTGGGTTTGCTAAGTATTTTTGCGTTACAACATCAATTTTAGAAAATATTTTTTCTTGTGCTTCAATTCCTTTACCTACACCAAGTTTTCCTGAGATTTCAACATCTCCATTTAGTGCTATAGCATCCGCTGAAATATCAACTGTTTTCGCAGCAACAGTAAAAGAGTCACAGTGAATAGTCGCTTTTCCATCAATAATTGTTATTTGGTTAGCGCCAGTGACTGAAACAGTTCCCGATTCTGTAGCAATTTGAACATCATTAGGAGCTTTTATGAGAGTAGTTCCATTACTTGCTATTTCAATTCTTGCTCCATCATTAGTCCCAATACTCCAAGACTTGTTTCCGCGACTTGTATCTACTACTTGAGCTATACCGTTTTCATATTGAGTAACAATTTTGTTTTCTGTTTGTCCCATAAAGTCAGTTCTGAGAACCTCGTGGAAGAAGGCTCCTGGGACAGCACCAAGACCAAACCCACCAACAATTTGGTCCATAATCTTAATTGGTATCTTTTCTACACCTCCAAGGTCAATATCCAACTCACCTAAAGCACCTAAAGCGTTATCAACAACTTTCTCTGCTCCAGCTACAGCAATGTTTATTGACCGTATAGCGGATGCTTGCACTTGTCCCAAAATTCTATCTGCTTGGTTTGATAAAGCACCAAACATTTCTTCAATGTATTTGTCAGCTTGGTCTGCTAGTAAGTTTCCAAGATCAGCTGTTATTTTACCAAATATTATCTCTGGTAATTTTTTGATTGTAGCAAATTTAGCCAAAGTTTGTGTATGAATTGATTGCAAACTAACAATATTTGACTTTATATAAGTAATTGTATCTGTTTGTTTTAGTTTTACTTCGTCTAAAGTGATTGTAAGAGTTTTTCTAATTCCACTTTCTGGTTTTGGTGGTGGTAATGTAACCGACTTATATGATGGTATTAGTTTTTTAGCAACAAACGGAGCATCAGGTCCACCTGGACAACCCATAGCATCTGGACAGGTATTACTTCCACAGAAGTATTCACATTCAACAACGATAGGAGGTTGAACAGTATTTCCAGGTATATCTGGATTGAGTCTAAGTTTAGACTGACCAATAAGTTTTATTTTATTTGTTTGAAGTCCACATTTAGTAACTCCACCCGGTACAGAAGGGTCTGAAGTATCTTGATATGTTTTGCTACATTTTGTATTCTCAGGCAAACACAAAGCTAAACCATCACAAACTAGGGGTCGTTTTTTACAGCCAGAATCTATCCCGCTACAACTTGATCCACTAGCTTCCCATACGCCAGAACTAGTATCCGCGGTTATGCTTGGATCACAACTAGAACCAGAACACTGATTATTACAAGCAGGTTGAACATCTATATCATCTGATAAACATGGAATCCACATTTCGCCACCAGATAAGGTTTGGATACTTTTTTCCCAATCATATTTCATATTATAGGTGATTGGTTTTGTTCCACAAATAGAATTGTATTTTTTACAGTCTATTTTTCCACCATTTGTATTTAAAGCTTTTGGTCTACACCTAATCTTTTGTTGATACTCGTTTTGATGACATAATCCATCAGAACCAGGTTTTGGTATTCCGGGTCCACCACAACCTGGAGGGCCACCACCACACCCACCATCATCTTTATCTGCATTTGGGTCCACAGTCCCACAAGTTCCAATAAATGGTTTGACAGGTTCTACTATTTTCTTTGTAAGTTTGTCCATCAGAGGCACAAAAATAGTTCTTGCCAGTTTTTCTGGGTCTAGTGACGCAAGATCTGGTATCGGAACACTTTGTAATTCAGTATTTTCTATAACAGAATAAGGTTTACCCTTTGTGTTGTTTGGGTCTCGGAATGCGTTTGATCCTCCCGTTACTTTGAATTCTGTTTCTGCTTTATCCAAAGCTTGTACTTTACACATCTGACCAATAGTTAGAGTATCCTTTTGACCCTTTCCTGAGTTGGCACCAATTCTGGGTTGAACCAAACACCAAGGGAGTTCACTCTCTGGCATCTCTGTTTGGTGATGACCTTGAACTCTTATTTTTACTCTGTTTCGAGCCTCTGGGTCTTTGTTATCTATTACAACAGCATCATATTCTTTTATCATTTACGTTCCTTTACTTTCCTTTTTATTTTCCTGGTCTTCTGAGATATAATTCTTGCATAAAGTACCAACCAATTATCTTATCTCTTACATAATAAGTTTCCCATTCTCCACTAAATACCTTATCATATTCATTACCTGAATAAAACTTTGGTCTTGGTAGATTAACTTCACACTTTACACCTATCCTATTTATGTTTCTACCCGGAACCCAAATTCTCATAGTTTGGGCGCCTTTTAGACTATTGAAGTATTTCTTTTCTTCGTTAGGTTTAAGAATCAATTTTGTTCCTACTTGGTGTATGCCTTCCGATACTTTAGTGCCAGAAGTTATATTTTTGTCGTTCTTTGATTCTTTAGCCTTTTCTTTTATGGTTGTTTGTTTGATACCATCTTTTGAGTCTTTGGAGTTCACTGTTTGGTCTTGATCTGAGTGAACTTCCGATTTTACATTTTGTAATAAAACATCACTATTAAACCCACCTACTTGGAATTGTACAATACGGTTTGCCGCAATATCAGTTGTATCAAATATGAAAACTTCACCATCATTTTTTAGAACATCAAAACTCAAGACCTCTTTTGGTGCTATATACGAAGCAGCACGGTCAACAATTACTTTATATCCCTTTTCTAATGATGTTTCTTGGAGTGTCTCAAAAAAGTTTTTACCTTGTGACACAACCATGTTTATTTTTTGTTCTACTTTTTTTGGAATAACCGTTATTCCATCCACATTTATTGTTTGAAGATGTTGTTTTATGGCATCATTGAATTTAGTGTCTGGGTATCCCTTACCCTTGAATGTTCCTTCCATACGCCTTGATGCCATATCTACTAATTCCAAATGAACTAGTTTTTGGTCTTTCTTATCCGTTTGTTGAGTCATTTTGGAAATATAAAATTCGTTATCAATTGAACAACCTAAGCAATCAGTATACCCCACTTTTAGGATTCCGCCTTCGGTTGGGTTTGCTCCAGATCCATTTAGAGTGGATGTAAAACCCTCATTATCCAAAAATATGAAACTAGCTTGAACCTTGGAACCACCATAAACTGCTTCAAAATCAACAAAAGCTGATTCTTCTAACTCACAATTATTATACTCCACAAAATAATCTCTACAAGCCCAAGCTTCTGATAATTTTTTGTTGACTCCTAAACTCATTAGTAAACCCTTCTACTATTTAGATACTTTTTCATTAGGCGCTGAACTCTAGCTAGGTTTTTAAATTTGGGCAATACAATGATGCTTTGCTTAGTATTTTGTTCGTCAAGTGATTTGTTTATTTTTCTTAGATAATACTTTTTCTGTTCTGGCGAGAGAACCTGTTTTTGTGTTTCTTCAATATTTGCTATTTGGTTATTAGCAATCATTTCTTGTGTTGCGTTATCAAAAGGAGCATCCCAAAGATATACATCATTATTCAATGCTAGGACAATATCACTAAGATTTGGATCTTCAAAGAATGCGTTTGTTATTACCTCAGAACGTTCATTCATGAACCTATTGGTGGCAAAGTATAAACTTTCGTTAGTAAAAGGTAACTGTTCGATACCAGTATGATAAAATTCAAAATAATCTCTTACTTTATATATTTCGCCTTTTCTGTCGTTTTCCAATTGGTTTATTATTGGTTCGAAGTCGTATATTGTTTGTTTCATTTTTATTCCTTTATGCGAATGAATTGAAATCACCAGCGTATGGTGACTCTGCTGGTAGTTTATCTGATAAATCTATTGGCGATTTTGTTATAGTATTTATTACACTAGGGCCTTCTTGATTTTGCGTGTTGGGCGCATCAACTGTTGATTTTCCCCAATCAACTGATATATCATCAGCATCAATGGTTCCATTTCTCCAATCTTCATCCAACATCTCTGGTTCTGGAGCTTGTGGTATACCAGTATTAGCTGCGGAGTTTGCTCCTCCACCTGCCCCAGCTGTTTGAGTTGACACCGAACTGCCAGGTCCAGTTGCGCCAGTTGTTGCGGAACCACTCGTACAACTTGGTGTAGAACCAGTACTAGCTCTAGGTGGTGCCTTACTCCAATCTTCCATAAGTTTTGGTTCTCTATCTTTGAATGTAATTGATAAAGAAACTGTTTTAGGGGTATCATCGTAATTCATTTCCATACCACCACCAGGTGAGTAATCTATGCCTATATCTGTTATAACTACTTCGTAAAATTGTAAAGCTTCGTCCATAAGTTTATTTCCAAATTTTACCCTAAAGAAATGTGGACTTTTCAAAAGTATTTTCCCAGATACTGATGCTGGACTAGAATATTTTTTTAGTGTTTTTACAATATCATGAATGGCTTTTGATTCTGCAGCGTCGTTTGGAACTAAATTCCAAGATAGGTTCACACTTCTAAAAGCCGATTCTGTGTACATAGAAACTCTATTTCTGTCAAAAGTTATACTTCTAGATCCAGACATTTTTGAAATAATTGATGCCATATCTACTACGGTATCTATCCCTTTTGTTACACCGGGTATATGAGGCTTTACAGTACCAAACCATCCAGCTTCTTCATCATAACTGTGACTCATTGATTCTTGTATTTCATTTGGTAATGGTAAAAACATACTAGTAACAATAGTCTTAGCATGATTTGCCACACTACCGTTCCCTAAATGTCCAGTACCTAACGCACCAACCGTTTGTTGAAAGCTTGAAGCTGCTCCACCAATAATTGAAACAATTCCATTTCCAAGTGCCATAGCTGCCGAACCACTATTTGATACTGCGGATCCAACACTAGCAGCATTACCACTAATGACAGCACCACCTATTTCGCCAAGTTTATCTTGAAGGGCCCCTTGTATTTGGGAAACTCCATCAGTTATTCCTTGAATACTTGCCGCAAGATCACCAGAATAAACAGATATTTCAACGTATTTAGCTGCTGGGTATGATCCATGAGGATATTTTAGTGTCGCCTTTGGTTTTTCAAGGGCTCCAGATACTACTTTGTTTAAACCTTGTGTACCTCTATTGAATAGTTCTATTCCATTTTTTGCCATTTTTATTCCTTTATTGTGGTATGTCGATAATGCCAGTTAGGTTATCGTTTTGTGGTATATTTGTTTTTTTCATAACGGTAGCTACATTACTATTTAGTGCCGCCAGTTGTCTCTCTATTACTTGATTTCTATTTTGAATAACTTGCATTTCCAAAGAACCATTTGGGATAATACCACCTAGTTCTGGGATATACATTGATCCTATTGGTTTTGTTATTGTTGATCCCATAAGAGCCATTGTAGCGGCTACAGAATTTTGTGTAGTATTCGAATTGGCTCTAGTGGTAACACCTTTCATCCTAAACATCCCAACTGGTGAACGTTTTGAAAGATAAGGTCCACTTGGAACTTCTATTACTCCCCTACATCCGGGTTTACCAGCAGCAGCTGGACCAGTACAATCTTCTCCACCCGATGAGTGTATCAAGGTATTATTTGATCCCATTATCCCAACGTGTCCATCAAACATTATAATATCACCACCCTTTAGATCTGAAATGTTAGTGATAACATCTGCCCTGCCTTCTCTTACGGCTTTTAATAAATAAGTCAATTGGGTTTTGGTGCCTCCTGGAAAATCTTGTATTCCCGCTTGTTTCATAACCTTTTGAACAAACCCTGAACAATCCAACCCAGCGTCATTTCCTTTTCCACCCCATGAATATCCTACATTACCTACCATCGCTCTTGCTATACCAACAGAACCAGACCCACCCCAATCTTTACCAACTTGAGCAGATACACCAGAGGACATACCAGACCATGTACCACCAAATGCTTTGGCTGTAGCCGCCAAAAAGCCAGTTCCCGCAAATAATTTCATTACCGCCAATTTCATGGAACTTCCTGAAGCCATAGCTGTACCAGTTTTTAGGTAATCTTTAGCTTGGTTCACAGCGCCCATCAATCCAGAAACAATTTGAAGATTCTTTGATGCTGCTTGTTTAGAATTTAGCACAGTTCCGGGTTTCATACCTTCCTTTTTAGACATCCATTTTACAAGATTCATCATTTCAGCCGCGCTAAACGTTCTCATTACTTTATAAGGAGATACTCCAGTATTATTTACCAAATAATTGATATAAGCTTGTGTATCATTTTCGCTATTTGGCGCATATCTATGAATCGCTTGTTGTAAAGTAAGATTTTTATAATTTCTACTTTGAAGTAAATCAGCTTGAGCTTTATATCCATCTTTTAGTGAAGTCCATATAGCAAATACACCATCTGAACCTACTGCTCCATGTGATTTAGCGAAACTTCCATACTTTAAATTTCCTGGGTTGTTATTTCTCCAATTTCTATGTCCGCCTAATTTTACGGATCCATCTGGATATTTTACCCCATTTTTCCCATTTAGAGTAACTATCTGAACAGCACCTTTACCACCATCAAAGTCTTTTACGCCCATTGATGTTATTGCGCCCATAGCTGTTTTAGCCTTACCTAAATGTGAAGCATAATCTATATCTACTGATTTTTTGAATTCATTATATTTGTTTGTTGCGGTATTTAGTATAGAGTTATCAATTTTTGAATTGCTACGCGTAGAAATAAGCGCTTCTCCAAAAAGTGTAAAGGCACCCACAGCCTTTCTCTCTACTTTATATTCGTCTTGTGATAACCATGTTCTTCCAGTTCTTTTATTGAATTCAGCTCTAAGATTTTTTAATAGTATTTCACCGGCTGGAGTAATGGTGCCTTCAGCTGTTGCGTTCATTAGAGCTTTTATTTTACTAATTAGCAAATTCTCTTTTTTCCATATTTCTTTCCAAGCATCTACTTCTTTCTTTCTCTTTGCTAGAGCTACATCATATGCTTTTTGATCTAATTGTCTAGCCACAGTACCCATATCCAACCTTGAAGAGTTTCCTCGTTCTTTTGCTAAACGGTGCATTCGGTTACCTTCGTTAGTGACATAATTTATATTATTGCCGGTATAGGTGGCTAACGCTTGAGTATTATTTTCCACCATATCTAGTATTTGCTCTAGTATTTTTATAGTATTTGTTCCGGAGCTCCCAGCTCTTCTACCATGTGAAGTTTTTTTATATTGTTTGATTGCTAAATTTAAATTCTTTCTCATAGATTTTTTAGATCTGTTTTTTAGATCTCTAGCTCTTTTTGCTCGATCGGGGGCTGGATGTGATTTTAGGGCTAAATCTGCTGTTTTCCATAGATCATAATCTATATTGAACGCAGCCACATAATCATGAAATAACATATCTTCTACGTGTCTTTGTGTAAAGTTTGTTTTGCTATACTTTTTGAAGTCTTCTTTTCCCATCATTAGTTCAGCTAGATTTGTTCCGGTTGGCCCAAAATTGAAATCCAAAGCATTCATTAAGATTGGCTTTAGTATATCATTCCATGTTGCTTGTTTTACGACTTTTAGTAAATCAACAGTCATATTTGCTAATACCTTAAATAACTTACCAGCACCACCAAAAACAGCTTTGAGTGGATCTTTTTTGAGCTCTGAAAAGAACAGTTGTGCTTCGTTACCAAAAGTTTCCCATGATACCTTTGATGCGTAAGTTGACCACCATTGGGTTATACCATTCCACGCATCACCTGCTGCACCGAGAACATTATCTCTAAAGAACATTATAACCTCTTTGATTTGATCATCTTTCACACCCAAAAGGTTCGCAAATGCTCTTGCTGCTGGTAGTATCAATAATGCAGACCACTTACTAACTTTTCCAGTCATCAAACTACCCAAAAATTTAAGGGGGCTTTTCACAAAACCTAATAATGCTTTACCAAATCCAGGTTTCCCTAACATAGATGCTAATCCCAGCAAACCACCAACCGCTGCTTTTCCCAGTGAGCCTATACCAACAACAAACTTCCAACCAGAATAAACTATGTTGAATGGAGTTTTAGCAAAGAATAAGAATGTTTTACCTAGAGTTTTTAGAGCCGCAGCACCTACATGAAGTAAAGGAGCAAATACTAATTTCCATTTTAGAATCATTGCGGATATCCAATTCATTCCACCAAGAGCTCCGTCTTTACCCACCTGTCCAGCGTGGTGTATCATTTTTTCAATACTACCAGCAATTCCAGCTTTACCTTTTTTGCCCTTTCTACCCGATGAACCATTTATTCCCCACCCAGCATTCTTTATAATTGTTTCTAAATTTTTGTTTAGCTTTTTTTGGTCTTTATTTGATTTATTTATTTGTGTATTTTGTTTGGTTGATACTTTAGTATTATCCGCAATTTCAGCTAGTGATTTATTTATTTCTTCAGCAAGATTGATATTCACATCATTTAAACGCTTTAGTTTATCTCGTTCTGCACCAGTTTCTGCATTTACATAAAAAGTTTGGAAGTTTATATCACCAAATGAGTTTTTTACTTCCTTTATTGATTCTTTTGTTTCCCATCTAGATTGTCTTTGTCTTTGTTGTACCGTTTTCGGTAATTTCTTTTCACCAAGTTTGCCTAAGAGTTTATCTTCTTCTGCTTTTTGGTACTCAGATTCTCTCATTGATTTGTACGCACCAGCTAGTTGTTTTCCTATTCCTGCCAAAAGTTACTCCTTCTATTTTTTATATAAATATGTTATATTGTATTTATAAAGGATTACAAAATGGAAAGAAGTTTCAATGGTTTTACTGGTTATATGAATGAAGCTAATGCTAGCGGTATTGATAAAATAATCAAAGAACGAAAAACAATTATAAAAAATTTAGGTAAACTCACCAAATATGTAGCTAAAGATGATCAAAAAATATTCAAGAAAAGTATAAAATTGTTAGATACCAATTTACTAGAATCTATCAAAAAATACCAAAGTCTTGGTGAAAATAAGATACTTCAAAAAAACATATCAGGTCTTATAAAATCTATGGAGCACCAGTTGATGTTACCACACCAAGGGAATGAAATAGAAAAGATTCTCAAAGAAGATTACTATAATGTTTGTGATGCGATGGCTGGTGTTGTTTTTGCTAAACTTGACCCAAAACTCATTATAAAAGAATCTAGTGTTCAGAACGAGTCTAGAGCTGGTGTGATTGGTGCTCTAGGTGGAGGAATGTTTGGTATGTTATTAGGAGGGCCACTTGGTGCTGCTTTAGGTGCTGCTTTAGGTGGGTCTACAGCTGAAGCAAATTCAGATACTATCGATTCGGGGATAGATGCTATAATGAGTATAGACCCAGAAGAAGCTCTTATGACTGCTGGTATTGGACTTGGTACTTTTGCTGGGATACTAACTGGTACATTACCCGTAGCAATCGCTGGTGGAGTAGTTGGTGGAGTAATTAGTAGCATTTTATATGATGAAGTAGCAACAAAAGGAAAGGTTCTTTCAAGAGTTGGGAAATCTATAAGAAATACTTCATCAAAGACAAAGAAATTTACAATAAAAATGTATAATAAAATATTAGATAATAGCATATACATCCAAAGACGACGTATGTCAAAGGCACTAAAAGCACAATGGAAACTAAGAACCGTTTAAGGTAAACGTGTTATAATTACAAAAGGAATAATAATGACAGAAGACGAAAAAACAATAGAAGCAATGAAATCAGCGAGAAAATCAGAAGCAGGTATACAAAAACCTAAAGAAACACCAAAAGAAATGACACAACCAAATGCTTTGGGTGTTGTTAGAGTTGGTAATACCGACGTTACACTTTCTCCATGGAATGGTAAAACAAAAAAGAAAACAAAAAAGGTTTTTGAATTTGTTGAAAGACTTCAGGATGTTGATTTTCAAGCTGTTCTCGAAGTGCTCATTTACGACCAAGTCACAGAAGATTTGTTGTTTGATGAATATGAAACAAAACTTATATTATTGAAACTAAAAGAATTATCGATTGGTAGCACAGTAAACTTCGATGTAGAATGTGAAAAATGTGGATCGTTAGTTCATATCAAAACAGACACATCAAAATATAGCTACACCCCAGCAAAACTTCCACATAAATTTAGTGACAAAATCAACTTTGTTGTTCCCAAAAAATCAACATATGATGCCAATGTGGTTGAAATAACAAACGCAGAAGATTATGATGGAATTACAACTAACGAAGACATTGAGTTATCATCAAGAATTGAAATTGAAGAAAAAGACATCACTGGTGTTATCAACTACCTAGACGATGCTCCCCTAAAGGACGTATCGGAACTAATATCGGAACTAAAAGATTGTTACGCAAAATTTGAGATGGAAGTGGATTATGTTTGTGATGCTTGTAAATCAAAAGGCACTACAGAAGTGGACATAATGACTGGTATATTTGAAGAATTAGTGAAATAAATGTTCAGCTTACCTATGAATTATCTTCATGACAAGGTAAAAAAACTAAAACCATACAACACAAAGCAAGAAAAGGAAACTTTACTTGCTGATGATGATTCCACATTATATGAAATTCTATCAATAATATCAAACACATCACCAAAAAACGAACCAGAAGCATTATATCTAATGCTGAAACTTAGAGAAATGTCCGTCTCTGATGTGTTGGATGTTAGGGTAGAATGTCCAAAATGTTCTGCAGTAAACGAATTTCAAATACCTATTTTTTCTCAAGATGAGTTAGACACATCAATACCCATTGGTTTGTTTGAAACTATAGAAGAATTTATAATCAATACTGACGAACTGCCGCTTAGTGAATACAACAATTTACAAGATGTTATGAATTCAAATAATAAAATATTATTGCCAATCATGTATAAAGAAGAATGCCGAGTTCAGACCTGCCAAAGTGAAATCGAAGTAACAGTCAACCCAAGAGACTCATTGAGTAAATCTTCTCTTAGTAGCATCTATCACGAGTATTTTTCTTTTGGTAAGTTTCTACATTACAGCAATAGAGATGTAAATGAGTTATTACCGTTTGAGAGAAATATATTATTCCAACTTATAAAGAAGGACGTAGAAACCCCCACTACTTGATACTATAAATAGTAAAAAAGGATAGTAGTGAGCATTCATAACATAATGACCAACGCGTTACATGCTGATTGGTGTTACACCGACGACTTTCAATTATATATTTACAATAAAAAAGTAGCAATGAATATCAATAATATGCAACCACAAGCAATATTAGATATGTGCACTATATTAGTAGATACCCCACAACTATCTTCAGATGTCACGTCAACATTAGTTTCCAATACATGGAGAATACATAACTCAAATTTTCAACCTTTTTCTTTTTCTGTTACATTTAGAGATGTTGGTGGCTTAGGTTTAAAAAATTATTTCACTGAGATATGGGTACTTCAACAAACCGAGTATTTCAATGATATCAAAACAGAAGTATCACTAATTGCTGGTGGAAAAGGCATATTTGACACATCAGATTGCTTAATATCAAATATTAGTCAATCTCAGTTCGACAATGGAAATAATCAAATTTCAGAATTTACTGTTGAATTTACATCACCAACAATTTCAAATAAAGCAGTAAATAATTTTGGTAAATACGAAGCAAAAGGCGAATAATGAAAATACAAAATGCTCTAAATAACTATGGTGGGAACTTTGCTAGACCTACTAAATTCACGGTGATGATATCTCCACCAATGATGTTAGCATCTGGAGGAGAACGAGCTGTAGATATCTTATGCAAAAGTATTTCAATTCCAGAAACTTCTTTAGAACCAATAGAAATATCTTATAAAGGACATAAACTAAAACTTCCTGGAAGAACCAACCAAAGTCAAATAGTCACCTGCACATTTTATATGGATGAACGATATGATATAAGAAGAATGTTTCAGGACTGGTTAGATATAATGGATCCAAGTTATTACGCAAAAGGACCTGTTCCAAGCACTAATTCAGAAAAATATGGGGATATGGTTGTAGAAGCTAGAGATTTCAATGAAAGTGGACGTGTAGTAGAACAATTTTCGTTTGAAAATTTATTCCCAATAACTGTCGGTGAGATGGAATACTCAGCAGATTCAAAAGACACCGTTATGGAAATCACCGTTACATTTGCATACTATCGCATGATTGGTGATTCATGGAACCAACATCAGATGGATAATCAAAGTAGTGGTGCTAGTGGTTCTAGTACGCCCAATCTCCTAAATTTTATGAAAACAAAGGATAATTATGGCAAGTAAAATTAGACAACTAGAAGCAGCTCTTGGGGCTGGTGCTAGAACAAATAAATATAGAGTAATATTTCCATATTTTGGTCAAGAGATAGATATACAAACACACGCTATGTCCTCACCAGGATCTAGTATGGGAGTAGCAGAAGTGTACCTAAAAGGAAGAAAGTATCAAATAGCTGGAGACCGAGCCGATGAAGGTTCTATGTCATTGACTTTTTATAATGATCCAGATTTGTTAGTTAGAAGGTTTTTTCTTCAAATAATAGATGGAATTCAAAACTTCAATACACCAATTACTATAGAAAATGGATCTAATATGGATACTCTAGGGCGTGATTTTTTATCTTCTAATAACTTTTCTGGTTATTCCCAAAAAAACATAAGCAATCGAATATCATCTGCTTATGATGAAATTAGAAGAAACTTTGATAGTTTATCTTCAGTTTTTAGAGGAGCCGCAAATTATTTATCTGGTGGACAAGAAAGATCATTATTTAGTTCTAGTGTGAATGGTATGGATCCTTGGTATCAATCAACAATTACTATCCAACAGCTAGATAATAATATGGATGTATCAACAGAAACTACAGTTTATAACGCGTTCGTTACTGATGTGTCCGCAATTGAATATACAGATGAGGTTGGTGATATATCAACAACCACAATTACTTTAGCATATACTGGTATTGATTACGATAGAGCAAATATCTAATATTATAAATAAACAAAAAAGGAAATAAATATGGCAACAAATAAAATTCGTCAAATAGAATCGGTACTTGGAACATCAGGTAGATCAAATAAATACAGATTCTCGTTTGCGTGGCCTAGAGGAATTCAAGGAAATACAGACTTGGCTTCAGTAGATGTTTTAGCTAAATCAGCTACAGCACCAGAAAGAGAACTAGGGGTTATTGAACTATGGAACCAAGGACGTAAACACGTTATTCCAGGTGATACAGCATTTAGTAATGTTTGGTCTATTGATTTTTACCTAGGTGAAAACCACAGTTTGAGATATGATATGATGAGATGGCAAGTAGCTTGTGATAACTTTCATAAGAACCTTCACACTGGTAACCCAAGTGCTATTTTCGCAGACCTCAGAGTTGAGCAACTTGATTCTAACCAAAAAGTAACTGCGGTTTATACTCTACATAACTGTTTCCCTACTACAATCGGCGAAGTGGCTTATGGAGATGACTCAGAGAATACTCCTACAGAGTTTTCGGTAAGTTTTAGCTTTACAGATTTCGTCGTTGGCGTAAAAGAAGAAGATGACTTCAGTCTTATCACTCCTTCAAGAAACGATACAGCACTCTAAGAAATAAATAAGGTTATTATGTTATACTAAATAAAAAAGGTAACCTTATGAACAATTACCCTTCTCAAAGAAAATCAAAAGTAACACAATCTCACCATAATAAGATAATCCATAAATTTGGTGTAACTTGTGATACATTTGGTGGGTACAAAGAAGTATGTCAGTACTCATGTGACACTTGTGGTTATGTGTGGTCACAAAAATACAGAACTAGAAACTTATTTTGTTCAAAATGTACTAAAAAACGAATAGGCTCAGGCAACCAAAAAATGTCACATTCAGAGCTATTAGAAAAATTGAAGAGCAAAAACATCACACTAAAACCAATTGATACGTGCATAGCCGCCACATCCAAAATAAGGTTTTTATGTGATAAATGTGGTTATGTTTGGAGTGTTATTCCATCCAGCATACTATACGGTAAGGGTTGCATAAAGTGCGCGAACAAACATAAATCTAAAACCATGCGAAGATACTTTGATAGGCCAACCAAATTATACGTGATATACTTCCCAAAACATAAAATCCACAAAATAGGCATCACATTTAGGAAAATCTCTGAACGATACGAAAAGGAAACTGAACGGTACGTGGTGGTTTATAATAAGTTATTCCCAACCGGGAAGCTGGCGTTTGATAGGGAACAACTTCTAATAAAACATCACGAAAAATTTCAAACTACTGGCGAATTCCTAAAAAACGGCGGTAAGTATGAATGCACCAAACACTTTTATAAATAAGATACAGGTTTGGGATAGTGAATCGGAAATGCTGATATTGGTGAAGAGCCGTATCCACAGAAAAAGTACAACCGACACACACCATCCTGAAATAAACTCTTATGAGTATAAAAGGAATAAATATGGCTTTCTTATCTCCAGGTGTTTACATCACAGAAAGAGACGAATCAACTATTGTACCAACAGTTTCAAATAACGTAGCATTTTTTGCTGGCGACTTTGATAAAGGTCCAGTTGATCAACCTTACGTGATTACAACCAGAAAAGAACTTATCGACCGTTTCGGTCTCCCAACAAATGACAACTTTAACGAGTGGTATCAAGCATCTAAGTATCTTGATTACGCAAACCAACTAATTGTAACTAGAGGCTTTGAAGAAGAAGTAGAGATTGATATCTCAAGTGGCGCTCAAAGAAACGAATACAAATACACAAAAGTTGGAACTTATACTAGAGCAGCTTACCCAACTCCAGCAACTGGTGATCCAATAGACAAAAAAACAGTAACTTTGGACCTAACGATTTCAGATGGTTATGAGTTACCAAAATACGAAGTTGGTGATGTAGTTACACTTTGTGCTAAAAATGCAGCACCAACAAGTGGTACTGCTTTAGCTAAAGTGACAGGTTTTGCTTCTGTTGCTGGTGGTGTTGTTTCGACAACTACAGCAACAATCCTTGCAGAAAGTGAAATTGCCCCACCAACAGCATCAGGAGATATTTATTCAGTGTCTTCATCTCACAAAAACGGTAAATCATTTGCTATAAATAGAGGTTCTGCAGTAGCAAAAGATTATAAAGATCCAGATACTAATGATGTGATTTATTCTGAAATGGTTTTTCCTTCAAACGCAACTTCAGAACATAACATGGATTATGTTTCTCCAACTTTACCATCAAATACTGTTTCAGTAAATAGATTATCCACATCTTACCCACTTATCAAAAATGATGAAGAATGGGACTATCTTAATACTAGAATATATGGCGAAAACGATGTAAATCCACTAAATGTATGGACATCTACAGCGGCAGAAAATGGTCAAGGTGCGACAGATATGTCAGAAATGGGTAAACTGCGTTTCTTTACAAGAACACCAGCAGCAGATACAGTAGAAGTAGCAATTGCTAACAAAGAAGATTTTGAAACCCTTTACGACCTAAATACATCAAAACCATATAACCTAGCAATAGCATTTATGGAAACACATGGTAAGCTTGAGCAAGGTATGTATCTTACAGATTTATTTCAATACTACCCAGCAGAAGGCGAAATTGGACTTGTGTTCAAACAAGGCGATAACGTAGAGACTTTTGTAGTATCATTCAACCCAAGAGGTGTAGATGGTAACGGAAAAAGTAACTATATTGAAACAGTAATCAACGAAAACTCTAAATTACTTTATGTACTTGAAAACAAAGCAGTAACAGATATGCCAGCAACTTACTTGTCACAAGATAAGTATGGAATGATGAAGGAAGAACTAACTGAAAAAATAGTTCCAGCATATAAGCCTTCAGAAGACAAATGGGGTGTAGCAACTGAAACTATCACTGTACAAGGTGGTAAAGCTCCAAAAATTTCAACTGGTTCTCTTCATAATGCGTACTTTACTGTAGAAGATAAAGAAAAATATGAAATTGATGTAGTAATTGGTAACGAAAGAAACCCAAGTGCAGCACAAGACCTAGCAGAAAAACGTAAAGATTGTATAGCATTTATTGGTGCTAGATATGAAGACACAGTAGGTAAAAAAGCAATTGATGCTACTAACGATATTATTAGATACCTAACAGAAGAAGACCCAACAAAAAGAGCAAAATCTAGTCTTGGCAGTAAACTTCAAAGAACTATGTTCTCAGCTTTCTTCGGAAACTATTTCAAAATTTATGATACTTATAATAAAACTCATAGATGGATAAATGTTGCTGGTGATATGGCAGGTGTAAGATGTTCTGTAACTACTGAAAACGCATCATGGTGGGTATCAGCAGGTATGAGAAGAGGTATTATCAATAACATTGAAAGAATGGCATTTACACCATCTGAACCAATGAGAGATCAACTTTACAAGAACAGTATTAATCCATTGGTAACATTCCCTGGAACTGGAAACTTAGTATGGGGTAACAAGACAATGCAAGCTTATGCTTCAGCGTTTGACCGTATCAATGTTAGAAATATGTTCAGTACAATTGAAAGAGCAATGGCTAAAGCAGCTAAATCGCAGCTATTCGAATTCAATGATCCATATACTCGTAATGCTATTCTTAGTATGTTCAACCCATACTTAGCAACAGTAAAAGCAGGTAGAGGACTAACAGATTTCTTAGTAATATGTGACGAAAGTAACAACACACCAGATGTTATTAGTAGAAACGAACTAAGAGTGGATATCTATGTGAAACCAAACTATGCAGCTGAATTCATCAACTTGAATTTCATCAACGTAGGAACACGTTCATTTAGTGAAGTAATCGGAGCGTAAGCTCTCAACCTGGGCTTCGGCCCACTAATCATAAGGAAAACAATATGGCACAAACAGCAAGAATTATAATCAACCCAACTTCACAATCTTTTGTGGAAGGTCAAGCACCAGCAAGATATACTGGACCAGCAGTAACTGGATTTAAAGACGATGGATCAACAGCAGCAAACGTTCAAGGACCAGTATGGTCTCCAAAACTCAACACAGATGTTGCTGGATCTTATACAGCAACATATACAATCAAAAAAACTACTGGAGTAGATCAAGTTGTTACAGATACTTTCGTTCTAACAATTACACCAGCAAGACGCACGGGCGACAAATTAGTGGAAGACTTTAAAGACGGAAGCGTTCTTAGAGACGGTACTCCAGCTCCAAAAGAATACCAAACAGTAATCGCTAACGCAAACGCTAAGTCACCACTTATAAATGCGGGAAACTCTGCTATTTTTGATGAACTAGCTATGGATCCATACGAAGTTGCGAACGCTGGAGTACCAGTTGTAGTAAACGACGAACCAGAAATGCCAGAAGGTCACGGAAACAGAGAAGACAACAGATAATTTTACGGAGCCCTCTTAGAGGGTTCTAATAAACTTATGGAAAGGAAACTATGAATTTCAAAAATTATATTCAAGAGGGTATTATTGTACCTCCAAAAATAAAAATAAAAACTAATGACATAACCAGCTTAAATAAGCAGTTCAAGGGATATAGTGATCCTGAAATAAAATTTGAGTGGGACACTGGAACACATGGGGAATACATTCCAGCATTAGACCAAATCATAATTTACGTAGATGATACCGCCACACCTGATATTATTGAAGTAATATTACAACACGAAATTATTCATTCAGTACAAGATAAAAAATCTGGGATGAGAATGGCTCTGGATATTCAAAAACAACAACAAGAAATCACTAATTTGAGTAGTTATGTAGACGACTTAGACGACGATGAAGAAATAGATGTAGATTTGTTACAGAAGATTATGTCACTTAAGAAAAAACTTCAAAATAAAATGGAGTTTCTAAACCATGAGGAAGAGATGACGTATTCTTTCATGTACGCTAAGATGTACAAAAACCTTGGGTTCAAAAAAGCTATGAAGCAACTTCAAGACGAATGGTTAGAGTGGACAGATAAAAAGCCTACTAACCGTATGTTGAAATATTTTGCTATGTATTGGCAACTAAAGGATCAACTATGAGCTTCAATTTAAATCAATCACGGAAACCAGAAAGAGACCTCGATGGTCACCTTATTGACGAAATGATATCTATTTATGGAGTTCAATGTCTTTGGCTATTCTCCGAGAGAATCAATGAAGATAACACCTGCTTCAAAGATTTCTCCCATTTCAAAGTAAATAAAGACTATAAACAAATTACATTATTACCCGAAAACCAAGAGAACTTCAATGGAGAAGTTTCATTTGGTGGGTTTGGAATGTTTCAAGCATATAGTACAGAATTATTTATTTCGGCTGCAAGTTTATTATCTTTATACCCTGAATTTCTTACTAAAAGAGGGGCAAGAAGTGAAGTTTTGAATAGTCTTCTTTTGACACCAGGTGGACAAATACTTGAGGTAACAAATGTAGAAAGCTTCGACTTGGGAATATCAAATCAATTCACATACGCTGATAATCCAAATTCTTATAAATTGTCGTGTAAACTTTACACCCCAAATCAAAGTGATGAGAGTGTTTCTAGTATCAAAAGTTCAATCAAGTTAGAAGAAACTGAGATATTTGAGTACGATGAAGAAGTAGATACAAGCCAAATTGATGACTTTTTCAAGGAACTTGATATAGTCAAAGACACTCAAAACTTAGAGGGTGATAAAAAAAGTGATTCAGGTGGAGCATTTGGAAGTCTAGGCTAGAGGTAATATTCAGGGTATTTATCGGGCTCTAACTTTTCAATTATGTTGGAGCTAGAGCAAAATCCCATCTCACTAGAACAAACAGCCCTATAGAAAATTTGGAATGTTCCTTCTCGGATATATTCCACTCGGGTGACTTTGACTACAGAGTAATCAAAAAGTTTTACTAGATCATTTGCGTTGATGTCATTGAACTTGATTTTTTGTCTCATAAGTAATACTCCGGGTAATCTTCTTCTGGGTATAAATCTACCATTATTAGGTAAAGCTTAGCTCCAGTGTTGTTACCATCTTCTACTAATCTAGAAGGTGCCCAACCAGCCGATACTTTATTGTATTCAATAAATTCGGGATTATGACCAAGTAATTGAACTATGTATTTCTTATCTTTATCCAAATCCCATAATCTAACTTTTTTCATTTTATTCCTTATAAAAAATATTCTGGGTAATCCTTTTCATCTAGGATTTCTACGTATTCTCTGACTATTCTAATAATATTGAATTTTTTATATTCACCTGAGTTTACCCAAAACCCACAATCATATGAATACTCAATAAATATAGGACCGGTAAATGAACTTATTAGGTATTTTTTATGTCTAGCTAGTGTTACCAATTTGGCTTTTTTCATTTTGATCCTTACAGAAAATATTCAGGGTGATCTGATATAAAATTATCTAGTGAAATAACTGTTCTCTTCTTTTTTGTCTCAAGCCAATTTTCCATCAGTTGTGGTGTAAATTCTAACTGTGATTTATCATGCTCAAAATGTTTCACTATACCTATAACTTGTAGCGCTTTAGTGGTTGAAGTCATAATAATTCTGTCTGTCTTGACAAATCCCCAATGTTTATTCGTTGAGATCATTCCATCTTTTGTATAATAAAACGAATAATGCTTTAGGTTCAGTGCCATTACTGGTCTGAGTTTAGCCATTATTTATCCTTCAATGCTAATAGTTCTTCTCTTGTATATAATTTCATATTATACTTTTCTGCTAGTTTTTTTGCTTCTGCCATTGGGTATTCAAACGCAAATTTCTCTTTGATGCCTAGTTCTTCATCTTTCATATGAACGTTTCTATTTTCAATTTGAAGCATTACACTCATTGAATGTACATCAAAATTCTCTAGATGGTTACTACCGAATGTGATAAATGTTTTTGTCATGTTGTTCCTTTTATTTAGTTTTTGTATATACTATTATAACATAATATACCTTACAACCACATTAAACGAAGAAAAGAATAGTATAAATAACACAAAAGGAAGCAAATGATATCACAAGGTGCAGAAGGCAATTACAAAGACGTGATGTATTTCAATTCAACTAGGAATTACACACTAGCATTACTGAACGCTTTCAATGAGGTTCATAATTATGTAGAAAATGAATCCAACGAAAAATCATTTACAGTTCCAATTTCATTTGGAAACTATGAAAAAGCGTTAGTAATTGAAGACCTAAGTGAAGACGATATTACCAAAATGAATTTTAACTTCTTGCCTCGTTTGGTTCTAAGCTTCGATGGTCTTACCAAAGTGGCTGACCGCCAAACACAAAAATACCAAAAATTCAGTAAGCTCATTGAAACCAGTAAAAAGGATGGTCAAATAAAAGACCGTATGAACTTCGCTTATAATAGTTTATCTTATGATTTCAACTTTAGGCTTTTATTACAAGCTAGAGGTCTTACATCAGCTACCCAAATTGTTGAAACAATCCTGGCTAAATTCAACCCTACTTTGAACCTTGAAATTGAAGAATTTCCACTTTTGGATACAACAGAAACACAAATACTTATTGCTGACCCAGAATTTGAAATCTTAGATAACTTCGAAACAACAGAGGTCAATGTTATCAACGTAAGTTTTGAAATTACAGTAAGAGGAAATATATACAGCCCTATTGGTCTTAGCGGTGCTTTAGATACCATAGGCATTTATATGAACATCTGGGACAAGAAACGTATATCAGATGCTAAACTTGCGGCTTATTGGAATATAGACCAAAAAGATGGTATTGTAACTGTAAAACAAAGAACATTTGATGCGTCCGGTAGAGGATCAATGCCAGGTAGAGACGAACCAATAATATCAGGCCCAGAAGATATTCTAATAAAAGAAAGACCAGACTATCATCCATATGAATCAACAACAAAATCAAAGGAAATAAATGAAATTCACTAATTATATACAAGAACAAGAAGTAAAAGAAAAAGTAGCAATGTTGCTTTTTGTAATGGAAAATCAAGATGCGCAAATAAATGAGGAACTACAAGAAGACTTTGGATCTTTCATGAATAAACTAGGACTTCCAGAAAGACCAGATAAAGGTCTTATTGATTATTTTGCTGATTTCACCACAGTAGCTGGTAAAGTGGTAATGTCTGCTATAAATGGAGAACCTGACGAGATAAGAAAGCACGCTGCTAAAATAACTAGAAACGACTTTGTTGATTTTTTAGTAAAGCTTGATAAAGTCACATTAGGTATTATCACAAGTCCACTAGAAATAGTTCATTCTATAACTGGATGGGACATCGAAAAGAAATTGGTACAGCTAGCAAAAGGAACTGTGAGTGTAGTGAAAAATATTCACACATCAATAAAAGACCTACACAAAGAAATAACAGCTATTTTTAGTCCAAGAAAAGCAGAACGTTTAAATGGTAAGTTGAACTATATATCTAAAAATGTACCAAAAAGCATCCCAAGATAAAAAAATAAACTAATGACAACACGAACAAAACACGAAAAGGATTGAAATGAAAAAAGAAAGTAACAAAAAAGAACTAAGAAAAAGTCTAACTGAAGACCTCGACATAGCCAGAGGTGCTATGAAAGAGATTATTGAACAATCACGTAAGCTAAATAAAAATATAGTTGAAGAAATGGGTGAGTCAAACTACACCCTCCTTGAAGAGTATGGAATAGTAACCAAAAATATCCTTGAAGCTTCTAAATTGCTTACCGATATTCACGCTTCTCAACCTAAAACACTAAAAGACATAGATCAAATAGAGCAAGAAACACAAAAAATTGACCTCAAAGATCTTATAGAGGATGAATAATGACTCCCAATCAAATACTCACTATAGGAAATAAGCTCCAAGATAAACAAATAGCTAGAACATTACCTACAGCTGAGATACGTGAATCAGTTCAAACTGACCCCATTTTTCAAAAGTTCTGTTTGAATAAACAAACATGGACCGACCAAGAACACGACCAACTCAAAGCTTTACTAGACCTTGAGCTAAATCAAAATGGTTATTATAAAGATCTCTATGGGAATAGAATTTCCCAAAATGGTAACAGATACCTTTCAAGAGCTGGAACTGAATTACCACTCTCTAAGATTCACACTAATGAAATAGATAAATGTAAAAATGATTACAAATATTTCAGAAAACATTATTGTATAATAACTACGAAAAGTGGTCTTGCTAGACCTGAACCTAGACCTTATCAAGAAGATCTTGAAGATGAGCTTTTGACTTTAGATGATACGGTTATTTTATATCCACGACAATCTGGTAAAACTGTCACATCAGGTACTTATCTTTTGTGGTTAGCTTTATTCCGTGAAGAACAAACCATGATTGGTATTGTCGCCAACAAAGCAAAAACAGCCCGTGAGGTTCTTGACAAAATCAAAAAGATATATCTGAACTTACCAGTATGGATGAAAAAGGGAATAGAAGTTTGGAACAAAGGTGAAATAGAATTTGAAAATGGAACAAGAATAATGACCGATGGACCTTCTTCAGATAGTTTCAGGGGATTTACTTGTAACATTATTTACGTAGATGAAACAGCCTACATCAAAAAAAGCCTTTGGGATGAATTTGTAGACTCAGTAATGCCTACAATGAACTCATTATCTTTTAAGCAAGTAATCATGACCAGTACCGCAAATGGTATGAACCACTTCGAACAAATTGTCAAGGCAGCAAAAAGACAAGACACACCAGAACGATACATCACGTGTTCTTGGAGAGATGTTCCTCATTACAACAAACAAGGTGATTTACTCACTCCCGAAGAATATAAAAAAATTACAATAAAAAAATACGGTAAGAAGTACTTTGCACAAACTGAAGAATGTACATTTCTTGGATCAAGTGATACGCTAATCTCAGGTATCGCTCTAAAAGAACTTCAAGACCACATGGAAAACGTGACTGTTATACCGCAAGTAATTCTAAATGACGGTACGATGTATAAAGAAGCTCAGGAAAACCATACCTATATTTGTACAGTAGACCCTAGTAAAGACGGGATTGATGAATTTAGTGTTGATATTGTTGACGTTACTAGCTTTCCATTTGAGCAAGTATTCACCGCTAAACTTCAAATTGATTACCTAATGATGCCCGAGCATCTATTTGAACTAGGTACATATTACAACACTGCCCTGATGATTATAGAGAATAACGAAGGTGCAGGACAATCAGTATCAGATACGCTCTGGGGAGTATATGAGTATGAAAACTTATTCCGAGATAGTAACATTGACGGAAGACCAGGTAAAAAGAAATATACGGGTTTCAGAACTACTCAAAAAAGTAGACCCCTAGTATTGAATATGCTCAAAATATTCATAGAAGAAGGGAAGCTTGTTGTCAATAGTCAACATACCCTAAATCAACTTTACACATTTACTAAAAGAAAAACTGGAAATAAATACGAAGCGGAAGATGGTTACTTCGATGATGCGGTTATGTCATTATCATTCGTTTTTGCTCCATTTATGTCCATCAAAGTATTTGATAACTTTGAATTATTTACTAAAGAACTGAGAGTAATTGATTCTAACGTGAGAACCGAAGAATATCTAACGGGTATTGATATAGGTTTCACCAGTGATGACGATGACTCAGACCAAAAAGCTGAAGAACTTAGGCTTATGCGACTAGAATTTCAAGGCGTAAATGATGATTATGGAGTATCGGAATCCTTCTAAGGTTATAAATAACATAAAAGGAAACCCATGGCATCAAAAAATATTCAAAATATTATTAGAAATATATTTGACCCCAACTTGACACAAAACATCTCAGCACAAGATTTTCAAATCTTTGTGGATGCTATTTTTGAGTCTACAGAGAGTATCATCAGAAAGTTCGAGTCTATAGAGGATGTAGAGCAATTCCGTTTATCATCAGCACCAGAAGCTAAAATATTTATCCAAAAGGGTGATATTGTCATTATAACAAAAACAAATCCAGGATTATATCTAGCTAAAGTTGACAAACCAGCTAAAGCAGACTTGGAAATGATCAATGACATTAGTGTTTTAGTAGAGGGAAAGCCAGGAAATGTATTACACCAATCAGTAGATGGACCATTTTGGACAGATATTAGAGACGGGTACTTCATAAAGGGTAAGCTATCCAAAACTGAAATTCTAAATCTTTTGCATGAAAGTGTAGGAACTATCTACATTGAATCATCTACCGGAGACGGTTACTCATGGGATGGTAATATTTGGTCTAATATTGGGTCTTTAGTAGGTCCAAAGGGCGAAGTATCAACACTAGAAATAGCTACTTCAACAGAAGTAAATGAAGGCTTTGAGAATACTAAAGCAATTACTTCATTGGCTCTTAATAATTCTAATGTACTAAGAAGAAAAGAAAACTCACTAGGTCTACCATCAAAAGATGATCAAGTTCTAAGAAGCACAAAGCTTGGAGCAAGATATTGGAAAGACTCTATAGATTCAATTGCAGCACTTGAAGACACAAAAGTAAAAACACCATCAACTGGTGATGGTTTACTATTTGTCGACGGAGCATGGGTAAACTCACCAGTAATTCCTAATGTTGAAAGATCAGAAAGACCAAGAAATCCATATCCTGGACAAATGATTTTTGACGAGACACTTTCACTTCCATTATGGTTCAACTCTAAAATCTCATCATGGATAAACGCTTTTGGCGAAATAAAATAAAGGACCAACATGAACTCAAAAAATATACTTTTAGATAAATTTAGAGAAAATCAAACAAACAGAATTGACGCAAGTGATCTAAGGATTTTTGTTGAAGCTGTTTATAACGAATTACTACTTGTGGAAGACGTTATTGATCGTTCTGACATATTAGATGAACGCAAAGTAGCCAGCCTAAAACAAGTAACAGAAATTAGAATGGCCGTAGATGCTCTTACATCCAAAGTAGAACTTATGATTCCTGGATTTGCTAAGGCATCTGATGTTTATACAAAACCAGAGAGTGATTTCAAGTTTTTAGATAAAACAGAAGCAGATCAAAAATACACTACTAAGCAAGACACATACTCTAAATCAGAGACAGTAGCAGCATTTTACAAAAAAGAAGATGTTGACGCAAAAATCGCAGCACTTGAACTAAGAATACAAAACCTAGAAGGACAATAATGTCAACATTTCCAGAAAAACCACTATTGGGTGTATCTCTTGATGCCAATAAAAGCATAAGTAACGAAACTGGAAGACAATTATACTTCACGGGTGGTTCATTCACTACTCCCTGGAGTGTAAAAGCAATTTCTGATTTTGTGATAAATCTAAATGCTAAAGAATACCAATGCGATACACCATGCTTATATGATGTATTCTATAACCCAACTTCAGATTCACACCAAATTTTAGAAAAGGGAACCCCTTTAGATTGCCACCCGGGATATCTTATAGGTGGGTTTCAAATCAATGGATGTGATTTTATATTCTTGGAAGCTAAATGTAAAGACTTTGATTTTGTTAGGTCTTTTGGTGATATTTTCAACCAAGCATTTCAAAAAGAATCTTGCGAATGTAAAGGCGATTATAATGTGGATGCCTTTTCAAATGCATTCAATAAAGAATGTATCGTAACTAGCAATCCAAACACGAATGATGGTGCCTTCGTTATTAGAAGTTTTACCAACGCATTTAGTGAATAATCAACAGTATAAATACAATAAAAATAAGGAAACATAATGGCTTGTGGAACTAACTCAAAAGACTTTATCAAAGGTCTTTTCCCAGACAACAACACCCAAAGTATCAGCCCATCAGATCTTAGAGATTTTGTGGATGCAATTTATACAGAGGCAATTCTTCATACTGAAATAATTGACGATGTAAACAACCCAGACCCGTGTAAACCAATTTCTTCTACAGCCGCAGCAGGAATCCAAAACACAAAAGAAGAGAAATTAGGCGTACCAGCTCAAACTGGTTTTGTACTAACTTCAACAGCGAGTGGAGTTAGATCTTGGAAGTCAGTAGCTAGTGATTTAGTTTCTTTATCTGATACTTCGGTTCTAAACCCAGGTAACGGAGACCATTTAGTTTATGATGGAGCTCAAAACAGATGGGTAAATAAATTTATCGCTGTAATTGAAGAAAGAGGTGGTCTTGAATATAAAACTGGAACTACTTATAAAAAAGGCGACATTGTTTCTCTAAATTCAAACATTTATGTTGCCGTTTCTCCAGCACCCACAACTCCAGGAACAGACAATACATGGAAAAGTATCGGTGCGCCAAGTTTAACAGAACTTAGTGATGTTGAACTTACTGCAGCTGCTGATAAAGATGTTTTAGTTTATAATGGCACAAAATGGGTAAACGAACCTGCTTCAACTTTAGAAGTTCTTGAACAAGGTGGAACTCAATGGAACCAAACATCTAACTATTCACAAGGTGATGTAGTTTCAAATAGTGGTTCTCTTTACATAGCAAAAACAAACAACCTAAATTCTATTCCTACTTCTACTTCAAACGATTGGTTTGACGTAAATAGTTTAGAACTAGGTGGTAGAGCGTTTTCAGCTGGTGTTTTATATAGCAAAGGTGATATTGTTTCTTACAAAGGAACTTTATTTACAGCTAAATCAGGACAACAAGGAAATACTCCAGCAGTAACTTCATTATTTTGGGAAGCATCTTCAGACTCAGAACTAGGTGGTAGAGCTTGGATCTTAGGAAAAGCGTACTCAGCAGGTGATGTAGCCACACTTAGAGTAAATGCGGATCAAGTAATTTATGTTTGTTTATCAGCAACAGATGCGGAAGAACCTGGAACTGGAACAGCATGGCAAGCACTAAATTTATCAGCTAATGGTGGTAAAGGATATGATAATAACCTTACTTACCAAAGAGGTGATATTGTTTCTGTAGGTTATGACATTTTCATTGCTAAACAAAACACACTAAAAGGTGAAGATCCAGGTCATCCAGGTTCAGCACACGCATGGCAAGCAATTACTTACAACCCAAGAGGTGGAGTATTATGGGTTTCAAGTGTAAATTATCGTCCAGGTGATATTGTATCACAAAATGGAGAAATTTATGTAGCATTGACTACTCATACAGCAACAAACCCATCAGCACAAGTTCCAGCAGGTATCAAACCAGATTGGAAAATATTCAGAGCACAAGAAAACGGTGGTGTTTCATATGACGACACAAAGACATATACTAGAGGTGATATTGTATCTGTTGGTTCAGAAACATTTATTGCTTTAGGTGATAACCTAAAAGGTGATGATCCAGCTGCGGTAAATCAAACTGGAAACTGGTATAACGCATCTACTCCTGAAAAGGGTGGTATCGCATGGCACGCTCTAGATAGTTATACTGCTGGAACTATTGTTTCATTTAGTAATGACTTCTATTCTTGTACAACAGCGGTACAAAAAGCGTTAGGAACAGCAGCAAACCAAAACCCTGATATTTCTACTTCATGGAAGCTACTAAATATTAGAGATTCAAGTGCTATTAGTTTTAGCACAACCATAGAATACAAACAAGGTGATATAGTTTATTACCAAGGACAACTATGGATTTCACAAGGTGGACCAGGTGGGTCTTACATGGGTCCTTGGGACGTTTCTAAATTTGAACTAGTTACACCATATGAAAAAGCTGGACGTTTGTTTTCAGCAAGTTTGACATACAAAAAAGGTGATATCATTACTATGATGCCTTTCTCAACTGGTGAGGTTCAAATACAGTCGTTTATTGCTCTTACAGATATAGCAACAAACCAAGCTCAACCAAATGTTAGCCCAGAGTGGAAAGAAATTGACATTAGTTTCAATGTAAACATGAAGTTCAACCCTTCAAAAGATTACAAAGAATTTGATACTGTTTATGGACACAAAAATGGAGCACAACACTTATTTATGGCACCATCAGCAGGTGTACAAGCAGGTGCGTGGGATGCGTCAAAATGGATTCAACAAACATTCCCAGAAAAAGCTGGATTGTCTTGGAGTACTTTTTATGATTATAAAACGGGCGATACAGTTACCGTTGGTAAGCGTGTTTATGTAGCGTTGACTGACAACACAAACAAAAACCCAGGACTTGAAATAAATGCTAACTTATGGGCTTGTACAAACAGAGGTGGACAAGTTTATGATAATACATTTGAATATTACCCAGGTGATGTAGTTTCAGCAAACAGAAAAGTGTATATCGCACTTACTCAGAACACAAACAAAGAACCTAAAATAACAGGTCCAGACTTGAATTGGCTTGATACAAGCATAAACGAAGTAGGTGGTGTTTTATGGACAGCTACTTTCGACTATGCTCAAGGTGATGTAGTTTCATTCTTTGATACAGTAGACTCAGAGTGGAGATTATATACTTGTTTGGCAGATGATATTGGAGCAAGTGATGAACCAAAAGCAGATGGGTCTAACCCAATTTGGAGACCAATGGATACTATCGAAAGAGGTGGTAGACTATTTGATGTAGCTAAAGCATACAAACAAGGTGATATCGTTTCAGTAAATGAAAACGGTAATTACGTTACTTATATAAGTCTTAGTAATCAAAAAGGTATTGTTCCTACTGCTAACCCTACTGAATGGTTTAGAAGTTCAGTTGTTCCAGGTACTGTAGATAATCAAATACTAACATGGAATAACACAGATAAAAAATATGTGCCAACATTTATTCACAAAGAAGATGTTGATATGGATGGAATAACTAAAATTATTGACATTCCAGGCAAACAAATACAGTCACTGAACGTGTTCGTGAATGGTTCATTACAAAGAAAAAATGATATAAGAACTTACCAATACAGCCTAGCAGTTACCTCAACCGGTTCAAAAATAACATTCAATAGTATTCCACAAGCAGGCGACTGGGTACACATTGATGCGGTAGCTTTATAAGCTACCCAATAAAATAAAAGGATAACTATGTTTCGTAATTCGATACACACTTTCAAAAACCTAGCTGAGACTGGCTTGGATCAAGTACCAGTAAATGGTATTATTCAAGTAGTGGACGCTGACAATTCAGCTACAAATAAAGTTGGATTTGTTCAACTTATTAGTAAAGCATCTATAACACCTACTTCTACACTCGAGGAACTATTATCTGGCGTGGTTGGTGAATATAAAGATATTGTACAATCTGATACTGCTGGTAAATTATATAACCCAGAGAAAAAATACCAAAAAGGTGATGTAGTTTTACTGAACCCAACTGGTACATCGTTTGAGACTTTTGTAGCTAAAACAGATACAACCGGAGCATTTGATGCCAATGCATGGAAAGACTTTGCAGAAGATTTAGAATTTAGAGGTGGTAAATGGACTGCTAATAAAAACTATAAACCAGGTGATATTGTTTCTCATGAAGCGGGTCAAGGAAATGTAATGGTTTTCATTGCGTTGACAAATTCTTCAAACGCAAACCCAGTTACATCATTAGCTGAATGGCAATCTTTAGAAAACACAGAATATCAAGTAGCTACTCATACTCCAAGTGCGGGTGGTACAGCAGGTGGATCAGAATATCCAGATGTTTCTACAGTAGGAACTCCAGCTTCATTTATTGGAAGACCAGGTGCTACTTGGACTATTGATGGTCTAACAGCCGTTGGTTATACAATGACATCAGGACCTATTACTGGAATAACAGTAATGAACGGAGACAAATTTGTTTGGCAAGGTGATCACAATACACCAGCAGATGCGACTGACGACTTATGGAGTTACAAAGCATCACCAACAGTAGCTGGAGAAGTAGGTGGGGTTTTATGGAACTCTACAGCAAACTACCAAACTGGAGCTATAGTTTCATTTAGTGGTAAACTTTATATAAGTAATAAAGCTATTGGAAATACGTCAACAAACTTAGATCCAACACAAGATACAACGAACTGGACTTTAGTAGATGAAAATACAATTATCTCAAGTGGTACACTAAAAGGTGACTACATTACATGGGACACGACTTCAGGTAAATGGGTAACTTCCCCAGCACCAACATTTTTATCACTAACAGACACACCTTCATCACTAGATGCTGGTAAAAAACTTGTTACAAATTCGTCAGGTACAAAAGTAGAATACGAAGATGACAACCTAGACAGCCTAAACGATGTTGATGTTACCACTCCACTAATTGGTGATGTAATTACATACCAAGCTGGAGCAACTGGTAATAAATGGGTCAATGCGACTTTAGCTACTGTAGCTGAACAAATTAGACTACAAGATCTAAAAGACGTAAGTGATACTATGTCAACGGGTGAAACTATTTCTTGGGACGCTGCAGCAGGTGGTGGTGTTGGTACTTGGAAATTCAAAAAAATACCAACTGAGTTACTAGACCTTGATGTAAATTATACTTCATTAGCGGATGATGATTTACTAATAAGAAATGGATCAAATTGGGAAAATATTTCTTCTGTTACTCTTATTGAAAAACTTCTAAAGCAAAATACAACTTTACTTGAAATGATAGCAGATGTTGATGGTTCACCAGTTGATGGTGACTCTTTGATATATAATAACATTTCTCATAAATGGGAAACTACTCCAGTAATTATACCACCTGAAACAGCTGGTAAAGCTTGGTTTGGTGGAACAATTTATAGATTAGGTGATATTGTATCGTTTGATTCTAAAATTTATTTAGCTAAAGTGGATGTTACAAGTCAAACAGATCCATCAATAGATGAATTATCTTGGTTGGCATTTGAGCCACTAGTGCAAAGTGATTGGACACAAACTGATGTAAATTCAGATTCGTATATCCAAAATAAACCAGATACTATAGATGCTGGGAACTTGCCAGCAGGTAGTATGCCACCACCAACAGGTAGTGGTACACCTCCAGGAGGACAAAACTAATGTCTGAGCCATACAAAGCGGACCTTCTCATAAAGAGAGGGGGTACCCAAAGCATAACTGCGTATATTGGAAAAGAAGGTGAGTTGGCTTATAACACAGATACAAAAGAGATATTCTATTTTGATGGAATAACTCAAGGTGGTATAAAGCTTACAAGAACACCTAAGACACTAAAGCTATCAAGTTTTAGTGGAGCATCAGGTGATATTGTCACTGGTGATAGTGTTCATGTTGCTCTTCAAAAAGCACAAGGTAACTTTGAATCTTATACTACAGATTCTCAAAAATTCCTAAAGAACGATGGAACTACTCCAATGGTGAATTACACGCCACAAGTAGATGGTGATATCGTTACTAAAAAATATCAAGACGACGAAACAGATTTACTAATACCTAAGACGGACATAAATATTACTGTAGCAGGTCTAACATCAGGTAAAGTAGACGCTTCAGTTTTACCAAAAGAAGCGAAAAGCCAAGGTCTTCAAGTTCAAACACTAACTGAACTTTACGCGTTACCTAATGTACAGCCAGGTGATATAATCTTAGTAAAAGATCAACTAGCTGGAAATACATTTGTTGCGGTAAACGAAAACCCATCTGGTCCAACAGATCTTATTAAAATCGAGATACAACCTATTGAAGTTGACTGGGATGGAACTGGAAATACAGCAATAAAAAATAGACCTTTAGTAATAAATGATCTAACATCTGGTGGAAATACAGATTTACTATCAGCAGAAATGGGGAAATCACTAAAAATAGAAATTGATGCACTTGCAGGAGAAGCAAATATTCAAAGTGATTGGACAGAAACTGACACAAACAATGATGCGTTTATCAAAAATAAACCAGATCTAACGGTAATGGATGCAGGGGTTTTACCATCAGCACCACCAGCACTAACAACATAACAAAGGAAAAATATGTCAATACAAATACAAATAAAACGTGGTCCAAAAAATGACCGTTTAGCATTTACACCAGCAATCGGTGAACTAATCTGGGACCAAACACTCAACAGTTTATGGGTAGGTGATGGATCTACTTTAGGTGGTTTAGAACTTACATCTAGTTCAGGTGGTTCAGGTGGTTCAGATACACTACACGGGCTAATAGATACAGATTTTAACCTTCTAGCTAATGGTCAATACTTGGAGTTCCAAAACGGCAAATGGATAAACCAAGCCCCACAAACACATCAAATATCCGAACTCACTGATGTGGATACTGTAAATACTCCCCCATCAACAAATGATGTTCTAAGCTTCAACGGCACTAAATGGATACCAACAGATATTATAGATCTAGGAAATTACTAAAGGATAAATTATGCTTCATATGAAAGTAACGTGTCAAGTACAACCCCAAATACAAATTTACGATCCTGGGTCGGTAACTTGGACTGGTTCTGCACCAGACTGGACAGTAAAATCGACCACACCAGTTGGTCGATTTATATTTACTACTAACAAACACCTCATAACCGAAATAGAAATCATATCAGAAGAGTTGACTAATATGTATGAAACGTTCAGAGGTTTGGGTCAGCTAACTAATCTTATAGTACCCACCGATGCGTTCAAGGATGTAACCAATTTCCAAAGAGCTTGGGATGGTTGTTCATCATTAACCTCTTTCCCTATGATAAATACCAGTAAAGGAACTACTTTTGGGTATGCTTGGAATAAATGTTCTGCATTGACATCATTCCCTTTATTAGACACTTCAAGTGGAACTAATTTTAGTTATGCTTGGTGGAGGTGTTCTGCGTTGACATCATTTCCTTTATTAGACACTTCAAGTGGAACTAATTTTAGTGGTGCTTGGGGTGCTTGTTCACAGTTGACATCTTTTCCTTTATTGGATACCAGTAAAGGAACTAACTTCGGTTATGCTTGGCAATCTTGTTCCAAGTTGACCCAGTTCCCTATGATAGACACCAGTTCAGCAACAAGCTTTACGTATGCTTGGAATAATTGTGGGTCGATAACCTCTTTTCCTGCATTAGATTCCAGTAAAGTAACTAATTTTGCTTTAGCTTGGCATGGTTGTTCAGCATTAATATGTATAAAAGGTATAGATACAACTTCAGCCACAGACGTACATTTGATGTTTGGTGCTAGTACTAATATATGCAGACCTAACGCAACAGAAAGAACAGCAATAGAAGCAACTCCGGGAATCAAGTGGATCTCAGATGCTCCAGAAACCAGCGATTGTTGTGGTTGGGGCATTTTCCATTGGAGTAAGTGGTAATATAAATAAATAAAAAGCTTATATAAGCATCAAGGAATCATAAATATGAAAATTTCGATAAAAAAATCAAATGTTGCTGGCAAAATCCCAGCAACTGGCGACCTAGAACCAGGAGAACTGGCAGTAAACCTTGCGGATGGTAAATTATTTGTAGGTGACATAGCGAAAGTTACTAAAGAACTAACCGGAACTGGATCAAGTACACCAGAACGTGGTGGTGTGATTTATGACAAAACAGTAAATTATGTGAACGGTGACGTTGTAGGACATAAAGAAGCTCCAGGAACAATGACTACATGGATTTGTATAGACGATACCACCGGAGATTTCGATGCGGCTAAGTGGAATGAAATATCAGGTGGTATACCAAAAGGTGGAACTACGGGTCAAACACTAACCAAACAAGATGCCACAGATGGCAACGCAGTATGGACCACTCCAACAGAAGTGACAGTAGAAGATAATCTAACTTCAACATCAAAAGATAACGCTCTTTCAGCTAAGCAAGGTAAGACTCTAAAAGATCTTATTGACGCTTCAAGTTCAGATGCGCCTCACCAAGAATTCGCAGAAAGTAAATCATATGTAATTGGTGATATAGTTACCGCTAAATCACTTCAGGGTGGTATGGAAGGTCAATTTGTTACAAACATTTATATAGCAAAAGCTGATAAAGCTACAAATGCTAACTGGGAAGAAAATGACTGGGAAAGAATAGTATCAGCAACAGCACCTACAGTTTCATCAGATCCAGGAAACATAGCTATTATTTCGCCTAACGATCTCCAAGTTTTTGTTCCAGCAGCTGACCTAACTGATGTTGTAAAATCAACTCCAGTTGGAAATGAAATACAAGTAACTAATATAGTTTCTATCACTCAAGCAGATTACGATGCAATAGCAACTAAAGACGCAAGTAAATTATACATAATAGTACCAGCATAAACCCATAATAAGGAATAAATATGAATTTTGAAATAAAAGTAACCTCGACGGCGTTACCGTCGGTAAAAGATGTTCAAGGCGGCGCTATAACCATAACCGATAACACAGATGGAACATACCAATTTACATCAAATGATGTTATTACTGCCTTCAAGATGGATGCTAACAAAGATAAAATCACTAAAATAGAAATTATAACAGAAGAGCTGACATCATTGAGTCATGCATTTACTGGTTGTAGCACAATGTCTGAGTTTATAGCTGGACCTACAGCATTTGGTTTAGTTACTAATTTTGGTAGTGCTTGGTCTGGATGTTCATCATTGACATCATTTCCTATAATTGATACATCAAAAGGAACCGATTTCAGATGGGCTTGGAATCATTGTTCAGGGTTGACATCTTTCCCTTTATTAGATACCAACAAAGCTACTAATTTTAGCTTAACTTGGAATGGTTGTTCTGGGTTGACTTCTTTCCCTTTATTAGATACTTCAAGTGGAACTAACTTTGGTTATGCTTGGGAGAATTGTTCAGCGTTGACCTCTTTTCCTTTATTAGATACCAGTTCAGGTACTGATTTTATAAAAACTTGGCATGGTTGTGAGGAATTGACAGCTTTTCCTTTGATTGATACCAGTAAAGGTATTATTTTTGAGAGCACTTGGAATAATTGTTCCAAGTTACACTCTTTTCCTTCATTAGATACCTCAAGTGGGGTTAATTTTCAAAATGTTTGGCGCAGTTGTTCGGCTCTAAAATGTATAAAAGGTATAGATACATCATCAGCTCAAAGCACTTCCAATATGTTTTTCGACACCCCAGCTCTATGTAGACCTAATGCAACAGAACAAACAGCAATAGCAGCAACTCCAGGTATAGCTTGGGTTTCTGATGTTCCAGATGGTGAAGATTGTTGTACGTGGACTCCACCGGTTAATAAATTCGAGATAAAAGTAACAGCACTCTCTTTACCTGGAGTTTCTGATGTACAAGGTGGTTCTATATCAGTAACCGATAACGGAGATGGAACGTATCAACTTGAATCAACTGATGGCATTACCCACTTCGCGATGGGTGCTAACAAAGCCTATGTCTCTAAAATAGAAATCATAACAGAAGAGCTAACATCGCTGCATGGCACGTTCATAAATTGTTCAGGGATGACTGATTTCATAGCACCAGCTACAGCGTTTGGATTAGTTACTGATTTTAGTAATGCTTGGAGTACTTGTTCAGGGTTAGTCGGTTTTCCTATGATAGATACTTCAAGTGGAACTAATTTTAGTTCAGCTTGGAATTATTGTTCAGGGTTGACATCTTTTCCTTTGATAGATACTTCAAAAGGAACCAATTTTAGGTATGCTTGGAATGGTTGTAGACAGTTATCATCTTTCCCTTTGATAGATACCAGCAACGGAACTAATTTCGACTATGCTTGGACAGATTGTAGATTATTATCCTCTTTTCCTTTGATAGACATCAGCAGTGCTACAACCCTTCGTGAGACATGGAGACAGTGTTATGCATTGACATCTTTTCCTTTATTAGATACTTCAAGTGTTAGTACCTTTGCTTATGCTTGGTTTAGATGTTCAGGGTTGACATCATTTCTTTTATTAGATACTTCAAACGGAACTAATTTTACTGGGACTTGGAGAGAATGTTCAGGGTTGACATCTTTTCCTTTATTAGACGTTTCTAACGGAACTCATTTTCAAGGAACTTGGAGACAATGTTCTAAGTTGACATCTTTTCCTTTATTAGATACTTCAAACGGAACCAACTTCAGAAATACTTGGGATAGTTGTTCTAAGTTGACTTCTTTTCCTGCTATTGACGTTTCTAACGGAACTAATTTTCAAGGAACTTGGAGAGAATGTTCAGGGTTGACATCTTTTCCTTCACTTGACACTTCAAAAGGAACCGATTTTACATTCACATGGACTGGCTCTAATAACCTGAAATGTATAAAAGGGGTAAATACTTCTTCTGCTACTGGTACCTCTTACATATTTCCAGATAATTTATGTAGACCTAATGCAACAGAACAAACAGCAATAGAAGCAACCCCAGGCATAGCTTGGGTTTCTGATGTTCCAGATGGTGAAGATTGTTGTACTTATGTAGCACCTAATAAATTCGAGATAAAAGTAACAGCAACTGCTTTACCTGGAGTTTCTGATGTTCAAGGTGGTTCAATAACCGTGACTGATAACGGAGATGGAACGTATCAACTTGAATCAACTGATGGTATTACTGCATTCAAGATGGGTGCTAACAAAGCCTATGTCTCTAAAATAGAAATCATAACAGAAGAATTGACCTCGTTGTCTCATACGTTCGAGTCATCTCAACGATTGGTTCAGTTTATAGCATCTGCTACAGCCTTTTCTTTAGTTGCTGACTTTAGTCATGCTTGGAGTGCTTGTTCTGCGTTGACCTCTTTTCCTATGATAGACACATCAGAAGGAACTAACTTTGATAGTGCTTGGAGAACTTGTTTTGGATTATCTTCTTTCCCTTTACTTGATGTTTCTAAAGGAACTAACTTTGGTTACACTTGGTATGGTTGTTCATCGTTGACCTCTTTCCCTTTACTTGATGTTTCTAAAGGAACTAACTTTGGTTACACTTGGGGGCGCTGTTCTAAGCTGACTTCTTTCCCTTTATTAGATACCAGTAAAGGAACTAACTTTGATTACGCTTGGGAGCACTGTTCTAAGCTGACTTCTTTCCCTTTATTAGATACCAGTAAAGGAACTAACTTTGATTACGCTTGGTATAGTTGTGATACACTAAAATGTATAAAAGGAATAGACACAACATCATCTACATCGTCTAATCATACGTTTGGGAGAAGCGAGGATCTATGTAGACCTAATGCAACAGAAAGAGCACAGATAACAGCAACACCAGGTATAAACTGGGTAAACAACACACCAGATGGTGAAGATTGTTGTACATGGACTCCCCCGGTTACTCCAAGTCTAGGCGATAAAGAGATAAAAGATGCGTATTTAGGTACGATGATTATAAATAAAATATATTTAGGTAACAATAAAGTTTGGGAAAAAGATGTCACCGAAACATTAGACCAAACAGTAACCTATGATAATACAAATATAGCAACGGAGTTTATATAATGAGTTTAAATAATGTAGAGAGTTCCAGTAACGCATTAGTGTGTACTGGTACAGACGGGGTAGCGGTTAGTAAAGCTACACCACATTTTGCTACAGAACTACCATATCAAACAGCAATAACAACACCAAACATTATTACTGCCAGTGAGGTGTGGGATAATAGATTTGAAGCATGGAGAGCATTCGAAGAAGGAACAACACCTTGGATGACACACTCAAATGGCGGAACTTTACCAAAGTGGATAAAAATAGAATACCCTTCTACACAAACAATAACTGGATTCAGAATAACTCTCCCGAACCATAGAAGAGCGCCATATAATTTTACATTAGATGGTAGTAGCGATGGTTCTTCATGGACAACAGTTGAAACTTTTACGGAAGAGGTTTTTGTAGACAATGGCACTAACACATATAATCTAAGACCAGCTTCTTACAAGTACTTCAGAATTAACGTAACAACATTGGTACCAGACGGTGAACCGATACTAAAAATATCAAACATCAGATTTTTTGGTGCAGGACTATCAAAACCTATAAATTTTGTGCCTAAAATGACACATAATAATCAACCACTTGGACTTGCATATGCTGATAGTGAATATGGTTCATCAGCGTTTCATGCTTTTGATGGAGCAGGACATACTGCATGGGTAGCAAATCCAAACGCATTATTCCCAGAGCGAATAGGATATACTCTACCTAAACCAAAAGTGGTGAATGTCATAAAAATCAAACCAAGACATGAATATATCGATGAGGCTCCAAAAGATTTTACAATAGTAGGACACAAAGGTGCTCAAAATGATGTTTTGTTATCAGTAACTAATCAAACATACATAGACGGTGAGTTTTCTTGGTTCTTTCTTGAAAACACAACGGTTTATGAAAAGTATGAAATAAACACATCGGCAACTGAAAGTACAAACTTATCTATCGCTGAAATTGAAATGTTGCATTCAACAAACGATGTGATAAGCAAGGTTAAAAATATAGCAGGAAAGTTTGAGTTCAAAAATATAAGTGCAAACTCAACAGCTAATAATCTCAAAACAACAGAACTTATAAAAAATGGAGATAACCTAGTTATAGTAAAAGATGATAACTCGGTTCATGAGGTTGTAGCTAGTGGTGTGACTGGAACTGGACCATACACTATGGACACCACATCAATAACAAATGGTGAAGTCCCATCAAGAGTATATAGGGTAGATGAAGCTGTAGAGTTCAATGGTAATCCTTTTACGAAGTTGATGGATACTTATTTTACGACGTCTACAGCTCTAAAAACATATAGAACATTCACAGATAAACCAATTACCCCATCTGGATCAATTGTAACAAAGGTAAAAATGAGCGCAACTGGCAATAAAATGACAGAGCTAACATACGATGCAATCAAATAAAGGAAACTAAATGACAATACAAGAATTACAAACAGAGATTCAAAGAATCCAATCAGAAAATACAGCAGACACACAGTACCAAGACTTCCAAGGACAAGATCTCCAAGGACAAGACTTTACTGGTAAAGACCTAACGGGTTCAAATTTTAGAAATGCGAACCTAGAAAATGTAAACTTTAGTGGTGCTATTCTAACGTATGCTAACTTCAAAGAAGCTAACATGACTAATGTGACTATATCCGCTGAGACTATCTCTTATGGTTGTCCATGGATTGATGCGTTATTAGCTGATTTCGCAACTACAAACAACACAAAACCACAATGGCGAAAAGATCTTGATGTTTTAGAGCAAGAGTTGTTTACGGCTGAACAAGCTTCTCAAGCCTAGCTATAAATTCCCGGAGCTCTAATAGAGTATCTGGGGTTATATTTTTTAGTAATAAAGTATTCAGTTCCATTTGCAACTGATATTTATCAGGGGTAACATCTAGCTTCAAGTATGCCTTCCAAACCTCAAGTTGAGTGGATAACATAGTAAGGTCGTTTATAATCATAATTCATCCTCTGGAAATTCTCTTTTTATTAGTTCAATCATTCTCTTTAGCATTCTGGCAGTAATCACAATACGCTCTCCATCTGCTTCTATGATAATTTCAGATTTAGATTGGTTTAGCGACGAGACGGTCGTCCCGATTGTGTATCTATCCGTATATGTGCTTGTGGTTGTGTTGAAACTCATTTTATCTCTCCAAATACTCCATCAAATACTCCAGGAACGTCATCTGGGTTGAATTTGCCCTTCTCGTCCTTTTTGAGATTAGCGTTGAATAGCTCTGGAGGTTGGTGTTGAGGATATTGGGTAGGTAAAAAATCATCCCACTTTTTTTGTTTTTCTAATTCACCTTTATAAAAGTTTCGCTCTGTTGACAAAACCTCCATATCAAACTTGATTTTATCTACTCTAGATATCAAATCTGTAAGTGTAGCTGTTCTGCTATATACTAATCCAATAACCCCACCTAGTATAACTCCTATTGTCAACCCAAAAAGAAATGTTCCTATCATTTTTTCTTCCTAATGGTAAGATAAGCTAAGGTTCCAGTACACATTCCGATTAGAAAATTGACACCATAAATAGTTCCAATATAATTTGCTAAAGCACCAAATATGAATAAAAATATAGACACAAATAACAACTCAAGTAAATGAGTGGCGGTGTCTTCGGTTAGTATTCTTCTATCTTTTTCTGGTTTTTGGGGTGGTGTTGTATTATCTTTTATCATTTTTGAACCTTTGGACACATAGCAGAAAGAGCTTCTGCTTCTACAATTTGTCTAATTCTTTCTTCACATACGTGCATAATTTTTTGATAATCCATAATTCTAGATTCCCCTTCTTTCGTTCTGAGTGTTCTTTTTATAATATCAGCATCCCACGGGTTCAATTCCCAATCCAACCAAATATCCCAAGGTTGGATTTTGTGTTCTGCGTAGTTGCTATTGCCTACATTTTTTTCTCGTACTGACATTAGCGTATCCCGTGTGTAAACACTTTTCCTACTACGCATCCAGCGTAAAAACCAGCTACAATAGAGAAAGCTAAGTAACCAATATATGGCATCCAAAAAATACTTAGCAGACCTATGAACCAAACTAAAACCATTATCACGTCTAAAACGCTTGCTTTATGTGCTTCCATTATACCATCCCATCAAATTCTGTTGTTATATCATCGGCAAATACTCTTACTTTGATATCTTCTTTTTCTATTATCTTTTCAAAACAATCAATACATAAATCAGTTTCTATGTAATCTCCGTCTTTGTCTGAACCGTATCCATATTGATATCTTATTTCAATAAGATCTTCTTTGGGTTTGAGACATTTATCACAAATAGTTTCTTTTGGAACTAGTGTTTTTATGTTTTCTTCTTCGTATATAATCATTGTCTTTTCCTTTTACTATTATAACAAATAAACCTTAAAAAGTTCTAAATTCCCTAAAGTGCTATCTCAGGTAACACGTCCTCCAGGGTTTTTTCTTTTAGGTCACCTAATAAAATTTCATAAAGTTTTTCAATTAGGGAAACATTCTTGGACCTAATTCTGAATTCATTTATCTCGATGGTATAAACGGTGTGACCTTCTTCAAACTTGGACACAAATAAATTATCAGGTATCATGTTTTTAGTCACATTGAGCTTATGTATTTTAGCTGGAGCCCTATGATTCATTTCGTTTCGTTGTTCATGTAGCATTATAATTATAAGGTCACTAGATGCAGATATTATCATATGCTACACCCTCCCGACCCACAAGCATCTGATGCTTCTTCTTCAAGACCATCTTTTAGGTCTGCTGCTCTTGTGTTTTGGTAATACATCGTTTTGAGACCGTATCGTTTAGCAGTAAAAAACTCATCTTCTAGGACACTCAATGGAACCTTTTGGTTCTCGTATCTTGCTAGTTCAGTGTACTGGTTAGTAGACATACTTTGGTCTACAAATTTTTGAATCAATGATACAAATTTGAAGTAATCTATGTTATTGAATTCAGGTGACCATGCTGTGGTGTACTGGTGTTTTAGTGCTTGATAGCCTGGAACCAACTGAGTAACTATTGTTTTATCTTCTTTTACCGTAGCTAAGAAACGTGGTGGTTCTATTCCACTTGTTGATCCACTTGGTTTAGCTGAATTAGCAACGGGCGCATTTGCTTGGAGAGTACTGTGACGTTGTCCAAACTGTATTTGACGCTTTCTTAGGCTTTCCCAATCTTGTCTAAGTGGTTGTGATATAAGCTCATCTGTATTTTTGTTGTAGCTATCAATAGGGAACCAACCATCTTGGTACTTAGTGTCTGCTATAAGTTCACAAGCACCAAAGTCTTCTGCTAATTGAATACTCGCTCTATGGAGATGGAAGCTCATAAGCTCTTTTCTTGCGTGCATAAATTCGCGACCTTCTTGGGTGTTGTAGAATTTTTTATTTTTAGCTAGGTAATGGAATACATCTGAGTCACCAATCCCAAGGGTTCTTCTCATTTTAGCTGGACGTTCAATTTCTTCATGTGAGTAATCCATGTAATCAATCATATTATCTAAGAAACGTACAAGATATTCTGATACAACCGGTACTCTTTCGTCTGTTACTTTTCCGTGGTTCATCGCTGCTAGGATACAGCACCCAACTTCTGCTGATGCCATAGGTGAATTGTTTATTCCAAAAGATTCGTCAAAGTAGTAATACCCCTCTTCTTCTGGTTCGTTTTTGTCTACTATTTCGTATAAATTTGTTATCATAATGTTCCTTTATTTTCTTTTATTATCTCGAGTAGGTCTTCTAACTCGTCTATCTTCTCTTGATACCACTCTTCATCAACACCGCTTGTTTTCGTTATTCGCTCTTTGAAATCCGCAATAGTTTCTATGAGTTCCATCTCTTGTTGAGTAATCATTTAGATTTCTTACAATTATCAAAATGATATCTGGTCATTTGGCGGGAAGTTCCAGTCTTTCCACATTTAGGACATTCTACATCGTTCAAAGTAAAAACTGCTGGTGGTTTGTTAGTAATGTTCAAATGAATAGGATAGCCATTTGAAATTTTGTATTTTATTTGTTTTGATCTACTATTTTTTATTTTGTCTTTGAATGAGCCTATATTTCCACAAAAATAAAAGGTTCCATTGTTGGGTGTTATTATCACATTATGTGTCTTTTTCAAGAATGTATGATTTGGAATATAATCATAAATTTTTATTATTTCGTTTTTATATAAAGAATGATATTTTTGGTTTTTGTAATCCTCTATTTTTATTATTGCGTTTGAGTTTACATTTCTATAAAATGATGTTATATTTCCATCACATTTTAGAATGCTGGTGTCCCACAAATAAACTATCTTCTGTTTAGCGTTAGAGTTATTTATTCCAGGTTTATTTGGGTTCGTATGTTTGGTACCCAAAGTGCTATACCCAGTGGATATTGATTTACATTGATTTATAAACTCCGGATTTGAGCCAACATTATAAAAATTGTGTAGTTCAATTTCATGGTTTGCTGCTTCTTTTCTTGTATCAAAAACACCCAATACATCATAATGAAAATCACTTGGGGTATCTTTCTGACTCTTTATAAAATTAGTATTAGCCGAGCTCGAAAAATAATAAACACCTAAATCATCCTCTGGTGATAACTCAGATGACCTCACCCCAATGTATTTTTTCATTGTTTGGAGATTTATTATGTTGTATGTATAATGATACATTTATTTTCCATTACCGTTTTGGTATTTTAGTTTTATGTATTCGTCGTAGTCTTCTTTTTTTACTCTTACTCTTTTTGTTTCGACGGGGGTGTGATCCAATGGACTTATCGGCACCAATATTTCAAGGCATAAATTACTGACATAAACTGGTATTTTCCATGGACCTTGTTGGTCACAGTTATCAGCAAATGTAAAATACATTCTTCCTTGAAGGAATCTCTCATTTAGAAACTTAGACAGGTATTCTCTAGCTTTGACCGTTTGCTTATGTTCTTTTGAAACTGACTTTTCATATTTTATATACAAATCATCAAATTCAGGTTTACCAATTAGAGCTTCTAGTCCTGGTACTTCGTTCATGTGGAATAATGTAATGTCTCCATCTTCTTTCACACGGTCAAAGAATAATTTATTGAACACCATTGTATGGTCTATATGACGGGCTCTTGTATCTTCTGTTCCTTTAGCATTACCAAGTTGCATAATAAGATCTGCTTCGTAATTGAAAAATAAGTAAGATACAGAAGCTGCTCCACCTCTACCTTCTTGTGTGAATGCGCCAGTTGCCGCTTGCCATGCTTTGACAATAGGCAAAATACCGGTATGTTTCACTCTGCCTGGTCCAATGTTAGCACCAAGCCCTCTTATCGAAGTAGCCGAAATACCAATCCCACTTTTGTTAGCTGTCATCATCATAATAAACGCAGTAGCTAAAGATAAAGAATTTGTAGTATCTCCGCCGTCAATGAGGTTACAACTGATGAATCTTTTGAAAAGGGTTCTTAGACCGTTCATAACGGGTGTAGGTAAAGATGCTTCATGTGTTGACAACACCCTATATCCCTCTAGCACCCATTTGGTTCTTGTTTTTTGGTCGTACTTCGTAACGTAATCCGCAAAGATATACATCTGCATCAACATAAATATTGCTTGTGGTGTTTCTACTACCTTTCCGTCTTGTTTGATAAGGTATTTAGAAGCTAGTTGTTTCAACCCCGTGTAAGCGAAAGTGTCATCACGTTGGTATTTTATTTTAGAACCAAAGTAATCAATTTCTTCACGGGTGTAAGATTCAAGAATACTAGGGTCATACAACCCCAACTTGATATTCTTTTGGATTGACGCATAGAAGTCCATTGGCTCATAGCTGTCGCCAGCGTCTTTTCTTATTTGTTGGTTTAAAAGCCTAGCAGCGGCAAACTCATAATTAGGCGTTTCTTCTGAAATAAGTTCAGCAGCTGATGAAATCATTGCTTGTTGAATATCTCTTGTGGTTGTATTATTTTGGATGTTCAAGTTGGCGTTCATTTCTATTTGAGAAGCCGATACACCAGTAAGGTTTTCACACGCTTGGAGTGTTCGTTCTGTGATCTTCTCAGGGTTGAATTTTACTTTGTGTCCCTTGGATTTTATTACTTGTATTTCTTTCACTTTCGTCCTTAGTATTTCATTTTATCGTAATTGGTTGTTTCATCGTTATTTACACCACCACTGATGTAGTTCACAATTTCTGTTTCTTGCGGAAGTACCTCATTATCTGAAAAATCTATATAATGTTCCACCCAGGGTAGAGGGTTAGTTCCTCTGTTTTGGAACATAATCGGCAGCCCTAGGCTTCTTCTTCGTTTGTTGATAATAAACTCAAGGTATTGTTTGCTTATCTCAGCATTCAGACCTAGTATCGAACCTTGACTGAATGTATAGTCAATCCATGTACATTCTTCATCGTAGCAGTCCTGGAATAATTGATCTATTTCTGGTGTGAGTTCTTTGTAGATCTCCGTGAACCCTTCGTCTTCTTCTTTTTTCATAAGCTTCAGCATCATTTGGGTCAACTGTAAGTGAACATTCTCATCTCTACAAATCAATTTTAGGTTTTTACTTGTTCCTTCAACATATCCTTGTGACTTATTTAGTGCCCAAATAGTAGCAAAACCACTATAGAATCTTACGCCTTCTAGTAAGTTGATAACCATAACTAATCTAAGAACTGACTTTTTGAGACGTTTTATGAAATCTGGAGTTACCTGGAGGTTCTTGATTGTCTTGTATTGAAACTCAATAATCATTTCATACGCATCATCGTAGGGACCTGATATTTTCTTAGCTAGTTCCATAAGTTCAGGTATTTCAAAACTTTGGTCAAAGATTTCGCTTGGGTTGTTGTAAACACCCTTTAGGTTTTCTGTGTAAGTTTTTGAGTGTTTAGCCCCTTCGAAATATTCCCATGTAAGCATCGCATTCTCAAGCTCTGGTAAGGTACAAATTTGACCTAATGTCAAAAGAATGCCACGCCCTTGAAGGCTATCTAGGAAAATCAGTTTTTGGAGAACCTTAGTGTACATGAATTGCTCATGTGTTTTCATTTTGGTATTGAAATCGATGTAATCATCTTTTAGAGATACCTCATCAAATGTCCAATCGAATCCTTGCATTTTTGCGTTTCTATCATCGAAGAACTTGTATTTCAGTTGATCAAATCTTTGGGTGTTTTTACCGGACCCTAGAAACATTGGTTCTTTGGTGAAGTCAATGGGTTCTGAGTTGTATAAACTTGTGCTTTTATTATTCATTGTTTTCCTTTTTGTATTATAACATTTTAGTCTTATTTATTTCTTATAGTAAATACTGGATTATTAGTTTTTTTTGGTGTACTTCTTTGATCTGTATCATAAACTATATCCGCTTCTAAATAAGGAACTATGTCATGATTTGGTGTACAAACTACAATTCCTTTTAGGTTATGTTTTTTGATATACCGACTCAAAGAAATAGCTAATCCTTTGGCAGTGCTTCTGTCTAGATAACTTGTGAATTCATCAAATACTGCGTTATCTTTTAGAGATCTAGCTACTCTTGCTCTGTACTGTTGACCTGTCGAAAGCAAATTGTAAGGTAACAACCAAGCTGGTATAGAACTAAGACCAACCGCTAATAACTTTTCTTGTGCTTCCTCATAAGAATCAAAGTGAGAACAAACTGCTCTTTCGTCCCATTCTGGTTGATACTCTGTTCCATATTCCTTTAGCATAATACTCTTTCCAGATCCAGAAGACCCCACTATGCATAAAAGTTGAAAACCCTTGGTTATTTTTGGGTGTGGTTGAAACGTGATAGTGTCAGTTTGAATAGTAAATACTTCTTTTACTTTTTTAGTTATTTCGTCGTCTTGGATTTTGGTTAGAAGTCTAGCTGGTTCTTGGTGTTCTGGCATTTTCTTTCCTTTAGTTCTTTTAGTTTTTTTGGATCTCTTTTCTTTCTTCTGAGCTTTTTTAGTGGTCCTTTCACCATTTGAGAATCTAGTATATCTTCTTTATGTTTGATTTTCTCTTGGTGTAGTTCTTTTATTCTCTCTTTTTTTCTGTGTTGGTACAATACATTATTTTCCATAGCCTCCAAACTGGTGTCATTAGCCAAGAAATCAATGTGGATATCCAAGTGAGGCCTGGTGTTGTCATTGGTTGGTAGGTATTTGAACCTATACATTTTTTGTCCTGCTCTTAGGTTGTTACTGGAATTGTTTATCGCCGAGGCTTTTTCTGTTGTGATGTTTTGTTCTTTTTGGTTATTTGTTGATTCAACCCAGGAGGTTGATCTTGTCAGTCCATCTCCTAACCTTGGGTGGAATGTAACAATATAAGTAACAAAGTTTTTCTGGAGGTAGTATTCTGAAATTCCGTTGAGTATACGAGTAGAGTAACCTAAGCCTTGATATTCTGGAAGAATAACAAACCTAGTTATTCTTTTTGCTGGAGTTTTTCCTATTTGCATAAGAACTCCAAGACACCCAACAAGAGTTTCTTGAATTGTTCCATTGTCTTCGATTAGTGCGTAAAATGTAAAAAAAGTACAAGCTCTAGGCAAGGTATGGTCCATATAATGATGACCTGAGAATATATCCCAAAGATGTTTTTCGTCTTTACGGACTACTATCTCTGCTTGTCTAATGTCTTGCATTTTCTTTCCTTTATACTCTTCTCGCTCCTGCGTAGTGACGTAGGTAGAACTTTTTTGATAACTTAGTTATGGTGACTTTTTTTGCTCCGCTTGAAGCGTGTATGAATTTACCACCACCAATGAAAATACCAACGTGGCTTATCGTTCTTCTTCGGTCTGTGTTTTTGAAAAAGACTAAATCACCAGGTCTTAGGTTCTTTTTGTCAACATGAACACCAGAAGATGCTTGTTCGTTTGCTGTTCTTGGAATCTTTTTTCCGTGGGCCTTTAGAACTCTCTGGGTAAATGCTGAACAGTCGATACCACGCTTAGTGGTTCCGCCGAACTTGTACTTGGTACCTAGATATTTTTTGGCGGTCCTGATAACACCTGATTTTTTTGAATGTTTTGATTTCGCTGATTGAACAGCTACCGCTTTAGTGTTCGGTTTGAACACTATGTCTTTCTGATTTGTTGCTTGTAAGCTCGATATTATGCTTACTAAAATTAGTGCTTTTAGTGCTTTACTTATCTTCATTCGTCTCCTTTGCCCGATATGGGTTAGAAGGTGTTATCTTTAGACGTAGTTTTTAGATGTAGTTTTTAGCTATTTTTTTAGCTAGTTTGAGTTTTGCTTTGTAGTCCATCTTGTTCCACTCTTTTTGAGCAGAAGAAGAAGCGTACATATCAAAATAATCAAGTGACATATCTGCTAAGTCTTGTTTGATGTTTTGAACCTCAGGTCCGATTGTTTGCATTGTTTGGTGAAGAGCGTCTTCGACCGACTCGTTTGTTTGGAATAGTTCTTTGAAATTCATTATTGTACCTTTTTTCTTTATTTATACTATGGTGTTTATGATTTCCAACCATCACTAGTAGAAATACCAGGCGACCCATAGATTTTTTGAAGTGTTTTGTTACACGCTACACATAGTTCTTCTGTGGATGCTTCACCCATTGGTTTAGAAACAGTGACCTCTTGGTCTTTCTTTGGGCACTTCTCATTGGTACATTTGTAATCGTAAAAGGCCATTAGCGTAAACCTAATGCATAACCGATGTCTGTTAGTATTTCTATTGCTTTGTAAAATTTCATGTCTATCCTTTTATTTTTTTGATTTTCCCAAATGGACTCTTCGGGGTCTTTGGTTTTGTCATTAGTTTTTCGTTTTCTTCTTCTTCTCTTTTCCACTTTGGAATTACCATTTTAGCTTTTGGGCGTTTAGCTTTGATTTTCTCATCTGCTATTTTCACACCGTACTTCATAACACCAGTCACCTGGTCATTATACGAAATAACTTTCAGTTTTACTTTTTGGTATCCATGTTGGATTTTATCTACTGGTAAGTTGTATTCTTTTACCCATAGGTGCCGTACAAAATACTGAGTACCTGGAATTCTTACCTCAGTTAGTAATCGTTTGTCTCCTTGATAGCCTAAGCTATTGGTAACAAACACTTCACAATTGATTATTTGACCTACATATGGTTTTAGTTCTTCTCTGTTACCATCAATTTCGGTAAGTTTATGTTTGTCAATTCTTTTATTCTCCCGCTTGAAGTATTTTTGTTTTGTCATTTGTTCTCCTTATATGTACTATTATAACATAATATACCTTAGAGCTTACTTAAACGACCTATCAATCATACCTGGAATATAACCATTGGGTATTATATCAGTATCATAAAATCGTCTTGTCTCTATTCCGTTGTTGTAAAACTTCCCGGAGTGTGGTGCTGGCATATTACCACCCAAATTCAAGGCGATGTTATGTTTATCTGCATATTTTTGTATAGTTTTGTCGTTGATTTTGAAATATTTTGCTAATTGGTGACGGTTGAATGTACGAGACATTCTTCTTAGTTCCGAAATATCTATTTTGTCATTGCCCTCTTTCCAAAAACATTTATCAAAGTGCCATCGTTTCATACTACTGGCACTTCTACTAACCAATAAACAATGAGGGCATTGAATCTCTTCTCGGTTGTCCCAAGCGTTTTTTAGGTTTGTTTTATGTTCTTCCGTAAATACTACCACTCTACCAGTCATTTTTTCGCTGTGGGTTATTCGCCACTTAGTATAATTCGATTCATAAATTCTGGAATTTATATATTGGCTATTCTTTGGTGTGAACCGTCTAAGTGCGCACTGCATCTGATATTTTTGGTGGCCTTCCAAAAATCGAACCAAACATGCATGAGCAACAAAATGTTCTCTGTTGGTAAGCAAAACAATATTTGATGGAACGTCCAGACCACCCATAGATTTGGGTATGATATGGTGACGTTGATATGTGTATTTTGGTTGGTTAGTTTTTGTTCTATTTTGGGTTCTGATATTGTTACAGATGGCAAAATAAATTTTATGGTATTTGTTTATTATCATACTTTATTGTAACATAATACTCTTAAAAAATTATTGACCAAACGCAGATTCTTTTTCTTCTTCTTCTTCCTCAGATGATACAATTTTGAACTGAACAACGTCGCCTTCTGATTCTTTTCCATCACCATTGGCGTCAAAAATTCTCCCTACAATATCAAAACTATGTCCATCTTGATGAACTGAATATGTTTTGGTATCGTTTGTGAGGTTAGGTTTGTGCTCAAATTTGAAGCCAAACTCGTCCTCTGGAAATTTGTTCTTTAGCCATTTTAGAGCAACTGGTACTAATTTTGTTTGATCAAATTCTTCACTTAGGTATTTTATAAATCGTTCCATGTTTATCCTTTATCCAAAGAATGCTTGGCCATCGTTATTGTTAGCGAGGTCATTCATCCAATTTAGTAATTTTGTTTTATTTTTTACTTTTCCAAGCACATAAGTAACGGCATTTTTTTTGCTTAGTTTACTATCTATACCCTTTTTCTTGAGCTCTGCTTGTATGTATTCAGCATCATCATGATAAGATATTGATAAATTAAACGGTATTTTTGCTTCTGTAAATAGTTCTTTGAAGTCCATGTTTATCCTTTTGTTTATTTATACTGGGTCGTTTGAGTAAGCTACTTGAATTTCGTCTAGTATGTCTTTCTTAGACAACAAGTAATGCCAGTCGCTGTGTTGTTTTATCTTCATTTGGTATTTGTAACCTTGCTTTTTTAGAATATTTGCGAATCTATCATAGAGTTTAGCCCTTGAAGGCTCACTACTAGCAGAAGCAAATGTTATGTAATCAGCTTTTTGAATTTTTTTGCCTTCTTTTGCTAGTATAGCAAAAACACTAGCGAATACCCTAAAGGCATCACCGGTGTGTGTAATAGACATTTTACCTTGTTCGTTTTCAAAGTTTATTTGAACATAATTATACTTTTGACCTCTTATTGTCTCGGAGTTGTGGTCTACAGTAACTAGGTAAAATACATCATCATCGGTTACAAATGACCACTGACTATATTTTCCTTTGTTATCATGTCTAATTGGGTATGGGTTGTCGAAGGCTTCGTTTTGAGTTTTTTGGTATTCTTTGAATCTCATATCTTTAGGTCCTTTAGGTCTCGTTTTGACATTACTCCAGCAAACGGGAGGTTGAGTTTATTCAATAAATGAGTAGTGACATTATCATCGTATTCGATACACCAAACATCCATAATTTCCCATCTGGTTAGGATAACTTCATTGTAATCCCATTCGGCTGCGTCGTTGATATACGCAATTAGAACTTTATAATGTTTATTCAACATATTTTCCATTTCTTGGAGATACGATTTATACAAAATAATTTTTTGTTTCCCAGGTAGGTTATCTATTGTCTGTTTTATCAAAGAAGAGTCACCATAAGCATCAACAAATATATCCGCTCTCTTAGCTACAGAATTCAAAACCCCTTGCACCAAGAATAATAATTTGTCTGCTTTGGCTCCAGCATATCCTTTTGGGTTTATGTCTAGCCATCTTCTGTCCCTAGTAGAAACTAAGGTCCAAATGTCAGTTTTTCCTTTTATGACCGTAGTTCCTTTTAGCATCATTAGTATATTTGGTTGACTTGGTAGTCTTAGTAATTCAGGTCCACCTTTAGTGAAACAAGAAATTTGTTTCTTTTTGTGCTGATTACTTGCTAGTTCTTTGAGATACTCAAAGTTTGTGACGTGATATGCCAGTTGATCCTTTTCTAAAAACCCCAAACGATCCATCATACCTGCGGCTAGAGGGATTGAACCCGAAGCTATAAGTTCAGAAATATTGTGTTTTGTGTACTCCAAAAGAATTTCTTGTTCTTCGTTTATTGTTTGTTTGAAATTCATGGTTTGTCCGCTATGATATAATCTGTATAATTTGTTTGTTTTCTAATTTTCAAAGACAACCCAAGTTTTTTAGCTAGTTGTTTTCCAATAAGATTATACAATTTCACTCTTGACGTCTCCGAATTATCAGCTTGAAACTGAATATTATTGAACTTCTTGACAAAACTTAGGTTATCAAAAATAACCTTCTTTACAGTAGCAAAAATCCTAAACGCGTTACCTTCACCCGTAAGAAAGTCAGCGTTGTCTAGACTAAAAATAATACCAACATACCACTCACTACGGTCACTTAGATGGATAATTAGTTTTTTATCCCCAACATCAGCTTTGAACATCAGTCCATCCTTTGATGGCATTTTCTTGAAAGCATAAGGTTGGTCGAAAGATTCATTGAATGATTTGAATTTAATCATATTATTCTCCATTACTTATTATAAAAAGTATATCATTCTTTTGATCATGTTCTTCCACTGATTTTAAACCCAGTTTTCTTTGGAGTTGCTTAGCTAGTGTTCTGTACAATTTTACTCTTGATTTATCGGTCTTATTTGCTTCAAATCTTATGTCTTTGTATTGATTTAGGTGTTTTAGATTTTTTATCATGGCATCTTTTACTGTAGCGAATATTCTAAATGCGTCACCTTTACCGGTGAGTTTTTCGCTATTGTCTACTTGAAATGTAATCTCAACGTAGGTTCTATAATCCCAAAAATAGATTTCAAGTTCTTTTTCGTTATCGTCCCCATAAGAAGCTAAAAAACGCAGAGAGCGTCCACGTTTTTCACTGACATAATCAAACGGATCATTGAATGCTTCATTGAACTCTGTGAACTTACTCATAATCGTGTTCCCCATTACTTATTATAAAAAGAATATTATGTATTTGATCTCTTTCTTGTACTTCTTTGAGACCCAGTTTTCTTTGGAGTTGCTTAGCTAGTGTTCTGTATAGTTTTACTCTTGATTTATCGGTCTTCTTAGCTTCAAATCTTATGTCTTTGTATTTATTTAGATAATCCAAGTTTTTCAACATGGCATCTTTTACTGTAGCGAAAATTCTAAATGCGTCACCTTTACCAGATAGCTTCTCACTGCTGTCCACTTCAAATGTAATTTCTACATGGGTTTCTTTATCCCAAAAATAAACCGCGAGTTCTTTTTCGCTATCGTCACCAAAATCGGCATAAAATTCTAGAACGTTATTACCTTTTCTTATGACATAATCAAACGGATCATTGAATGCTTCATTGAACTCTGTAAAGGTCATTATTTTACCCCTAGACCTATTCTTACTTTCTCGAATAAGTCCTGGGCTTCTTTTTTGTTTATAGCTTTAGGTAAGTCAGCGTAGAATTCTTCAAAGTTATTTTCTTTCGCTAGGTTTCGCATCCTTGTACCTGAGTAATTACCTATTCTAGATTTACCAGAAAAAGACACTACTTCAAGAACACAAGCTCCATCACTGAAGTCTTGTACTTGTTTTTTCATAGATTCAAAATCCTTGAGACGATCTGCTCCTACCATAAGAACTATTCTTGTGTAACCTTTAGCGATTAGGTCTTTAGCTATTTGTTGAGTATTTTTCAGTGAGGAATCATCTGAAACTCTTGTTGCTCTGTTGACAACTTTTCTCATGTAATAAATTTTGTCTTGTGTAGAAAGTGGATTTTTCTTAGCGTTCACCGACCAACTTGTGTATATGCATGAATCAGCTCTGCGTTTTTTACCTTCTTTTGTGACAGCGTTCCATAGGAATTCGTGTCCTTTTGTCATTGGGTTGAATCTCCCGAAGGTCCATACTATGGTTTTTTCGTTGTCTAAGTCTTGTAGGTGTTTTTTGAATCCCATGTTTATCCTTTTGTTATTTATAAATCTTGTTCTTACTGGAACTTAGGGTTAGCGAAGTTAGCCGCTGAGAATACAGATCTATTGATAAACTTCACACCTGAATCGTTTCCGCTGAGCACCCAACCTTCTGGATCTGATAGTCTAAAGGTACCATCTGCTTGTATGATGTATGGAGTCTCAGCTGTTTTTAGAGAGTTCAGTTTCTTTACAATGATATCTTTCATCTCTTGAATTTTATAATACCAAACAAATAAATAATAAAGCTCAGATGACATATCTTGTAAGGCTTTGACAATTTGAGCTTTTTGTGTTTTTATTTCTTGGAGTTTTCTATCTATAGTTGCTTGTGTTTTGAACTTTTTGGTAACACCAATCATTCTACCATCGTACTTGTTTATGATGTATTCAAATAAATTACCAATGATTTTACGATTCATTGTCGTGTTGTTTCTTACTTTAGTATTGATAAATGTCATTATTTCTTGCGAGACCTTAGTTCCAGCTATCTTGTCCAAGTTTTCAATCCCTTTTAGATTCAACTGATTCAATGCTCTTTTTAGATCTTTGAGGTCAGTTTCTAAAGTTGCTTTCTCTTGTGGATCCCATTTCAATGAG